AACTATAACTGGGTTCCCTACGAATTCAAATGGATCGAGAACTTGGGAATCAATATGATCAAAGAAATCACTATAACCTGTGGTTCTCTCACATTACAAAAATATACCGGAAAATACTTGGAATTAATGATGGAGCGCGATTTTTCCCAAGTCAAGAAGGATCTATTTTATAAGATGACCGGCAATGTTCCCGAATTGAATGATCCGGCTAATTCGTTCAATCGATATGATGTTTACCCAAACGCTTCTTGGCAGTCCAACAATGCGACCGCCGAACCTTCTATCCGTGGACGAACCCTTTACATACCCATCAATACGTGGTTTACATTGAACTCGAATTGCGCATTTCCGCTGATATCATTACAATACAATGAATTGGTGGTTACGGTAACGATGCGTCCGATACAAGAACTCTTTGTTATACGTGATGTTTTTGATAACCAATACAATAATCCTTTTGTTCAGGCCGATTTTACCCGCCCTGAGATGCAAATGTACCGATTCTTACAGAGCCCCCCGTCCCTAGATATCTCTACGACCAATTACGTGAACACGGTACAGACCTGGAATACGGATGTTCATTTACTCTCGACCTACTGTTTCTTGTCCAAAGAGGAGGCGAAAATGTTTGCTTTGGAAGATCAGCTCTATTTAGTAAAAGACGTCTTTGATTATACGTTTCATAAGGTTACAGGTACACAAAAATTAAAGGTATACTCGAACGGAATGGTCGCAAACTGGATGTGGTACTTACAACGTGACGATGCTTATCTTAGAAACGAATGGAGCAACTATACGAATTGGCCCTATAATTTCCTACCGTCTAATATCACGCTTTCGATAATGGCTGATCCAGGAATAATTATCCAGAACTATAACAATACGGGAATAGATGTTAGTTTCAGTATGGCCGTGAATCCTAATGGTGAATTGACGACAGGCATCAATACAACCGGATCAGCTCACCCTGAGAATCAAAAAGAGATTTTGAATTCTATGGGTATTTTATTCAACGGCGATTATCGCGAGAATGTATTGACCAGCGGAATCTACAATTATGTCGAAAAGTATACGAGAACCGAGGGATCCGCCCCGGAAGGCATATATTGTTACAACTTTGGCTTGACCACTAGTCCTCACGAAACTCAGCCGTCAGGTGCTATCAATATGAGTAATTTCAAAACCATTGAATTAGAGGTCAATACTTTTACACCCCCGGTAGATCTATCAAACTCAAGCTTCGACGTTATTTGTGATGCATGTGGTAATCCCCTCGGTGTACGTAAAACCAATTACCAATTATACGATTATAACTACAATTTTTATTTGTTTGAAGAACGGTATAATATCTTATCGTTCATTGGAGGAAACTGTGGAATGATGTATGCCAGGTAAAAGAGACGTATAGGTTTCCTGCAATATATATATATTATATAATAATGGATGATCCACCGGATTTTCAGACAATGAATATGATTTATAAAATGAAAAAAATAAAAAAGAAGAAGTCACAAAATATACAAAAAATAAAGCCGTTAGAGGTTTTAGATAATTTGCCCAAGGAAGTTGAACCCGAGTATTTTGCTGAAGAAACTGTGGTCGAAGGAATGCGAGGCATACCAGACAATGACCCGCGTTATTGGGACGGTTTAGATGACATCAACAGCGATCCTGGTAAAGACAAGGGTATTATTACTAAGAATTTATCAGACTGGATCAACAAAGCCTACATAACCATCATTAAGCTCAACTGTTTTATTGCTATTAATATGGCGAGTAATGCTCATAATGAGGGTAATAATAAGATAATATCTTGGACAACAATGGAGGAGCAAAACTTGGTTTACGTAGACAGCGAAAATGCCCAATACGGAGAAACGTTGAACAATAGTCCTATTTCGGTCGGTACCGGTTCACCCCCGAGCTTATCTCAGGAAGCCGCGGATGATGCCAATGCCCTATACCAATATATCTGTTACTTTGAAGCCTTGGTATCAGCATATTTTTTCACGTTTATTTGGTATTATGTCATATTTTACTGTTATTTTACTGGTCAACCACAGGGAAGTTTTTTCGATAATATCAGTCGAGAAAAGCTAAGAGAAAACACGAATCCTTTTATGATGTTTTTACTTTTCATATTCGAATATGCCATTGTTATATTAGATGATGTTCGTTGGTTTTTGGACGAAGTCGTGCCACACTATGTCTCAATGGTTCTCAACAAACCTTTATGTTTCATTGTCCTGTTTATGATTATTTTCCATTTCAACCATAAATATCTTTCTTATTTCAAGGGATTTTTGATCGATATTTTGAACGGAAATTACATCAACTTTTTTGTACCAATCCTTTACTTTATTGTGATTTCCGAGTATATTGGGTCGTATAACCTACGTTCTAAATTCAAAGGATTGGCCTCGAGTAATCAGTTAGAAAGAGAATTAAGTAAGGCAAGTCTTCTTTCGGAAGCATTTACTACTTATTTGACCTCAAATTTAGCTACGGTTATTTTCGGTTTTATTAAAGAGCTTATACGTTTGATATTGATATTTATTTTTGCAGTACCGACAGGTTGTCTTTTATGCATTATTTATTTCTTATGGACATCTATTGTTACAAATTTCAAGAATCTCGTTTTCGATAATAACAACTTTGGAAATATGTACGATTTTATTCGCAGTGATACGTCGGACGATTCCCTTTTGAATGATCCCTGTAACGTACCCACCACTTTTTGGGAAAAATTCTGGTTTGGGGTTAAAAATGGGTTTTTATATTTGGCTACATTTGTCTTCAGCTACTTTTTCTATATAATAACTATTTTCTATTGCGTTTACGTACTCATCAGTGGTTTAGGTCAATTCAATGGGAATCTAATGCAACAATTGGTTGAATCTTTTCATATCATTCTATTATTCGTTATTTTGGGACTTTTACTTTTGCAGGTGAGAAGATTTATGAAACAGATGGGGAGTGAAAATTTAAATTTATTTAATGTCTTAATTCGACCACCTATTCTCGAATCAATGAAAAATACCACTAAGAATATTGGTTATGTAATACTTGGTTTTTCTATAATATTTATACTGTTTATAATCATTGGATCTTCTATTATATTAGACGCATCGGTAAAAAATAATTTTACGAAATAATTTATCCGTATATTTCAAGATGAATACAGATAAATTTATGCAACAAAGTGGATATAAAAGACATACACAGTCCCGAAAAAAATTCGATAACGATATTTGTGATTCCAAAATGACATTTCAAGAATGTGAATTAGCCATTTTAAGAAATGCAATTGACGAATCGGATATGGCTCGGGGTAGGAAGATGACCAACAATGAAGAAGTGAAGCATATGTTAGAAATCGTCGAAAAATTTATCATTGAGAAAAAAGTTCTTCTTTACGGAGGCACCGCCATCAACAATATATTGCCTGCGTTTGCCCAATTCTATGACCGTAATGTGGAAATACCTGACTATGATTTTTATTCGCCCACTGCACTCGATCACGCCAAGGAGCTGGCAGATATTTTTTACAAAGAGGGATACATCGAAGTCGAGGCCAAGGCCGGGGTCCATATGGGAACTTTCAAAGTCTATGTTAATTTTATTCCCATTGCCGACATTACTCAAATGCACCAGCAACTCTATAAACAATTGTTCAAAGACGCGATTATTATTTCGCGTATCCACTATACTCCTCCGAATTACTTACGGATGTCTATGTACCTCGAACTCTCTCGACCTATCGGGGATGTCTCACGCTGGGAAAAGGTTTTGAAACGCCTCATATTATTGAACAAGTATTTCCCGTTTAAACCTGAGAACGACTGCTTCTCAGTGGATTTCCACTCCGCCAAAACCCCGGAATCCAGTAGGAACGACGAGCTCTACCTTGAGACTCGCGACTGTTTCATTAACCAGGGTGTCGTGTTTTTTGGCGGTTATGCTACGAGCCTCTATTCCCGTTATATGCCGACCGAACAACAAAAGCGGCTGAAACGCTACCCCGATTTTGACGTTTTGTCTGATGAACCCGAGAAATGCGCCACCATTTTGAAAGAACATTTGCAACGGCTCAAGTTCAAAAAAATAAAATTGGTTCACCACGATGAAATCGGTGATATTATTCCTCAACATATTGAAGTGCGGGTCGAAGACAAAACCGTGGTATTTATCTATAAACCGATTGCCTGTCATAGCTATAATACTCTTACCATTAAAAACAGGGAAATCAATGTTGCCACCATCGATACGATTCTCACGTTCTATTTGAGCTTTTGGTATGCTGACCTAAAATATTACGACAAAGATCGCCTCATCTGTATGGCAAAATACTTGTTTGATATCGAGCAACATAACCGCTTAAATCAACGTGGCTTGTTAAAACGGTTCAGCATTAACTGTTACGGTAAACAAATGACCTTGACGGATTTGCGTTCGGAAAAAGCCAAAAAATACAAAGAACTCATCAAAAATCGAAAGAGCAAGGAATACGAGATGTGGTTTCTCAAATATTACCCTCATTTGAAATATAAGAAAGGTGACGACTTTGATAAAAAAGAGTTGGAGGATCAGCTTATTAGTGAAGAAGAGGTAGAGAAGAGCCTGCGAAGGTTGGAGGAAAGAGAGAAAGAGGAAGAAGAAAAAGCTTCCACACCCGAAATATTGAAAAAACGTGAGAAAAACTTCATTGAGCGGGTCATTGGTACCCCCCGAAAATCCGCGAAACGTTTACATAAAACCTCGAATCGGGTCTTGAATTTTTTCAATAAAACCCGTAAAAACCGTTCGAGCGAGTTTTTATTTTAATTTTAATTTTGTATTTACAAAAATAAAATATTAATTTGTAATGCGTTACCATAAATGCTTTAGGAAATAATATTCAAATAATATATAAATGGCTACTCATAGACGTTCGGACCGTGATCGCAAGGATCGCAAATACGATTTGTTTGGCGGCTTCAAGTACGCTTATCGTGGTGGAGATCGCCGTAAAACCCGTCGTGACGACCGGGGTCGGGACCGGGACGACCGTAAAAAACGCGGTGGAAAAAAGTACTCTAAAAGAAAGTATTAATACACTAGAATTCGCTCAGAAGCGTCGTCATATTCAGTAGTGTGTAATACGCGCTGCCAAACATCAGACTCTTCAGTAAGAGTCCCTGGAAATTGAAATTCCCGTCAGAATTATAAATGGACAAGAACGAGAACCGTTTGAAAAACAGGTTTACTATAGGAAGTTGGAAAAAGAAAAACAAGATGGCAATGAATATGGGGGTCTGAATTTCATTGAAGATCAGGTCCATTTTCCGTTCACGTTTATTTTTAGCCTCGTATTCGCGTAAATTGCGTTCGGTCATATCTTCCTGTTTTCTTACATAATCTTCTTCAAATCGCACTTTCGGAATATAATTCGGTTTTACTTGTTCGTCTTGCATAAGAGATGTCGTATCTTGGGGAATATCTCTCGATGGTAAACGTTGGCGCTGCATCTGCATTAATTGTTCCTCTGAAAAATAGGGTTGCTGCTTATTCGGCACGGTTTGTTGCTGCGGCGGATCCATTATTGGATTTTGTGCAGAGATACCGTAGGGATTGGGGTGAACATTTATCGGCATATATCCAGAGGGCGTCCCGCCTGCTTGCTGGGCCGGTGGTGGTATCATCGGGCTATACCCGTTACTTGACGGAATCACATTATTGTTTTCGGGAAGATCGGAAATACGTGTGATATTCTCCATTGAAAAACTATACAATATCTTACACCTAAAGATTATATAGTTTACGCGCGCACTGGTGGTTCTCCTATATCGATGACACGTTTGGTAGTATCACATTTATCAGGTTTCATCTTATAACTATAACACTTCTCGCCGTACTGGTATATTTTTCCGTCGATTTCGCTTAAAACCGGACCGTTGAATATAATACAGTTTTTATCTTTACAAACTTTATTAAATAGTGTAGCTAAACCCAGTCCCAACAATGCCGAAATAACAATACGACCAGTTTCCGAATTAATTATTTTTTTTAAATTGGGTTGATGGAACATTATATATAATTAATCTATAATAATGTTTTGCATACAAACTTGGATCGTAATGTTCATTTCACTTTTAGGGATTTTATTCGACTATGAAGCTATGGGATTTAAATTTTCATTATTTATTCCTGATGTTATTATTTCTGTATTATTGGTCGCTTTAGTGCAATGGTTCTGTTCTAATAATGGTTTTGCTATATCTTGGTTAGTTACTATAGTCCTTGTTATATTTTATTTCTCTACTATTTATCTATGGCGAACTAAAGACCCTGTATTTATGCAGATCTTAGATGAAGAAAAGAACAAAAAATAATATAAAATTGATATTTTTTTCCGTAAAATATCATTTCGTAATCTAACAACAATGAAACTATTGGGTCGTTCTAACGTCCACAAGATCCATATTGATAATAGTCCGACGGTTGAGCCACTCAGCGAGAAGGCGATTTCCGCATATACCTGTCCCATCAGCTTAGATATAATGATCGATCCGGTCATTACCAAGCAGGGGTATACGTTCGAGCGATCAGCCGTCGTAAAGTGGCTAGAAACACACAATACCTGTCCACTCACGAGAGAACCGTTGAATGTGAGTGACCTTGTCCCCAACAAAGCTCTCCGACAGACCATCGAAAACTGTAGAAAAATCGGACAATTACCTCCTGCGCAACCACCCACCCCGCGTCCTTCGAATGGACCGAGTACGTGGTCGGTAACAGGTGGTGGCGCTCGGTCTGCTTTTGCAAACGTACATTATATGACGATTTATCGACCGGAAGAAGAACAAGTGAATCATCATAACACACTTGGTCAACTATTACGACAGGCAATTCGGAGCCTACCTGTCCAACCTGTTACTGGAACCTACGAGTCAGGACCGCTCGATCCGGTAGATATCCCCGAAAACCCCAACCTTGAATTCTTGGACGAGTCGGACCGGATGATGGTTCGACACGCTTACCAAACCGTAACACGTCTCAACAGATGGGATTATATTCGTCGGTATGATCCGAGCCGGGAAACTGGCTATATGCTTGATCACGATAATGTTATTGCCGAGATTGCCGGGGCGATCAATGACGACTGGCCAAACCATTCAGGATTCTCTTTGGCTTACACGATGCGCCGTATTCAGTACATCGCCAAACACGGCCTAGAAAAATTTCGTCAAGATTATTGTGCGTCCAACTAAGCTTGCATTGGAATCATAGTTATTTTACTTGTGTCGGCCGGGCATTTCACCTCGGACTGTTGGAAAGAAAAACAGGTGTCAGTTTTGTCTTTGTACTGAATAATATCAACGTTCTCAGGTGTAGGATAAACATAGATCTTACGCATATCAGGGGCGGTCATATAGACCGCAAAGAGTCCAAACGCTAAACTGATGAGAAATATTTTGAAGTTAATATATTTAAACAAACCCATTCTTTTTTATATTATCGACAGATTATTTTTTCCCCTTCTTCTTTTTCTTTTTGTTCGAATTCGAAGGGGCGGGTGCGCTATTCTTCTTCGCCTCTTCTTCCGCAATCTCTTTCAACAAATCGGGGTGAATAAACGACCGTTCCTGGGACTCTACACCATCTAATTTGAAAACTAAATTGTTCTCCCCTCTCGACTCTAACGAATACTTCGCTAATAACTTCTCCTGCTCCTCCATACGCTTTTTCATTTCCGCAATCTGTTGAGCCTGTTCCTCCACCCTGTTCTGTTTCTTTTGCTCGGCCTTGGCGCGTAATCGCTCTTTCGTAGACATCATCTTGGTCATACGGTCTAAAGCATTCGTATCTACTTTCATATTCTTACCCATCGACCCCATATTCTTCGCCAAGTTCTTAAACATATCGTTGAACTGGTCCCCTCCCCCCATATCCTTCATCTTGTCCATCATTTCACTGGCCTCCTTCATCAGCTCTTCCCGCGAAATCTCCCCGCTCTTCATTTTGTTGTCCAACTTGCTTCCTACCGTCTTCATCAAATTCATCATCTTCGACGGATCCTTCATCAACTTCTTGATGACATCCTGGGGATTCTTGATATCCGTACCATCCTTTCCTAACAGGTCCGAGAACTCTTCCGAAATTTCCTCAGCCATTTCTTTGGCTAATTTGCCAATCTTCCCGTCAAACAGGGTCTTTAAATGCTCTTGGAGCTTACCAATGTCGGGCATTCCCGCACCACCAAACCTCTTTTTAAAATCCTCAAAAGGAGACTTTTCTTCATCCTCTTTTTCATCTTTTTTGTCCTCTTTACCCTCCTCCCCACCTAAATCCCCCATCATATTCTCCATATTCTTAAAAAAATCGGTGATGCTCCCCATTGCCTCGGCCAATTTTTCGTTGAGTTCTCCCTCCCCCATTCCCTCAAACATATTGGCCGCATCACCGAATGATTCCTTGTCTTTCACCCCTCCGACAATAGTGAACAATATCAATTGAAGGTATTTCCAAATCGTCTTCTTGGTTTGCTGACTGACGTCTTCACACGAATAGAGCAATTTAAAATTAACATTGGGTAAGAAATCGACTTTGGTATCATCATTCGGATGGAAGATCTCCTCCTTCTGATAAAGGATATCAAAAAAGCGCTCGGGATACACTTTAACACAATAATGGAAGAGTTCGGCCAAATCGTTTTCGGACAAATCCGGATTCTGCCATTTCTCCCACAAATAAGCGTACTCTGAGAACGTGATTGATAAATCATTGGTAAAGTCGCTCACGATGGTTCGAAAGTTTTGGGGTATCTCCATTCTCAAATATACAAATGAGTTATATTTTTTTATTTCATTTATGCCGAATATACAAATATATGAAAAAAACCCTCTTTGTATATAATTTATGGTGGGCTTTCGGTTCTCATTTATTACATATTAAATGGGCCCGCATCCACGCCATCAAGAATGGTTACGAGTTTTTTTACAAATATAATGTGAACCGAATTTTCCCCGACAAAACCATCGAATATTATTTCGAACCTGTTTCGACGGTACCTGAATCGGAGTTGATTCCTGACAATTTAGTTCAATATTTATCAGTCTGGAAAGACCTTGATCCTTGGGAACGGTATGCTTATAAACCTGACAATTTTGATACGGTAGAAAAGTTTCATCAGTTGGTTCTCCAAAGTTTCTATCGACCGAATAAGCGGACCATTCAGTTCATTGATAATAATTCCACTGTGCAGTCTCTACGGAAAAGTGGTGTCCCTTATATCGGGGTTCACATACGTTTAGGTGACAAAGTTAGTGGCCCCGAAAAAGAGACCGACTACATTGATCTAAATGTCTATATAAATCAATGCATTCAAATACGTAATACTACGGGTATTAACAAAATCGTTATATGCAGTGATACGTTTGAAGCTCTCGATATTATGAAGGGATACAACGATCAATTGGTCGAAGGAGGATACGGCGGGTTTGAAATGGTATGGAACGAGGATGAAAAAAGATGTTCGAACCAATGGACCGATTCTGTGACCCACCGGGCGAACTGCAACACCATACCCCCCGAGGAATTAGAAAAAGAATACATCACCTGTTTTATTAATTTTCAACTTTTACTCGAAGCCGCCATCTTAGTTGGGAATTTTGATAGCGGTTTCATATTAGCAGCAGTAGAATACCGCAACAATGGTAAAGACATCAATGTTAATACCGCGAATCCCCCGAAATGGGGTATTGCTAACCGGTCTGGATGGTAGCCTCTCCAGAAACCTATTGGGTCGCTTGCCGAAACGCCGTCAACATTGAGGGGCTTGCAAAACAGGTTGTGTCGTTTACTCCAAGATCGTTGTACTTCACGGTGTCTAGTATAGACGATCCTACGTTATAAGACCGCTGCTTTCCTTGAGAGGTCTGTCGTGCACCGACATACATACGACATAGCTCAGAACAAAGTCCCATACTCTTTATGGTGATATTAAGATCTTCACATAACAGGCGTAAAAGAGGGTCGTCAAGTAAGTGATTCTCTAACATATACTTACGAATATCAGACAACGTCTCTCGCATATCTTTTTTAATGTTTTTGCTTGCTGTCTCCAAATAGTTTGCGTCTTCGGAGTCAATGTCCGACGACGGCACATTGAGGGTGAGTTCTTTAAGTCCATTTACTTTAAACAATAGTTCCTGCACACGTTTGCGATAGGCATACTTCGTAAGATCGGTCTGCAATAATACCCCATACTCTACATCATATAGCTCGGGTAGAGGGGTTGCTGTATCAATGATGCGCCCCTCACAAATAATATCTACAACTACTTGCTCCGACATTTGGGTCTTAATCTGGTAATATTTATAGCATTCGCTCGATAGCGTATTCTCATACAAAACATCGGTCCATCGATTGGAAACATAATCGTAAAAATAGCCATTTCTAATACGAAATTCCACGTTTTGCAACGCTCTATACAAGATACTATGGGTCGACTCGGCGTAGACTAGAATCGACTTTTCCAAATCGTCTACAAAATAATATTCACTGTTCTTACATTTTGCTAGTCCGCTCAAGAGCTGGGCGTTGTGATTGTTACCAAATCCAATGAATATATTTGGGACAGATGTATCAATCAGGGTTGCCAATTCGTCCGGATTAGCAATCCCCTCGGTAGCTTCACCGTCTGTCATAAACACGTGAGCAACTTCATAATCCGGCGTTTTTTGAGAAAGAATAGATTTTACTTCCGAAAGCGCATTCTCAATATTTGTACAACCTTCAGGATGTACATCATTAATAAGTTCAAGAACAAACTGCACGGATGCCTTACATAACAGGAGATTATTTACAAGGGGGCTTGAGGAAGTATTGAAAGTATAGATAGTGACATAGATTTGTGGTTCCAAATTTGCCAAATAACCCAACATTTTTTTAAGTGTTTCTTTCATATATTCCCACTTTGTCATACCGTGATCATCCTTTTCTGACATAGAGAGTGTAGCATCGATCATAAAGACAAAATGAAACGGTCCCTCTCGGATCGGAGTAGTTTTTAGTTTCAGGGTAAACAAACCCAAGGTTTCGCCAGGATTGACGATATCGTACGGCAGCTCCACCGACGAACTATGCAGCTCAATGTAACATTCACTAATGGCTTCCATTCTATATTTATGTTCTTTGTTGGTGCAATTTTATAAAAATCAATTTTTCATTCTCGAATACCATCTTAATTTTTCCTTGTTATATAGTAATAATGCCATTTTTAGAAGACATTGAGGGGTTCTCAAACGATTTCCAAAATGTCTTGGCCATAATGAAAGATATTGAAGCGAAAAAAAAACGGGTGGTCGAGAACCTGGCGCGTTTAAAAATTCAGTATGCAGAAATGGTGAAATCTAATACTAAAAAAATATTTGTTTTTTGCCTGGATTCCTTCTTTTATCAGTATAAGATCTATTCGGCCGAATTGGACCAGATTGAAAACTCCCGAAAAATGGTCAATAATCGTATGTATTGTGAATATTATAAGTTGTTTGGAATAATTGTCACTTATTTTAATGAGACAAACTTGTCTTACGAAAATAAACAGGCTCTCTTAAAGAAATGCCCGGTATACAAAGATTTAGAACCTTTATTCGAATACGATATTGATGATGTTGAGAATATTTATAACAACGTCACAATATTGATCCGCCATTTATACGAACAAACTTTGAAAAATACCGCCGAAATAGAGAATTACCAACAATCGACCAAGATGGGGTTCTCTATTTCAAATTTTGTGAATACACTCCGCAACGATAACCTGATTTTACAAGGACAAATCGACCTGTATATGAACTATATGTCGTTTTTCTTGGCTTCCCAGAAAAAGCAATATTCGCGTATTAATGAGCGTATCACGAATTTCTTGGACGAGTTGGATGATAAGTCTGTCGGACCTGATTCTGAAACTATTGTTACTGAGGAGAAAGAGGCTGTTCAGTTGGTAGAAAACCCGAATCAGACCGAGGTTATAAATCAGGTTCCTGACGCTAGTTCTCCTGATATATCCTTTGAATAATGTTCGCCTGCTTTACACCCTTGAATATTTAAATAATCGGTATAAAGGTTTCACACCATATATGGTTATAAGACAGCGAGAGAAAGGTAAGTGGTGACATTGACGATTTTTGGTGAAAAATTATGCAGCGAAAACTGTTCTAACATTGGACCCGGTTAGCTCAGTTGGTAGAGACGAGACTGTTCTTGTCGTCAGCAGTGAGTGCCTTTTAAGCACTTGGTCAAGGGTTCGAGCCCCTTACCGGGTGAAAATTATGTTAATTAGTTTTCATTATTTAACATAGAATTATTCGAAATTGAAAAGCTTTTTCAGCTTATTCTCGTCCAAGTTATCTAGATTAAATAAATAATTAATATCAAATTTACAGGATTCAATATTTTTCAAATTTATACAAATGTTCTTACTGCCCTTTTCAAATTTATCTACAATAATATTGTTTTTAATAAGCTCTGATTCTGGAAAGACAAAGAAGTGTTTTTTATCCGGAAAATTCAACCAATAAAAATCATTGTCTCCTATATTATATTGTTGTTGTTTTTCGCAGACTTCTGATTTACCTTTATTTTTATGTATCGTAAAAGTTATTTGTTCGTTTCTATCTTTTCGATATGTTCCAACTTTTTCTTGTACCTTAAATCCGTTTATTTTAAAATCGTAAACTGTTCCACTTCTATCCGGATATTCAAAATTCAAAAATGAACAGGCCGTTGTAAAATGTTTTCTATATTCTTGCTCTTTTTGACAAAGGATAGAAATAGGAATATTAATATTATCGTAAGTTGTTAAAACCATAGAATTATAATACTCATTTAGTTTTGAAACTATATTAATAGCATTTATTTCATTTAATGAATATTTAGATTTCTTCAAACCTATTCCTATGTTTTTGGACACTATTATTTCATTTCCATTAAATAACCACATTCTTTTGTCATTTAAACATAAACATAAGATAACACAATTTTTGTATTTTCCACTGCATTTAAATGAGTATTGGAACGTGGGTTTTTCAGTTGTTTTTATTTGCACTCGTAACCACTGATCATTAGTTTCGTTAATTGGTTTTAAAGCTATGTCTGCCAAACAACCTTCTACAGTTTTTTTAATTATGAACCTGTCCTTCAAGATTTCTCGAAGATAGTTTATTGCATCGTCCTCATAGCTGGTAAAAAGACTCTGTCCATCATCACCAACTAATTTACCACGTTTTTTCTCACCATTTTCTTTGCAAACACAAGCAGGACACTTTTTACCTGTTGGGCGACTTCCGCAAAAAACGTTAGTATGAACAAGATTTTCGTGACCACAGCTCGCAATGTAACTTACTTTGGGTATTTTAATATGTTTCTTCATTTCAGTATATTCATCAAACGTTGTGATTAGTTGACAGGAATATTTGGTCATTTTTTCAACAATCTTATCATAGTATGCTCTAGACATTCCTTTTTTTATAAAGAGATATTATTTTAAAATTAAAAGTCAACCTATATATTTATGCCTTAATCTTTCTATGTATGAACTTCTGGTCGAGAATTCAATGCCCCTTAATTATTTAACATAGAATTATTCAATAATAAAATGGTGTAAAACCAAATGTAATGTAATATAAACAAATGGGGAATGACTGCACGATAAGTTCTAAAATAAATCCGAAGGCTAATACGTCTGAACAATCTTATCGATGTGTGCAAAAGGAGAGAGAACCCGTAGTAAAATTTTCGGAAAAAAACGTTTATTATTCTGCTCCAAAACTCCCATTTAGTGCAGTGAGCCTCGAAAGAATGGCTCGAGATATCTTAATGCGTAAACTTAAGGTAGAGCCGAAGAATAAAGACCAAGATATTATTCGAAAAATTTCCAAAGAATTGGTTGTTGCCAAAGAGGCAATGGACGACTGTCTTTACAATGATTTACGTACTGGGGACGGAACCTATTCTATCGTACCTTTTGCTCAAATTGAAGAGTGAAGAAAAATTGAATATATTGTTACCATTACCATTAATGATAACAATTTATCAAACCAATGTCACTTTTGGACACACTTTATAACAAACGATTCGGACTCTGTTCTGATTTTGTGTTTGAACCCAACGAAACTCCTGCTATCCACTATTGTCTTTGCGGAAACTACAATCATATCGCCTGTATCTTTCTAGGACGAGGAGAAAATCTACTTTCAGGTAAAAAAATCCAGGTTCTCTCCTACGGAATGAATCAATATGCCGATGTTGAGGGTAAAGAACCGTCGATACACGCCGAATACGATGCCATATCCAATCTGCCGCCACTTGACCGACGTAAAAGTCGTAATCTCTACAGATGTAATATATTTGTCACGAAATTTTCCCGCTCTAATAACATTGGTAACAGTAAACCTTGCAGCGAATGTATCCAACAGATGATTTTACTTCCAGGTCTCAAAGGCTATCAGATTAAAAACGTTTATTATACAAACAATGAAAAACGTATTGTGCGCGAAAGATTAGCTCACCTGGTAAGGGACAATGTCCCTTATTATACCCGATACCAACGGACAGGCCGAAAATCATCTTCTGTGATTATCTAACCATATTATAAAGATATATGACCCCCACCAAGCCCGAAGGAGAGGAAAACAAAAGTCAGACTCTTTCCGCGGGCGGCGAGACTCTCGATAAAAAGGATAAAAAGATCCAATGGTCAGGGGAGAACGAAACCATTTTAGTAGAATGGTGCGATATTGCTCAATGTTATAAATGGTTGTATTCGCGTTCACATTCACAGTATTCGTCAATGCACGCATGGTTCACAATCCCCACGATTATTCTTTCTACGATTAGTGGTACAGCCTCCTTTGCCCAAGCGAGTCTTCCTACCGAATATCAGAGCTACGCTACCTTAGGCATCGGAACCCTCAATATTCTCATCGGTATTTGTGCTACGGTTCAACAATATCTGAAAATCTCCGAACTCAACGAGTCTCACCGGGTTAGCTCCATCTCTTGGGATAAATTTGCTCGTAACATCCGCATCGAACTGGCCAAGTCCCCCGACGAACGCACCGAAGCCGGCGCGTTCATCAAAATGTGCCGTCAAGAATTCGATCGACTGATGGAGACCAGTCCACGTATTCCTGATAAAACCGTCGCCGAATTCACCCAAAAATTCCGCGGCACTACCCAAGAAGAAATCGACCGTTTCAAAGAACTTAAGAAACCCGATATTTGCGACACAATTACGAGTGTGAATGAAACCCGTCATAAATGGTATTTAGAGGAACAAAAGAAGCAGGAAGAGTCAAAAAATATTGAGACCTTGGAGCGTTCCTACTCTTTCGAGAGTATGAGTATGAACGAAGATGTTCAAAACGAATTTTCTAATATTGCGTTAACTCGCCTGAAGGATACGCGTAAAAAAAAGACGTCTCTCCGGGACATAGAGAACAACTTGAAAACCCAAGAAGAAATCGACAGGGAAGAGGAACAGGAGAAACAACAACAGCAGAAGAAACTGGAAATCATTAAAATACAACAATATGTTTCGCGTTTTTTAATGTTGTACGAACGACAACCAATGAAAGAGGAAATCACCAGTGCTATGAGCAACGAGGTCGGCGCCGACATTCTCGCAGATTTTTTGAATAATTATTCGCCGGTTTAGATTATTTCGGCAAAGTATTTGGGCGATTTCGTTGACCAATAATCCACCCCGTCTTCTTGGAACCCGACGACCGGGACCTCGGGGATAGTTTCGAGCTCACCCCCTATTTTATTTTCCGGATCAATATAAAGAGCATACCGTTTTATCTCACTGGTCAATGTATCCGCAGGTAAAACCGTCTCTGAAAACAGATACACCTGTTTCAACTTGGGATGATTGATTCGTTCGTGAATCAATGTTGTATGAGTAATGGAGCTTTCCCCCTCTTTATAGTAGCTATTGCGGTACCCCCCTCCTTCTCTCAAATCGCATAAATAGAGAACAGTGGGATAAGGTAGGTTCTCCCCCACATCATTTTTAATGTTGGCGAGAACCCGATTTTCAAGAAAAATATCGGTGGTTGTAGGAGCTACCTCGACATTGGCCACAGTTTTCTTAACAATCATCTCGTCTAAGGTGGCCCATAAGCCCTTGAGTTGGCTAGTATCTACTTGGTCGACATCAAAGACCACAAAAATATGCTCGTCTTTTTCTACGAATCCCCTGTACATTGTTTCCAGGTTCTCCACCTCTCCTATTTTCTCTTTGAAAAAAAGAAAACATTGGTCTATAAAGATATCCTCGCCATCCTGATCTTGGAGAACAGGAGATTCTTGGTTATCCTCATCCGCCGGTTCTATGTGTGGTTGGTCTAGGTTCTCTAACATATGTTTAAAGGGTTCAGAGTCCAGGGGCTTATGGGGAAACTCATAAACATTGGTGGATTTTTCCAAATAAAATTCTAAAAAGGGTAGTTGGAGAACCCGGTTCATCTTAAAAATACACAAATGAAGCACGTGTTGGACATTAATGTCGCGTCCGAAACTAAATTCTCTCGACAACGGATCATCTGCCAAATACGTATATTCGGGACCTTTATCTTCCTCAGGTTCTCGCTCCTCCCCCATTTTTTCGTCCAAGGTTTCTTCATCAATGACCTCGTCGTCAATGTTGACCTCTTTTATAGGTGCGTGATTCACAGAAACACTCATATAATTTGTCAATACATAATCACGTAATTCTTTATAAAAAAATGACATCTATATAGATAATATTTATAGAAAAAATATAAAGACAATACGCTCTATAAGATAACCAGGAAGCTTATAGTTTTTAGGATCGAGAGCCTTTTCTAAAGATGCAATACGAAGACGACGACTACCACCCGAACTCTACTGCCCTCAACTACGATGACGACCTCGGAACATTGGGGGATGACAACGATAGTGAGATGCGAATGTATAATGAACAGTATGGTCCAGACGATGCTCATTCCGAGACCATTACGGTAGATAGTAAGAAGAGAAAGTACCGTAAGATGTGGGATGACGCCAAGAAGGTTGATACCGGGTTTCATAAGCTGAAGCGTCGGGTAGGTTTGAAAATGGTGGAAATCGAAGTCTATACTAGTTCAGTGACTCCGGGTCGGATGATCCGTGATGCGATTACTGGTACCAGATATAATCAGTATCGGGTAGGGAGCATCAATGAACATCTTTTTTTCAAGGTGGGTATTTCTACGGGGGAGATTGGCCAGAATGGTGGCACACTGTTTTTCGATAGTCCGGAACAGTACGAGCGTCATATGAAGTGCACCCTGTCTCAAGCGATCAAGGAAAAGTGGATGAAGAAGTGTGCGGAAGTCCGTAACATTGCTTACGATCAAGACGAACAATTTTCGGATTATGTGGTCGTAAAATAATAATTCTATAATAAATTAAAAAGAGGGTTTATTATAAAAGAAAAGAATGTTTTGGAAATTGCTCGTTGTCGGCTTTATGACAGATACGCGCATTATTCGTGATTTATGTAGATTGAAGTTGTCTACCTTGATTGAGCCGGCCGAGGGCGATAAGAATTTCCTGAATCGACTTGTTAGACCCCACGACCCCGAAACATTCACTTTAAAAGAGATTTTAGAAAAAAGAGCGATTTTTCAACACCAGTACTCAGAAAAAAGTGGTTATGACGAACGCCCCAGTAACAATAGTGATAATGAGATGGTCCTGAACATCACCGAGTTTTTCCATAAAATGAAACTGTTGAATAAATTAGAGAGCGATGATGTGAGTATACTGGATAAAATGGCCGCTATCGAAAAATACGAAAGGGATGTTGACAAAATATCTTATACCCCCGATTTGAAAAGGGGTGGCTTGATGAAAGACTGGTAAGAATCTCTTTTTTCAGCAACTTTCATTGCGTACTGTCCACAGGGACCACAGTGATCTTCGTTTGATAGATCTATTTTCTGGATCATCTGTCGATTGTCCTGCTCAGTACTCCATCTTCCTACCGGCTTGGGCGGTTCTTTGGGTAACAGGCGTTTGAAAGCAGCAATGATAGTTTTCATATTATACGAATCAAGTATGAAAACTATTTATATTATTTTCCAAGGCTGTAAAAAAATTAATAATTACAATCACAAGTTCGCACTATTACACCTTTGCCGTTTTAAATCAGCAAAGGTAACGTTACCACGCGCTGCTTCGCATCTTCTGCGAAGCTGCGCGAAGGTGTACTAAACGACCAATTCGAAGGGACTAGTGCGCTCATCGATCTCACCTTCTTCCAAATCGGGTCGGGTCCACGCGGTCTGTCGCACTAGAGGGAGCGGCATCAGATTGATCTTACGTTCAAGATGGTCAATACGCTCATCCTTTTTCTTATTCTCGGCAATAAGATATTCAATCCAAGCCGCGGTATTGACCGACGCCTCGTAATTCTGTTGGATAGCATAAGCCAGCTGATGAATGTTCTGATCCGTGAACGGCACTGGGTTTTTGTTAGTAATCATTGTTGCCTTATAGGTCTTATCTTCGACCTGGTACGAGACAGAGTTCTCATCCGACACTTCGGAAGCCGTCAAATATTCACTGACCTTCTCCCAAGCCTCCTCCGGGAAGTAAACCGCCGCACGTCGCCACTCCTTCTTCGGAGGATTGATTTCGAAAAAATCGACCCGGACCACTTCGCCGAATCCACTGAACAAGGCCACCAGACCTGTTTCATCCACCTTACGATGAATGCTCGGGATAAACACACTACGCGGCTGTTGAACGACTGACATCTTATTATAGAAATAGGTGCTTTCAACCTATTTGTAAAAAATTCTTTCAATTTTTTATGGCGTTTTTCTTGGTTACCATACTTGCAGTGGGGGCATTGTTTTTCCCCCTTTTTTAAGAAAATATATTCCAAAGTCATAGGGGGGACCCTACAATTTTGACTTTTTAAGAAAAAGTGTAAAAAAGTCGACCGAGATTTTTGAAAATGGACATTTATAAATGTCCAAAAAAATGTCCAGGGGTCCAAAAGATTTTTCCGATTTTCCGAAAAACCCAGAAAATCGGTTTCCTTAGCACATTGGTAACAAAACCATATTAATAAAAATGGGTCGGCTGCATAAGATTTTTCCAAAAAATGGGGGCAAAAAGGGTTTAGATACTTTTTCTGTCACCAAAATATATGACATCGGTGACGCAAAAAGTATCGGAAAGTATCGAAAAAGTATCGGAGATTTTCTGCGAAAAATGTGGCTACAAAACCAATGTCAAAAGCAATTTTAATAAACATTGTCGGACTGCACGACATAAAAATGTGACGCTCGTGACGCCCCCGGTGACAGAAAGTATCGAGAATGTATCGGAGGGAACCGGACAGTATAAATGCAGTGGTTGTAGTAAATCTTATAGTTCAAGAAACGGATTATGGTGTCATCAGAAAAAATGCAGCAAGGAAACTAGCAAGCAGATTTCACCAGATACTGCAGAACCGGTCATAGACACGACCCTTGTTTTAGAGCTCATCAAGCAGAACAAGGAGCTTCAGCAGTTCCTGGTACAACAGTCCAAAGAGAAAACTGACTTGATAAACAAGTTGGTCGAGAGAGAACCTGGGACCAATACGATCAACAGCAACAATACGACCAACAACAATCAGAAATTCAATCTTAATTTTTTCTTGAACGAGACGTGTAAAGATGCGATGAACATCCAAGAATTTGTAGAGAACATCCGCATCACATTCCAAGACCTTTTGAAGATAGGCGACAACGGATTTGTCAACGGGGTATCGGACATTTTCATCAAAGAGCTGCGCGACTTGGAAGTCAATAAACGGCCAATCCACTGCACCGATGCTAAGCGAGAAACCATTTATTTGAAAGAGAACGATGTCTGGAATAAGGACGACAAGGACAATAAGAGACTGAAGGATGTGATCGAGAAAATAGAGTATAAGAATGTGGCGGCTTTGCGGCAATGGTGTCAGGAAAATCCGGATTCTAAAACCAATAATACTCCGAACAATTTATTGAGGGACAAGATTTATATGCAGACGTTACAAGGTGACGAGACAACCCGAGAAAAAATAATCAAAAATATATCCAAAGAAGTTGTCGTCGAAAAATAATATATAGCCTTTCTTATTATACTATATATAATAGTATAATAATAAACAGTATGTCGAAAGCTCCTGTGCGTGCGATTGCAGTCATCGATGGAAAAAAGGTCAAGGGGATTGTCCGGTTTACGGAAGACTTGGACCGAGACGAGGTCATTATTGATATTGATTTAACTGGTCTCAAGAAAAAATCCAAACACGGATTTCACGTCCACGAGTGTGGTGATATGTCAGAGCAGTGTGATAGTATGTGTGCCCACTTCAATCCTTTTGGGGAGGACCACGGGGGGAAAGAGGCCAAACGTCGGCACGTAGGGGATCTGGGTAATATACAAGGCGATGAGAATGGCTGTGCCAAATACAAGATGCGGGATCGTATGATTAAGTTACGTGGTACCAAATCTAACATTATTGGCCGGGGTCTTATTGTTCACGAAGATGAGGACGACTGTGGTCTCACCGATCATCCGTTGAGTAAAACTACAGGTAATTCTGGAAAACGTATTGGGTGCGCAGTCATTGGTTACGCGAAGCCTTGACCGTCTAGAGGTTTTGTGTTTCGGCTCTTTGAGCTTTGACAAGAACAATTCCCAAATGTTGGGTAACAAAATAATTCAAAACGTGTGTTCTCACGGATTCCTCGCTACACTCCATAAGTCGGGCCACCTCTAGATTACTACGGATTGTATTAAAATCGTAATCGAATTTGTATACAATGCAGCGGCGGGTAAAGGGATCAGTAGTTTCTTCAATGTACTGCCATAGCTTATGGGGTTCGTTTTCTTTCAGTAACGATGGATTTTTACCGATAGCCTGGTGGTTATGACCTGCCCTCTCGTAAACAGTACCTTTATTGCGCAACTGTTTCTTAGAGACATTAGTAATAGGTGAAAGGTCGGTCATTCCCTTGTAGAGTTGACCACGAATATGGTGGATGGCGTAAAGGTGGAAGAGCGAGGATTCTTTCGTAGGACGATAGTTTCGAATGGCGTTGAGTAGACCCATCCGAGAATAAATCGAGATTTCGTGGTAAGGAATATGTTTGCATTTATAGTAATGGTGTTTCTTAAAATTAGAACCAATTTTGATCGCCCACTTCTCGTAGTTTTTATAAAGAACTGATTCGAGGAGGTGCCGAGTCTTACAGTTCAGACACGGATCCATCATTATACGGTTGATACGACCCTGTTGAACGTTGGTCAGCGCCCAAGCGGCCAGAGGAAACAGTGCAAATACCAGAAACTGCATCATTTTACAAGTTAGAATTAAAAAATGTTTAAATTATTTTTACAAATTCAATTTTCTACCTAACTAATAGAGTCTTTGCCAAACGTAGAGCTTCTTATGGTGGTCCCAATGAACATCAGTCGTGTTTAAGATATCGATTGCCCGGTTTTCTAGCCAGACTGTTTCTTTTTGCTCACTGTCATTGAGGACCCACCCGTCAAAGATACAGGCATAAGTAGTACTATAGACTTTCACACTGACCCCCATATTGCGGCAGAACCCTCCGTAGGAGATCTCGAACCGGAAGTTGTCAGGAAAATAGTTACGTTTGTGCCAGTAGATCTGAGTGGTGCCGTAGCCAGAGTCTTCATAGACCCCCCAGAGGTCGAAGAGGTGGTCGAGTACGACTTGACAGTAGGGACAGTCGATGTCATTACGAAACTTGACCCACCGCGCGCGCCACAAGTCTTCCAAAACCGTCTCTTTCATTTTTTTCTGGTAGGTGTCGTCGAATCTGAAGATGGTGGACTTGATGTCCGCAGGGAGGTTCCAAAACGTGAGTGCCGTCATAGTTGATTGTGTAAGATACGGGTTCTCCTTTCATAGAAAAAACAATCAATTTTGTAGAGAAAAAGTATCATCATACTATAGTATGTCCGGGCAAATCATCAACCCTTTTTCGTCAGATTTTAATCCTACAAGCTCCATAAATTTTTCTACTGAACCTATTCCCATCGCGGCTTATGGATTGATAGGAATTACTTCTTTAACTTTAGCATATGTAACTTTGATTGCTTCGGCCAAAGGAGGGGACACCCCTTCCCCCTCGGCAGTATCTATGTTACCATCACCCTTTTCACCCAGTCCGAGTCCGAGCCCTGAACCTGAGCCCGAGCCCGAGCCCGAGCCGACCCCGAGTCCGAGCCCGAGCCCGACTCCGGTTGAAGCCAAGGCCGAGGTGGTGAGCAACGAAACACCAATAGCAGAAGCCGTACCGATCCCTTCGGAGAAACCAGCAGCAGGTGGTAAAGGGAAAGGAGCGACGAAACGTAGAAAGCATAAGAATAAAAAGACTAAACGCAAGGTCCCTAAGCATTAAAATTATGGGCTATATTGACGGCATTACCGATGCAGCGTTCTCCAAACTCCTTAATTTTTTCACGGTTAGCGCCGATGACATAATCGTCGGGGACATTCGACAAATTGCCACGTCTATAACATAAGAGGGCTGGTACACCATTGACCACGCGTTTTTTCTTCAAAAAGGAATAAAATTCGACATTGTCGTCAATATTGATAGACAAACATTGAACGTTGCTAGGCATTGTGTCAAATATTGCTTTCACATCGGGGGCAATGATCTGACAAGGGCCGCACCAGGGGGCCCCAAGTTTTATAATGACTAAACCCGGATTGTTTTCCATAATTTCCTTGAAAGCGTCCAAACTAGGAACCGAGGTGATAATGGGTAATTGAAGACTGTTTGACATATATATATTATTTATAAGTAAAAGATCTTATAAAAAATACTCACAGCAGTTTATAGAAGGGATGTCGGGGCACAATTTGAATATACAAATGTACACTTTACCAGAAGTTTTAGCCCTTTTTGATCTGACGTATGATATTTCTATCGAAGATTTGAAACGGGCTAAGAAAAAGGTATTGATGACCCATCCCGACAAGTCGGGGTTAGGTTCAGAATATTTTCTCTTTTACAAAAAGGCGTTTGATATTGTTCTGGGATTTTATGACCAACAACAGCGGGAGAACCGCGAAGTTCCACAGGAAGAGCAGAAGTATGTGCCGATGAATGCGGGGGGGCTCAACAAGTCCGCGGCTAAAAAGGTCTCGTCAGTTGTGAGTGAGATGGAGGCCCAGGCATTTCAATCGAAGTTCAATCAGTTGTTTGAGGACAATATGGCCCGTAAAGTCGACGAATCACGTAATGCGTGGTTCAAAGACGAGAACGTGTGGGTCAGGATCGACGGTAATGTGACCAAACAGAATATGAACGAGATGTTTGAACAGGTGAAGACGGTGCAGGCTAAGAATGTCTTGGCCCAGTACCGGGGAGTACAGGAATTGGGGGGATCGAGCGGCTCTCGGCTCTATGACGATATTGAGGAACCGAGTGACGAGTATGTTACGTGTGATCCGTTCTCGAAATTGAAGTTTGATGACTTGCGTAAGGTGCATAAGGATCAAACCGTGTTAGTGGTCGGCGAACAAGATTTTGCTAAAGTAAAACAATATGGCTCGGTCGATCAGTTTATGGCGGAACGGGGAAAGCAGAGTGTGGAACCGGTGGATAAGGCAATGGCCGAGAGGATGTTGAAAGAACGCGAGGATTTACATCGACAACGAATGATGCAGATGGAGTACAAATCGGGTTTACGTACGATGGAGTACGAACAGAAGAATAAGACGATTTTGGCGAATTTTATGCGGTTGGGTAACTAATTTGGGTTCTCCCATTGAGATGCTCCTGTTACGCTATTGTACCAATATTCACGATCTTGTGACTCGTCTATATATTTAACCCAACCTTTAGGCGTCTGTTCTTCGGGTCTTGGACTGTCTTGTGGGGTTGTTGGAACAGTTTTAGTTTGATTTCCTGTGTTGACTTCTCCTTTAAGAATTTTTACAAGGTCATCAAGGTTATTAATTGGCTTAACTACTTGGTTATTTTTGAAAAATTCTGCAATTCTACTTTCATCGCAATCTAAATATTTTCCAAGAAACATCTGCGTTTTTTCTTTGCAAAGGTGTAAATCATTATACATTTTTTTTATTTCACCGTTTCCCATTTTAATAATTGTTGACATATCTTCTATTGCAAAAGCTTCTCCACTATAAGTAAAAGTCCAGGTTAGACCGTGTTTAACAAAATAACGATTTAGTTCAGTCCACAATGAATATAATACTACCGGTTTTAAACCTGCGCGATACAAATACTTTGTAGCATTATATTCAAAAATTCTCCAATCTTTCAAAAAAACCGCTTTACCTTCTCCTCCTCTTCTTATTTTCTTAATTCGCCTTAATTTCCGTGTTTTATTCTTTCTAATTTTCTGTTTTTTGGTTAATTTCAACTTACGACTTTTACGCATACTTATATTATTGTGGTAAATTAATTGGTTTTATATCTTACTGTTCCTCGGTAAGCCGCATGAATATCAGTTACATTCAATTTGGCAGCTTTTTCTGCATTTTCAGCTGCTTTATCTTTTTGACGTTTTTCTTTTGCGGCTCTTGAAATTCGAAGTGATTCCTCATAAGCTTTATCAAGAGGGCTAATTACGCTTTTTTCAGGTCCCCCCTTTTTTTCATTAGGTGGACAAGACGCTCTTTCTTTTGTTTCTGGGTCAATTATCCAAAAGGATTCTCCCTCAACACCTTCTGGGGCACAGTATTCTCTGTAAAGATTTTGGGGGTCATTATAAATTTTCCATTCACCCCCCTTTATCAATTTAACTCTTCGAGAACGCTTCTTATTTTTTCTGGTATGGCGTTTCTTCAATAATTTCCGCTTAATGTTCCGTGTTTTACGCATACTTATATTATTAGCAGTAAATAATATCATACAAACGCCGATATGATATTATTAGCCCGAATTGGGAGTCGAACCCAAGACCTTACGCTTACTAAGCGTATGCTCTAACCAACTGAGCTATCCGGGCACTGAGAATGGAGCCTTCTACGAGTATTGATCTCGTGTCAACAGTTTACAAGACTGACGTTCTACCTTTGAACTAAGAAGGCAATTAGTGTGAGGATGTCTGCACTCAAATCATATACATCCTCCCACAACATAAACACGAGAAACCTCTTTATATCACTTTCAACCTAAATTCATTCTCATAATGGGCCCCGAGCCCGACTTTGCCCCCACATACCACGTTTTCTCCATATCCAACATCAGATGATCATAGTTCGTAACGCGGTTCTCAATTTCACTAAAACTTTCACGTTGAGTCACTGTGAGTGGTGTAATGATCCACCAAAAATATTGGGGTTGTAACCGTTTCCACCACATATCGAGAGCATAGGGATTCGACGTTCCCGGCTGCACAGGATTCTTCATTTGTAGTTGGCAACTCTCTTTAAAGTTCTCTAACAAGACATCGTACATTCCCTTCTTAGCAACATAACCAGTAGTCGTCTGTCCATTGAATATCCGGGCACAATAATCCCCCATATGTTGATAGGGCGGAACCAAATTGGCCCCGATCAACAAAACATCCCACTGAATTTCCTTGTTATCCCAAAACTTTTGGAGTTGAGCTTTGAACAAGTCCGGATTCGTGAATTTGATGTCGTCTTCGCAAATAAAGACCCAGTCGTATCCACGTTTTTTGGCTTCTTCCAAACAACGGATATGACTCAGGGTGCATCCGATCCCTCCTACCTTAGCCTTGACCGCATTGACCCGTCCTCCCACAATACCCATCTTGGCAAGTTCTCCCTGAACCTCTTCTAATCGGTCAGGACGGCTTTCCAAATTAATAAAGAAGGTATGTTTAAATAATTCCATAGCAAAGTTTATTGACCTGTTGGAGAACCTAGACATTCTATTTTTATATGTTTTTTATAGTAAAATCTTATGTCGAAGAAGGATCAAATAAAAAACCGCCCCGAATGGTCGCATTGTTCATACGTAACCGTTGGGCAGAAAAGTCGAATATGTCTTTGTTGGCATTGATTAAAAGAGAGATTTTATCCGACATTTGGAGAACCTGGTTTTTCAAAATCGCGACTTCCTGTTCTAATGAACGTATTTTATCCGAGTTCTCGTTGTCTAACCATTTGACGGTGTGATCGACCGAGGCCACCTTCTTTTCTGGTTCGTTCCTGTAAATGGGCGGCGGCGCAATTTCTTCCACAGCCAGTTTGACATTTTCAGGGCTCGGGTCAATGGTGAGTCGGTTGCTCGGTTCCTTTGCCGGGAGTTGTCCACCGAAAAAAGGTTGGGGCGCATAACGCTGTAATTCTTCGTCGCGTTCTCGTAGGTGCCGCTGGACTAAATCCTCCATATTTCCAGGAAGGGGTCCATCGACAACCTTCTCACGAAAATCGATGGAATCAGGTACCTTCTTGTCAAACATAGACTGATAGTTCTGTTGATATTGGTTGTATTGTCCCGTAAATTTATCCTCCTTGTTCTCTGTGACCGAATAAGGTTTTAAAAAATCGGATTGCATTGCAGATGGAGGCGTCTCTCTCATTATCGGGTTATTCGGTCGCGGCATATTGGGCAGGCCGACAGGTTGTTGTTGTTCGGTCAATCGCTCAATATTACGTTTGACGTCTTGTACCATATAAGAAAGCGTATTTTTATTAATTTCGTAAAGCTGGTCGGAGTTGTTGACGTTCTGGCGATTTTGTTCGTAGAAGGAGCTGATGATTTGTTTGAACCAGGTCTCTTGAACGTTGGGAGGATAGTTCGAAAAATAGCTGGCTATTTGGGGGTTTTTATTGGTAATCTTCCATAAGAGTTCTTGGTTCTCCGGATGGATATAAAGCGACATAATATAAGTATTAGACAAAACATTTATATTATTTTCCTTGTTTTCTTCTCTTGGTTCTCCGGTTTTTTCGTTGGACACGCTTCTTTTTGCTACCTCCGACCACAGTGGCCGCGCCCTTAGCGCGTTCTTGTAAAAGTGCAGGTTTATATTCGGGGGCTTCGCCTTCTAAGAGCCCTTCTTCCTCATCAATCGCGTCTATATAAGCAGCCAGTTTTTTTGACGCCTCCTCTTTAGCTCTAGCTTTATCTTTAGCTCCTTGATCGGTCGAATCCTTTTTATCCACGATTTTTTTGATACCCACATCGTCTTCAATGGTTTTGAGCGCTGCTTCACGTAATTTTGTATCTGCCTCGTCATAAGAGAACCCGGCCAATTCGTTTCTTAATTTACGCAAATTCCTTCGGAGTTTCTTGTTTTCTTCCATCAGAATAACCTGTTGTTGTCTTAAAAATTCTTCTTGGAAGGGGTCAGGGTATTTGATGGGTAAAAAGGCGGTCAGATCGACCTCTTTATGCTTGAAAAAATCTTTGATTTTTCGGGCCATTTTCCGGGAGGTTTTCGGGGTTCCTTCGTAATTGATGTAGTCAAACAGATTATAGAGGAAATGGTCAGCTTCATCTGTGCTGCGGAAGGGAAGTTTGTCCGTATTAACAATGACGTGATAGTTACCAATACGGAACCCTTTTGAGTTGACAAAGGGTGCGGGGAAGACTCGGGAAACAACCTTGAATTCGGGATCACTGATGCCCTCGGCTGCCTTTTCAGGGCCATTCAGGGCAGCGAGCTTCTTTTTATCCGGGGTCACCTTTTCAGCAATTTTTTTCATTAATTCGTCGATTATATCAATCTGTTTTTTTAATAGCTCTAGTAATCTATCCTTACCACTCTCACCTCCAACCATTCCGCCTGTACCGATACTTGTAATGGCCTTAGCTTCTGCCTTATTCTTTTCATCGTTTTCTGCCTTTAATGCTGTATTGGTTGTATCGATAGCACCCTGAATTTCATCTGTAAAAGCGTCACCATTTTTAGCATCAGTAGGCAAATATGTTTTAGATTTTGATATCAATGCCTGTATAACCGGATCATCGGACTTTTTATAATTATTCACATTAGTATCAACATCATCCGTATATTTCAAGTAAGTAAACGGAAATTTTTTCGAAAAATATTCGTACAAACTCGTCTTTCGATCGTTAGTAGAATCATCAACCTTAATATAATCGTTTGTGTTACCAAGCGTTCCATCGGGTAAATAATCGAGTCCTTTAAAACCCTTGTCATCCACAATATTACGAATACGTTCTAGTTCGTCTTTTAACCGACCTAATTCGGTATAAGTTTCTTTTAATACTTTTGTATCGGTTAGTGGAACCAATGATTTATATGCGGTTTTCGCAGCGGCTGTAGAAGTTATTGCAGCTCTGCCGATATTAGTTGCGGCAGTTTTACCCAAACTCACTGCATTTTCACCAAGACCTTTTGCAGCTTTGCCAAGACCTGTCACAGCTTCACCAACATTATCACTTGCTCTAGTGCGTAATTTTTTTGCTTCACGTTCTAATTTTCCAAGTTTTTCAGTTGTCGAAGCCTTAAGGCTTGAACCCAAATCCACTGCAGTTGCACCAATATTTGTTGCAGCTGTACCAAGACCTGTCACAGCTGTACCAACAGTAGTACTTGCTTTAGTACGTAATTTTCCTGCTTCACGTTCTAATTTTTCAAGTTTTTCATTTGTCGAAGTCTTAAGCCTTTTTAATGCATTACTGCCAAATTTCGAGACAGCTTTAAATCTTAATTTTCGAGTTTTGTTAACTATTTCAACTGCCTTTTGACGCGCGGTTTTCGCAGCATTTGATGCTCTCTTAGAAGCATCTTCCGCATGAGCTATTAATGTATATTTATCTTCAACTTGTGCGTTTAGTTCTATAACGTTGGGTGGGGGTGCCCCATTACCGTCTTGAACAAATATTTTCTCCTCTATTTTCATTTTCTTATCTTCCGCTATTTTATTCAAAAAATTAACTGCATAGTATACGTCTCTTTGTGCAATATCAGCTGTCGTAGCAGCATTCGTGGCTTCAGAAACCAGTTTTAGTGTTGGAATCTTAACCGCTTTTTCTATTTCTTGAGTTATCTCTCCTGGTTCAATAACATCAAGTTTGACACCGTCAACATCTCTAGTTAGTTTGTTACTTTTACTTTCGGCTATTGCTGCCGATCTGTTGGCAGAGGCCAACTGTCTTTCAATTTCTCTTTTTCTATCTTCGACTATTTTTTTACCAGTATAATCAACAGCTTCCACCACACCAGTTTTGACTTGATCAGATATTGCTGTTATTACCTTTAATGATTGGTTAAAGGGATAAAAAATATCAACACTACCTATTTGTCCTACAAACTCACCTAGCTTTTTAAATTTACCTTTCCAAGAATTATAGTAATACGCCTTCTTATATTCTTCTTCTAATTCAGATAGTTTTCCGTCGTATCTTAGATAAAGATCATTCAAACTAGTAGCAAGCTGATTTTTATTATAAGAACCTTGTTGTTCTTTTTCATATTCGTCTTCCGTTTTAATTATTTCTTTTGCAATTTCTTTTAATTTTTCTTCTATTGTTTTAGATTTTTCTTTTGCTTTGCTAATTTTATCTAAGTATCCGTTCCTTAATTCCGACAAAGACATTGCTATAGCCTTAAGGCTACCAAAGACCCCGGCAACTGGTGTTCCAATTAAAATTATTAACGCTTCAATAGCAATAATGGAGATACCAAGTGCGCCTTCCCTTTCAACTCCCCATAAATAGTTGGATAATACTACGGCAAAACCCGTAGTTTCAATCATATGTGCTAATTGAAACGATCTAAGACGATTAACATAAGCAGTTATTTCAGCGTTCACTGCTTGGGTTCCTGTATCTGACCTAAAATTAAATAAAGTTTTTGCCTTCTCATTCGCTTGTTCAGCTAACTTAAAATAATTTTCTGCAATTTTTATTTCTGGGATTCCATCTTTTGTTTTTTCTGAATATGTTGCAATTGCAGTTTGAATTGCGATATTTGCGTGTTTAATATTTACGTAAGCCCGTTCGATCGATTTACCCTCAACCATTGCATTGAACGAAATGGCGATAGTATCGCGCTCAATGTCATTAGCTTCTTTTAAATTATTTTTAAATTGTGTGTAACCATCATCACGATAATATTCGGAGATTTTAAACGCACTATAATCCCACCCGTATCCTTTTATAAATCCATCAAATTTGGTTTTATAACCTTGAATAGTTTCGTGTTTTTTATAAACAGAATTCAATAAACCTGTGTGACTATTAATAAAATCATCATTTAAAGTGTCATCAATGTTAACATTAGCTAACTCTTCACGATCAACATTCTCACATATTAAGGCAAACTGTTCATCTATGTATTTTAAACGGCCTTGTATAATTAACGTACCTATTTCTACAATACCCAATCCTAGTTGTTCTAATCCCTTACCCATATTTATACCGACAATGGCAAGTGCTCTTTTACATAATTCAGTGTGTTGGTCGTCTATTTTTTGCTGGATCGTTTCAATTTGTTCAATTATTATTTTACTCTCTTCTTTTAATACACTGATTGCATAAATAAGATTTATGGGGTTAGTACCATCTTCATCTCCAAAAAGCTTTTCACCATCACTTTTTTTTAAATTGAAAAACCCATTTTTTTTTAATTCTTCATTTATTGTTACTAACTTAAAATAAGTAAAGTCGGTAATTGTTCTAGTTGCTACATCGATATCTGTCTTAGCAGTTCTTGCTTTGTCTAATAATATACTCGCTTCAAAGGCAATATCAATACCACGTCTCCGGCGTTTTTCTAAGTCGTTCGTATCAACAATTGTGTTTATTTCTTGATTATTTGTATTCATTTCCCCTTCCTTTTTTTCAATAGCTTCATATGATTCAGTAATTCTTTTATAACGATGTAATATCCTTCTAAGATGGGGGTTCACTGTTAAATATACATTTGTTTCTTCATAGAAAATGGCAGCTTCTAATTTTTTCTCATCCTTTATAGAACCCATAACCCCCTTGACCTTTTCACCGAATCTCGCTAGCCTCTTTACGGTATTCCATTCCTTCTTAGCTTTTTCGTATTCCTTCTTTTCTTTTTGGAAACTATCAGTATCTACTGGTTCTTTTTTACGTTCATTCAAATAATCTTGAATTGATGTTTCGTAAGCAGTCTTAGCAGATTCATATTTTGTTCTGAACTGATCTTTCTTGACAGCGTTAATATTTCTAAAAAAATTTTCGCGAGCCTGTTCGACCTTTTCATTAGCAACAACCGGTCCTGGTCCGGCCTGATCACTAGTATCAGCCTCACCATCATCCTTCTCACTAGTATCAGACCCAACCTCGCCCGTTTGATCAGGTGCCGAATCGTCCATGGTAACCGAACCTATAGTAGTACCACTATCAACATCATCTTTTTTTACTAATTCTTTTTCTTCATCCATAATTACCTATATTATAAATTCTATTATAATATAAGCATATAATTCTTACGTATTAAAATAAATTTGGCGATACCGTTTCATATTCCGATCCGGAATCCGTTTATCTTTGAAATACCGTATCTTCTGCATATAATTTTTAAACACCTTGCCCTCGGTTTCCCCGGTCAACATCGTAATTAAAAAATACAGTGAATACATCCCACATTCGGTCGTACCCATCTGGTGCTCCAGCGGGCAATTTTCATAGAGATGAATATGAAGAGGAGGATGCATTGCTAAACCCTGCTCGGCCACACGTTTATAAAAAGCCTCGATTTCCTTAGGTATCTCGTCCCCGGCACTGTCCATATAAAAGGCGTATTTGTCGTCTAAATCGATGAACATTGATACCCAATGGCTCCCACCTTTATTATGATCATCTAAATTAAAGACGATACCGAGTTTCTTCTTACCCGTATCAAAATAGTGTTTCAACTGGAAATCACATAATTCTTGCCAGACACATTTTCCGCCCATATCTTTGGGTCGGGTATCGAAATCGATGGGGGTCGGTCCGATCACGTGGAAGTCCGGATAACTTTCCTCGTATTGTCGGAGAACATCCATAATATCGTAATTCGACAACCATTCCGACGGATTCTTTTTCCAATCTTTTGGCTGGTCCGGAGCAAACGTTGATCCGTCAATGCGTTTACGAATATTCGGATCGTCGATCTGGTTCAGCCAACAATCCTCTTTACTACATTGACTGAGCCGCCCTTTCAATTCCTGCCATATTTGGACCAGATCCGTCGCCGTAATCCTACTGTGAGGATGATATTTATTATAAGAGGTTTTCAAGAGAACCAGGGTTTCTGGAGGAAAACAGCTGCCAGATACCACACCTTTGCCTTTGACTCCCGGATTACAATTCATTCTACGAAATGTCTTGGTCTTTCCGCCCTTAATGTGTTTCTTTTTAATGTTTCTACGTGTCATTAATATATGTCCATACTTTTTTACATCTTTGTAAAATCCTGGTACAACATTAGAAAATAGAACCACACCATTAAAGCGCGACAGCATAAATCTAGTAATATTTATTTTATACGAATTTAATATAAATGCCTAACCATTCGGATTCGGATTACGATCGTCGGTGTCATTGCCGAAAATGCGTTCAAAAGCGGGAATGTCCTTGCCAACCTAAGCCGGTCCAAGTATGTGAAAACTGTTCTTGCCATAAATGCACGAGAGAACGCGAGAAATCGGTCTGTCAGGTCGACAGCAAAACCGGGAAAACCATTATTATTACAATTCAGTGATTGTGATTACAATTATTATTCACATACAAACAATGTGGCTGCGTTTATCTAGCCAAATTATTTTCTTGGGAAAATCGAAAATAATTTGTTAATATATATGCCCAAAAATTGCCACGAGGTGTGTGATCGTCCGCGTCATAACAGTCGTAAACGTAATTGTAAACGCGAACAATGTCACGCAAAGGACGGTAAGGATGGTTTGGACGGAAAGGATGGTCGCGACGGCGAGAATGGTAAGGATGGTAAGGCCGGACGGGACGGCAAGGATGGTCGGGATGGGGAAGACGGTAAGGATGGAAAGAATGGGGAGGACGGTCGGGATGGCCGTGACGGGAAGGATGGGAAAGATGGTAAGGACGGAGAGGATGGCAAGAACGGCGAGGACGGCCGGGACGGTCGCAACGGTAAAGATGGTCGTAACGGTAAAGATGGTGAAAATGGCCAGGATGGAAAGGATGGGAAAGATGGTGAAGACGGCCAGGATGGGGAGGACGGGGAAGATGGTCGTGATGGTAAGGATGGGAAAGACGGACGGGATGGGAAAGATGGAGAAGATGGTGAGGACGGTCAGGACGGTCAGGACGGCAGAGACGGTTGCGATGGCCAACAGGGACCGTGTGGTCCAATGGGTCCGAAAGGTCCTAAAGGGTGTGATGGCGAACGTGGTCCACCGGGTCCAGTGGGTCCGAAAGGAAGCAAGGGGTGTGAAGGCGAACGTGGCCCCCACGGACCCCCGGGTCCGCCTGGACCCAAAGGATGTGACGGTTGTGATGGAGATTATGGACCGACTGGTCTCACAGGACCCATTGGTAAAACCGGACCTTCGGGACCAGTAGGACAACAAGGTTTCACAGGACCCGCTGGACCTTCAGGGCAACCTGGACCCGCCGGACCCGCTGGACCTTCAGGGCAACAAGGTCAAATCGGACCTGCGGGATCCGCTGGACAAACCGGTCATTTGGGTCCTACAGGACCTTCAGGATCTTCAGGCTCCACTGGACCCGCCGGACCTTCTGGACAAGTAGGTTATACGGGCCCTTCGGGGCAACCTGGACCCACTGGTCCTCTCGGCCCCACTGGTCCGGCTGCAGTATGCGACTGCAGCTGTGTACAATATGTTATCACATTTATCAACCAAGATCTCAGTGCCGGCCCTCAAAGTACCAAAATCATCTACAATGTCCCGAACCAATTTAATTTTATTGTTTACGGTTACGATTCGCTCAATGTGGCCAGTAATTTATATATTCGCACAGGTGAAACGCCAGGTTACGAGAACGGAATAGGTTTTGTCAATGACCTCGGGGGTGACAACGAAATAGATACGTTACATTACGCCCAAATTGATCTCGGAGATTTCAATCGCGTCAAGAAGATCAAATGCACTGACCCTATCATTGGCATTGGTAGTGTACAAGTCGGGGAAGGCTTTGCGATTTACGGGTCCAACGTCTTAGGACAGAAAGGTATCCTCTTATATAGTTATACCAATACGATCGACAATACAACAGCCAATGCATACAAGCAAATCACCATACCTTCGTATAATACTAAAAACAAAACCACTACAGGAGATCTTTATTTGTATGGCGCAGTACCATTCAGATATATTTCGGTAACACCTACTGCTGGTAACATAACTCTAAATTTACTGTCTTTCAACTTATGTAACTGCTAGAAATTTTATTTATGTTTGCGTTGGTGCAAAAAGAAATCCGCCATAGTTTGAGTTTTTTTCACAGTTTCTTTTCCCCAGTAAGATTTGGTAAGACCCGAGCCCTGTTGTTCTTGATCGGCTTTCTCTAACAGCGCTAATTTCTGTTGTGTTTTTTCCTTTTCTTTCTCAGCCATAGTCGTTCTGTAGGAATCGTCATCACCCTCCATATCTTCAAATAAAACATCGCCGTCTTTGTTCTCTAATTCTTTCATTTCAAAGTAGCGCATCAAGGTTCTCACATACCGATCAAACGCCTGATTCACGTCTAAAGTGATCATAGCTTCCGGATTTTTTAATAGTTCGTCCGTAAATTCAGAAATGCGATTCCGGTATTTCCATATCTTTTGTAAATGTTCTTCGTTCTCGATATGTTTCGTAGGATCGCTCTTCGCAACATATTTCTTATATTGTTGGCGATTCATCAAAAAATCCAAGGTAATTTGGTCAATCGGATCAGTTACTTGAGGGAAGTTATCAGAATCCATTATGTATATAACGTATTTATTTTTTATCCTTCTTTTCATCCTTCCTTTTCTCGGTTATTACCTTTTCTTCCTCTATTTTTTTACAAAATTCTTCGAAATGGTCACAAATAAACTTGATGTCTTGTTCGATGGTGAAGTCAGAGGCACGATATCCTTCGTTGCTGACCAAGTCGGCATCAGCGCCGTGTTTGAGTAACCAGAAACATATTTCTTTCCGACCGAAATGAGCAGCTTTATGTAGAGCGGTCTCTTTGCTATGTGTGCGCATATTGATATCCACCCCTGCTTTGAACAGTGCGTGTAAAATTCTTATTCTCCCCCACCTGGCGGCATAATGAATACACGACCAACCGTCCCTCTCGTCAGCATAAGAGGGATCGGCACCCTCACGGATCAGCCGAATCGCTAAGCCATCGTTGCCAAAATAACAGGCGTTCAGGAGTTCTCGATCACGATCTCGTTTAGTTTTTTTCTTTCATAAAGAATATAATAATATTAGAATAATATTATTATTCTAGATTATATGACGACCTTTATCCGTACTATTGTTGAAATAAATGGTCTCTACGACATTTTATGCGCTATGTCGATTTTACATATGATAAATATTCCTATTCTCAATGATTTGCATTTATCTATGATAACCGTCGAGAGAACCCCCTTATCTGACCGATACTTTGCATACTGGATATTTACCTACGGTATGATTCGTCTAAGCGACGACGATTATTTGGTGGCGATGTCCTATTATATTGAAGCATTGCTTATTCTCAACGAACTTTTGAAAAAGAGTATTGATCCTATAAAAGGATGGTTTGTATTGGTGAGCAGCCTGATGTTAGGAAACCAGATACTATGGTAGTTTACCGTTTTTTCTTGGTGAGCTCCCTCTCCCGTTTCTTTTCTTCACGTTCTCGTTTTTTGGTTTCGCGCTGACGTATTTTTTCCTGTTCCCTGATCTGTTTTAAATGGATTTTTTCGAGAGCCTTGCGCTCCTTTTCCAAACGCTTTTCTTTCTCCTTATTCGCCTTTTCATCAACCATTTTTTGGGTAGTGACGAGGTCTTCGACAATCCTGGTTCGGTATTGGTTGACCAAATTTTTCAAGAAATCGTGCTCGACCCCACGTTTTTGTTAACGTAATGTCTTGCGCAGAGCCTTTTTTTCTTTGTTAAGATCCTTTAACTGTCCGCGTTCTTTACCAATGACCTTTTTCACAGTCTTGCGAATCTCGTTGTATCGACGAGTGCGTTTTTTATTGGTATCGGCAATCGCCACTTTCAATACCTTTTGAGATTGAGCATTCTCTCTATTCTTGAGACGTATCATAGCACCATATTCTTTACGCTCATCACGAATAATCATATTAATAACACTGCGTTCTTGCTGATTGAGATCGGTTTTCAACATATTTTTTAAGTGGGTCATACGCTTCTTATAGTTTTCGGTCAAATTTTTGAGTTGTTCGAGAAGGTTCGCAATGTCTTGGTTATATTCTTGGATAGCCGCATCGTATTTTTGTATGATGGGATCATCGCGAATGTTACTATTGACCGCGTTCTTGTTACCTACTTTCTTAGCACATTTATCTTTAAGTTGATAAAAAAGTGTCTCTTTGTATTTTTCGTATTGTCCCGCGTATTTTTCAATATTCTTTTTGACTTCGGCAAATGCAGTCTTCTTCATTTCTCCCCGCTCCTTAATACGCCCCCGTATTTCCTTTATTTTATTACGAATCTCTTGAACTTCTTGTTTGGCTGCTGCTGCCATTTCGCGAATATTGCTATTTACAACTTGGGTGCACTTAGTTTTAGGAACTCCTTCCAAGTCTCCGCAAATCTCGTCTTTCAAGAACCCAAAGGTCTTTTGATTCACTCCACCAAGTTCTCCCTCAAGCTTTTCATTTCCTTCTTCAATTTGTTTTTTTAAATCTGATACATTCGTATCTAACATATTCTGTACAATTTTCTTATCAAACCGCTCGGCCATTTTGGCGTCTTTAATGATAGGGGTTTCGACGTGATGAATCCGGGGTTGCGAGAACTGGCGGGCATCTTTCTCACGGTTCAAATAACTCACATAACCGGCAATATCGTCCAAGTAGAGAGAACGCCCGTGTTCTGTGAAATCCCCGTTTTCGTTTAAGTATTTAGCAGAAAAATTGGAAAAGTCGGCAGGCATTTGTTCGTCAGGTCCTCGCATTAAGTTCAATAATTGGATCAGTTCCATCGGATCCTTGGTAATGGGTGTAGCGGTCATTAATAATAATCTCGCAGAGTCCGCCCCCGAATATTGATAAGAATACATCAGAGCCTTATGGAGGGCATTCATATCGGGGCGCTCAATCGACGACAAATCGTCGCCACCGTATAATTTATGAGCTTCGTCAATGATAAGAAGGGTTTTACGGAGAGGATCTTCTTTACCATTGATCTTGACTAACGTGTCGTAGAGAGTATTTTGCTTAGATACCAAGTTTGAAAACTGTTTGTAGGACATTGGGCGTATACGCCAGGCCTTGGACAAGAGCCGCATACGCTTTTCTTGTTCGGCAGGGATCTGGAGGCGCGAATGTTCAATCTGATGACGTATGCTCTCATTGCAAACCTGGTCAAACATATTTTTCCAGATATCGCTTTTCAGGGTAGTGCGAGTGATCCAAAGAATAGTGTACCCATTTTTTTCAAAGTTTTGGGTAGCCGCTGCAATTGCGCTGCAAGTTTTGCCTGTTCCGACTGAATTCCATAAAAGCATACCTTTTAAAGGATTGATCGGACTGAAGTAGTGGCGTATAAAGTCTTGGGTAGGACTGTATTTGATGAGTTCTCCGGCCCCGCCCTTTTGTTTCTCCGCACACAAGTTCTCCATTTTCACCGGATCCCAGGCAAATTCCCCGAAATTCTGGCGAATATATGCCGCCATTTCTTCGTGACTAAGACGTTTCTTCTCCTCATTATTCACGATAATGGGAGAACCGTCACGTATTACCAATTTACGCTTTTTAGGGGCGTTATCGGTGGTCCCGCCGTAGAGAACTTCAACATCGTCGCCAATATGTTCGTCAATAACCGCGCGGCCGTGTTCTTCGTCGTCATCTACCGAAACAAAGGGAATCGAAAAACTATGGACATTTTTGTTAAGTTCGTAGTCAACTGCACCTACTACCGTAGTACGCTCCAAGTCGTGAGAAAACTGAATAAGACGTATGTCGAGATCCATTGCTTTGAAATAAAGGTCCATCGCACTCTTAGCTCCCATAAACGATCCTCGTAAAGGCTCGGGGATCGATAAATCGTAGATAAAGACGTCGAGGGGCCAGCCTTGATGGGGGTGGAACTTTAGTCCCTTTTGTCCACAGGTTCTCGTACCGCGCCCCACGACCTGTTTTTGGTCAGCTGGAACGGTGGATGGTTCAAATATGTGGATATATTTGATGTCGAACAAGTCGATACCCTCTTTGAATCCACTGTCTAAAATAATGAAACGCACAAGTTCTCCCTGGATGTTCTCGGGACGTTGGTTGAATTTTTTAAGCATATCCTTTTTCATAGCTACGGTGATCGGTTGGTCGTATACTCCGACCGAGGACAACATATAAAAATTGTTCTGGTAGGTTTGTTCAAGAGTCTCATCGTTTAAGAGTTCGATTTTATGGTAACGCTTTTTACTTTTTTCATTATCAACTAGGGGAGCTACGTATCCAATTGTGTAACCCTTCGCAAGAAAGGCTGACGCAATCATTTTAGCCCCGTACGTACCCGATTTTAAATCGGAAAAAACGAAATGTTTGAATAGCTTTTTATGATTTTTCATATCCTCCCGGTCTAATTTTTCGATGTTTTTCATAAGAGCATCGAGTTTGGGCGAGGATTCGGACATATCCTTTAGAAACGTTTTAGGTTCAAAGGTTTCGTTATCAAATTTATAAATGTTAGAACCTTGGTTCCAGTTCGATCTTTTACGAACGCAGGTTGGGTCATAAGATAATATACCATTTTTGGCAAAAAGTTTTCCTAAATCCTCTAGTTTTGCCTCAGTTTCTCTTTGCTGTTGCTCGTTTTGCTCTATCTTTTTTTTATATTCCTCCTCCATAATTTGTTATATATTAATATATTATAATATATTAACGATATGTCTGTCTATACTCAACCGTCTTATGCTGGACGCCCGACAAGTTTCGCATTATTGGGTGGACCTTACAACGGTTTTTCAGCGATTCAAACCATCAATACGAAAAACGATAGTGGAGATGTGATGACCCGCAGAATACTCCGTAAATCGTGGAACACACCTTACGCCACTGGAAAGGTCAATGGTAAATCACGCGTGATTACTCCCTTCCGTGCGGTCAACAATTTAGGGGATTTCTTAGGACGTCAACAATACGTCTGTGGCGGTCCCAACCAAGTAAACGCGAACAAGCCCGGATGGAAAGGGCACATCGGATCGATCATCTCTCAATGCGATGGTACCGGTATTCCCTCGTCAAATTGCAATTCGCGTTTTGTTCCGGATGCCTCGGACTACATTACGTATAAGAGACAGCGTGCGATGAACCGTAACTATAACGATTTGAAACAGGGCGGAAACGAGAGTCGCGTGGAGCAAACTGCTAATTATAAGCATTTTTAAACCTTTGCGCATTTTCAATGCGCTTGGTAACGTTACCTTTGCCACTCGAAATGCCCACTTTAGTGGGCGTTTTAAATCGGAAAAGGTGTAAAAACATTCAAGTAATAATTGTATGATTGTAAGTAATAATTGTATGATTATAAGTAATAATTGTATGATTATGATATATACATCATAATCATAATGTCAATTAAGAATATTCAAAACACCCCCGTATTTATTAAGACAGAGATCAATAATGGAACATTGTCAACACAAAATGCTATGCCCCAGAAAGATAGCACAAGTGACGGCCAAAGTTCATTTAGTGCGGATCGTCGGGCCTATACTGATACTATGACCCAAAACCCCAAAATAAATGTGTTGAACAACCCCTATCGCGGTATGGCGGGTTGGAAAAATGGTCCTCGTCGCTTACCTACGGTGTTTGATGGAACTCATAGCGCGAATCAGAAAAAATGGCACGCTAACCGCGATGCGAGCGAAGTGATACGTAAAAATCGTGTGATTGGTGTGGGTTTAGGATCCCTTAATGCGGCGGGACAAGCTCTTAGCTTTGATAGTCACGCAAATGTAAATACGGTCAACCAAGCTTTAAGTCGGGTGCGTGCAGGTGGCGCGGTCGCACCTGTGAAGAAGGACTATAACAAGAGCAATGCTTATAGCCCGAGCCCGAAGAATATTCCCTTGGTTCCGGCACTTAAGGTGGCGAATGGGTACAAGATGCCTCCGACCAAGTATGCGGGTCCGATTACAGGTTCGGTGGTCTGGCATTATAAGCATCAGAATACACCATAAGTGTTATTTGTGCTAAAACAGCATAAAAATATTTTATTATATTATGGCAATGGAGTACGAGCTTCCAAGCAAAGATAATTACACGATTTATACTAAAAGTGGGTGCAAATACTGCGTAAAGGCCAAGGATCTTTTGATCAACGAAGTATACGAGGTCATTGACTGTGACGATTATTTGATCAATAACAAGGAGGATTTTTTGACGTTTATGAAAGGGATTATTGGTAGGGAATACCGTACGTTTCCTATGGTGTTTGATAGGGTAGGGTGTTTCATTGGGGGGTTTACCGAGTTAAAAGCTGTCTACAAACCTCCTGATATCAATGATTTTCCGGACCCCTTCTCAACAAACTAAACGAGTCCATTGTTCTAGAACAATAGAAAAAAATATTTTTTACGACCTGAAATGATATAAACATATTACGTAAAATATGTTTATATGGCGACAGCTGTTAAGGGACGCGCTATTGGTATTGATCTGGGCACGACCTACTCGTGCGTAGGTGTTTGGCAGAATGATCACGTAGAGATTATTGCTAATGATCAAGGTAACCGCACAATGCCTTCTTATGTATCTTTTACTGCGGACGAACGTCTGATTGGTGAGCCGGCCAAATCGAACGCTGCGGCCAACCCGAAAAACACAGTCTTTGATTCGAAGCGTCTGATTGGTAAGAGCTATAATGACGAGAAGATGGCCACCATTATGAAGCATCTCTCATATAATGTAGTGAACAAGGACAACAAGCCGTTTATTGAGGTCGATTACAAGGGCGAAACCAAGGTGTTTTCCCCGGAGGAGATTGGGGCGATGATTTTGGGAAAGATGAAGGAGATAGCAGAGGCCTTCTTGGGAGAGACGGTCACTGACGCGGTCATTACGGTTCCCGCTTACTTCAACGATTCTCAGCGTCAGGCCACGAAGGATGCTGGCACGATTGCTGGTCTCAACGTTTTGCGTATCATTAATGAGCCGACTGCGGCATCGATCGCTTACGGCCTTGACAAGAATAGTAAGGGCGAGAAAAATATTATGGTGTTTGATTGCGGCGGGGGCACCCACGACGTGTCCATTATTGCTATTGACGATTCCGTCTTCGAAGTCAAAGCTACAGGCGGAGATAATATGTTGGGTGGTGAGGATTTTGACACCAGAATGGTGGAGCATTTTTGCACAGAATTTCAAAGAAAGCACAAGAAGGATATTACGGACAATAAGCGTTCAATGCGCCGGCTTCGCACGGCGTGTGAGGCTGCCAAGCGCACACTTTCATCGTCGACGGTGGCCAATATTGAAATTGATAGTTTGTACGATGGTATCGATTTCGCGAGCAGCATTACGCGGGCCAAGTTTGAGAATTTGTGTGACGATATTTTCAAGCGCACGATGGCCCCGGTCGACCAGGTATTGCGCGATTCCAAGTTGTCGAAGTCGCAGATCAGTGACGTGGTATTGGTGGGTGGCAGCACCCGTGTTCCGAAGATTCAACAGCTCTTGACCGAGTACTTCAACGGCAAGGAGTTGTGCAAATCAATCAATCCCGATGAGTGTGTGGCTTACGGTGCAGCTGTTCAGGCCGCCATTCTGACCGGTGTCAAGGACGAGAAGATTTCTGACCTTTTGTTGTTGGATGTATGCCCCCTCTCTCTGGGTCTCGAAACCGCAGGTGGGGTAATGACCAAGATTATCAACCGCAACACGACGATTCCGGCAAAGAAGTCCCAGACATTCTCGACCTATGCGGACAATCAACCGGGGGTCTTGATTCAGGTCTTTGAGGGCGAGCGTGCAATGACCAAGGATAACACGTTGTTGGGTAAGTTTCAGTTGGAGGGTATTCCTCCGATGCCCCGTGGTATGCCCCAGATCGAGGTGGTGTTCGATATGGACGCCAACGGCATTCTGAATGTGAGTGCTTGCGAGAAGTCGACGGGGAAGTCTCAGAAGATTGCGATTACGAACGACAAGGGCCGGCTCTCGAAGGAGGAGATTGAGCGGATGGTAGAGGAGGCTGAGCGGTTTGCGAAGGAGGATGCTGAGCAGAAGGAGCGGATCGAAGCCAAGAACAGTATGGAGGAGCAGATCTATCGCAACAAGAACAACGAGTCGCTCAAGGAGGCGAGCGAGGATGTGAAGAAGGAGTACCAGGATATGATGAGCGAGTATGACACCTGGCATCTTAACAACCCCGGGGCTTCGAAAGAGGAGTTCGAGACCAAGACAAAGGAGATGACCGATGCTATCGAGGCGTTTATGAAAGAGCATAATTTGTCACCTCCGATCCCGACCCCGGATTTTAAGTCTGACGGACCGATGGATAGCGATGCGGCCAAGAAGATGGCCGAGGAGTATGTCAAGAAGATGGAAAAGGAGGGTAAGGAGGGTAAGGGTGAAGAGGTTCCTGCACAAGAGCCCCAAATTGATGAGATTGATTGAAAAATCATATAAAAAAATGCATTTTTAAATGGTAATGCGGAAAGCTTTTTGTTTGATTACCGTGAAACCCCACAAAATATGGTTAGATTTTTTGAATACAATGACGGATAACTATGATGTTTTTTTAATAATTGACGATAATTCAGACTATGAAGAGATTATCAAGGATTATCCACTCATTATTTTTATACAGATCGGTGATCATTATTCGCGTTCTATGGGTTACGTAAATTCCAATTTTACTATTAAGAAAAAACCGTCGGGGTGGGACAAAGCTCTTCTCTATTTTTCCAAGATTAACACCGAATTCGAGTATTGTTGGTTCTGTGAAGAAGACGTTTTCTTTAATAGTGTTGAGACGATTCTAAAGACTGATAGAGAATATCCGACATCGGATTTGTTATGTAAATATGGTGGTAAAAACGATACAGGAGATATTATGGGCTGGCATTGGCACCAAGCCGCGCCCTTTTTTAAACTGCCCTGGTTGAACGCGATGATATGTTGCTCTCGGTTATCAAAGCGCTTATTGACAGAAATAAATAAGTTTGTCACAGCTACACGCACATTAACGTTTGTAGAATGCTTGTTTCCTACGATTGCCCATCATATGAATATGAAGATAGACTCGCCTCCGACATTCGAAACGATCTATTGGCGTTACGATTGGACAAACCATAGTTTTAATGATCGTGGCTTCTATCATCCGTTGAAGAATGTTGAAGGTCATCGAACGATCCGTGAAACCGGAAAATTTTCCTAACAACTATATATAGCAATTCAATGTACAAATATTTCGTAGAGTTTTTAGGAACAACTTTTTTCGTTTATATCATTTTGGCTACCGGAAATCCGTTGGCGATTGGTGCCGCGTTAGCACTCACAATTTTATTGACATCCGCGATTTCAGGAGGATTCGCTAACCCCGCAGTAGCCATCGTTATGGCTTCGGCCGGAAAGTTCCCGACCTCAGACCTGGTGCCTTATATTTTAGCTCAAGTGTTTGGTGGTTTGGTAGCTTTAGAGATATACAAACGTTTCAAGATCTAAGTATTTTCAGCCATTATATATTCTGTCATAAATTTCATAACTTTATTGTATTCGCGTAAGAGCTCGTAACATTCTTCCTTTTCTAGTTTTTCTACGTATTCTTGTTGATATTTGGATAATATACGCATATTTCGTATACTATCTATGATGCTGTAATGAAAGTCACACTCAAATATTTTCCCTTTCAAATCCTTTCCGGATAAATAGTAGTTGGGGATGATCTGTTCACTGTTTTCGATACCAAATTTTGCGGGACCTTTACACGATGTGCTTGGTTCTCCATAACCGCGATTTTTATGATAAACTTGCTCAGCAATATCAGGCATAACTTCTTTTATTTCCTGATAAAATCTATCTTCTTTTAAACGCATACTCTGTCTAACGCGTTCACTCGGACGCTCATCAGAGATATAAATATGACGAGGATTTCTTGTGGACATTTTATATATTTATTCCTATAGTTTTCCATATTGAAATATTTTTGCTGCATTGTTGCTGCAAAATAGTATTGTAGTTATAAAATTACAATACTATATTATTTGGTTTTTTGAATCATACGAAATACTACGAAGAGTGCGACGACAGAGATGGAGCCAAAGTAGAACCGTGTAATAAGATCCATTTTAGGTTTAGACACACCGTCTCTGTCTTTTTCCAAGGGTGGTTCGGCCCAATTGTCTGAATAAACATCCTCATCTTTTTTCTTATTATCCTCTAACACTAAATATTGATTGCGGTGTTTTTGAATAATGACCGGAATCTCTTTTTTGCTGTCGCTAGAGACCGAGGATTGAAACTCCCCGTTATCGAAATAGGGTTTTACGTGAGTCAAGTCGTTGCGAGTTTGCATTTTGCAAGGACACTCGTGCTTAATACCGTCAAGTGGGCGGTTAGCTAAAGCCGAGTCTAAGGGAGTTATATTGGTATAACCCTCAATCAATTCGTTTATTTTTTTATAATCGTCATACTGTAACGTTGAACTGGACATCTTATAATACATCTCGATTTTTTCCAGAGAAAATTGATTTAAAGAATCGACCATCATATCCTTTAAAAGACTATAATGGCCGAAATGTTCACATTACTAAATAATTCGCATAAATTTACGGTCGATTTCATTAAACAGCAGATCGAGTCCGGGATTCGTCCACCGAATAATACAAATTATAGGATTGAGAATGTAATGATCAAGGCACTATTTGGGGGTAGAACGGTTGATAATGTTTATCCCATTGTCAATATTAATGACGTAGTGATCATTTGCGATGGCACTATTTATAACAGTAAAAAGTTGTTTGAAGAATTGGGGGTTGAACCAGAGACCGATTGTGACTACGAAATTATTGTTCATCTCTACATACGTTACGGTATTGAAACTGCTCTACGAATGGTCGATGGTATTTTTGCGTTTGTTCTTTTAGACCATCGGTTGACAATCCCGTCGGGAGAATTAGATTCGGTGATGTACATTGCTAGAGATCCGTATGGGGTTAAACCTCTCTATCTGTTACGCCCTAATACCAAGAACATTATGATTGAATATTACCGAACAGACGGGGACATCTTTGCTCTTTCGAGTAACATAGATATGTTGAAAGGGCTTGAACGGGAAATGAATTTGATAGAACATCCTGAAAACGACGCACTTATTGTCAAAGGGAAGCCCAAGAAATCGTTTTATATTATTGAACCTGTTCTTCCTGGAACCTACAGTGTGTTTGAACAAAAATATCGGGTGTTGGCGACTTGGCGGTTTATTAGACATCAAATCCCCTACCATTTCTGCCAACCAGGTCTCACATTTGTAAAAAACGATGACAAAATTGTATTGAATCGATTGGTAAGTGAAGCAGTTATCAAGAGAATTCGTGATGACAAACCGACAAGCATTGTATTGACAGGTAAATACGAGGGATTTATTACTGCGGCAGTAGCGAGTAACAAGTTAAACCAGTCTTTGAGTACGTTTACGTGGATAGATACGAGTGCTTGTGAACCCGACATTCAGAGAGTAGCCGATTATCTGAAAACTAACCATATCGTAGTTTCGATCACGAATGACGAACTTGACAGTGAGAAGGAAAATATTTGCCCGTCAATGGATGTTGCGTTCTGGTTTATGGCGAAAAAGATCGCTAGTGTTGCACCGAATTCCTTGGTTTTCCTCGAAATTGGAATTGATCAATTTCTCGGATCTGGTCAAAGTAAAGATGATGAAACTCATCTTGACTTTCAATATCGTCTATCTAATTATCTCAAGTCGGCCTGTCCTGATCGATTGAACGTAATCTCAAAAATATTTTGGTACCACGGACTAGAAGTTGAGATGCCGTGGCTGGATATTTCCTTGACTCGGCACCTTGTAACATATTCTAGAAATTTCCAATTTATGTGTAATCCTGTAGGAATCTACGGTAACAATTTGTTGCCCGAAGAATTGTTCCATTGAGTTATCGGAAAATTAAAAATCGGCATTGAACTCGAAAATGTCCTTGGTCACCGTCTTATTGGCCAAAGCATACTCGGAATTCGTACGTTCGAAGAAATTAACCTTCGACTCCACGCTGATCAACTCCATAAAATCAAAGGGGTTCGCTGAATTATAGATCTTATCGTAACCGAGTTGGAGGGCCAGACGGTCCGCCACAAATTCAATATACTGTGACATCAACTTGGCATTCATACCAATCATACGACAAGGAATGGCCTCGATAATAAACTCTTTTTCTATTTCGACGGCCTCGGTAATGATCTCGACAATCTTCTTCTTAGGGAGCTTACGGACCAACTTGGAATAGAGGAGGACCGCAAATTCGGTATGGAGCGCCTCGTCACGCGAGATAAGTTCATTCGAGAATGTGAGTCCAGGCATCAGACCACGCTTCTTGATCCAGTAGATGCAGGCAAACGAGGAAGAGAAGAATATTCCCTCAACTACCGCAAACGCTACTAGGCGCTTCGCGAAACTACTGCGCTTATCATCGAGCCACTTTTTGGCCCAATTGAACTTCTTTGTGATGCAGGGATAATTCGTGGTCGCCTCGAACAATCGTTGCTTCTCGTCTTCATCTTTAATATAAGTTTGAATCAAAAGGCTGTACATCTCCGAGTGGATATTTTCGATAGCAATCTGAAAGCCGTAGAAGGCCCGAACCTCGGACGATTGAACATCGTTCATAAAACGCACCGCCAAATTCTCTGTGACCACACCATCCGATGCAGCGAAAAAAGCCAATACCATTTTAATAAAATTTCTTTCATCTTCATTTAATCCATTCCAATCTTTCAAATCCTGAGCTAAGTTGACCTCATTTACAATCCAGAAACTATCAATCGCGCGCTTGTACATATCCCAAACATCGTTATGTTTAACGGGGAACATAACGTAGCGATTATCGTCAGGAGCGAGGAGGGGTTCAACAAAAGTCTGCTCGGACATTTTTGTACTAAATAATATACTCGTTAGATTTTTATTCCCTTTTCATTAAATAGTTTTACGCGCACTATGCTTTCTACGTTTTCCTCGCTTCGCTGCGGTTTTACGGCAATTCTTTTTGGAAGCCTTGCGTTTCTTGTATGATTTCTTACCACCCTGATATACTGATGCACAATCATCATAAGAAATGGGTTTTTATTATTTATGGTCGCGGCTGCAATACAATTACAGTAATCTTCCTTAGTTTCTTTATCTATACAAAGACTTGAGGACATTTCACAAATACTATAAAATATAAGCAGAAAGTCCTGCCCATACTTTTCTAAACATAAAGAAATGTCCGGACTCTGCAAATATAAAGATATTTTCGGGAAACCGAATACCGGAATTCACAGTTATCGGATTTTCAATTTGGCCGTGATGGATATTGCTCAGACAATTTTGGCAGGAATCTTATTTTCCTGGTACTTCAAGTGGAACATATGGATAACTTTAGGCGGGCTGTTTCTCCTAGGAATTGTGGTCCATCGATTATTTTGTGTCCGTACTACGGTCGATAAGATCCTCTTCCCCGACGCATAATATAATCTATCAGGCAGATTTTATTATGCAATTTTATTTTCATTCGGTATATAAAACAGATCGATGTTTCACGACTCGGACCTCTCTCACAACCTCGGCGACTTGCGTACTGATACCAAGAAACCACGTACTAGAAAACCCAGGAAACAAAACGAAAAAGAAATTATGTACGAGTATAAAGCCGAGGTTGAGAAGGAAAGAGAGAACTCGATAATGAAACAACGTAAATTATATGAAAATATGCAGTATCTGTCGGAAAAAGAAAAAAACATCTTTGAGAACAAAATGACTTCGCCCAAAAATCGTAGCCAAGAACTTTATTGCAGCCTCTTGAAGAAAAAAGACAAAAAAATTGTGGTGGCGACAGGTCCGGCCGGAACAGGTAAAACTCTTTTTGCCACTGAATACGGGGTTCGTAATTTTTTGCTAGGAAACTATGACAAACTTGTCTTCACCCGTCCGTCGGTCTCGGTTGACGAAGATCTCGGTTATTTGCCGGGAACCTTGGAAGAGAAAATGGCGCCGTGGGTGCGTCCGATTTACGATATCCTCTACAATTTTATGAGTCCGAAAGAGGTCACTGCCCTTATGGAAGAAAAGGTAATAGAGATTTCCCCGCTTGGATTTATGCGTGGGAGAACCTTCAAGAATTGCTGGATCGTAGCTGACGAAATGCAAAATTCGTCAGTGTCCCAAATGAAAATGTTGCTTACTCGTTTGGGAGAAAATAGCCGATTAGTGATTACGGGTGATTTAGAACAATTTGATCGTTCGGGAGAACTCAATGGCCTGGACGATTTCTTGAATAAATTCAAAGGAAAACGTTCGTCTAGTATTAGCAGTTTTGAATTTCAGAGAACCGATATTCAACGTGAAGAAGTGGTCAAGGAAGTTCTCGACATTTACAGTGGAGATGTTCCTGAAATTTATAACTCGATGTTGGGGAGTTCGGACGACTCTAGTAGAGGAAGCAACAATTCCCCCTGTTTTGGTCAACCCGTCTCTTCATAAATAATTTCGCTAGATACGTTATACGAATTCGAATATACTATGAAATTTTCGAGAAAAAGTTTGATGAAACTGAGTTATAATATTAATCCAATTTTGTATAATCGCGTGGTTCTCTATTTTTTAGCTCTTTTAGCGCTCGGAGATATTGTCTACTTTTTAAGTCGTAATGATATCACCTCTCTCGCTGTCCTTGTTTTAGTAGCTATGTTAACCACCTTTTTTAGTAAGAATATGGTGGTCGTTCTGGTCATTGCCTTGTGCATTACCCACGTTTTCAAATACGGCGCGGCGTCTTACGTGAGCGAAGGTATGGAGAACCAAGAAGATAGTTCTGATGCTAAAATAGAGGATATTCCGACTAAGAGGTCTGACGATATTCCGACTAAGAAACCTGATGATAAACCCACTAAGAAACCTGACGATAAACCTCCGGCTAAACCTATCAAGCCGACCACGGAGAAGACGGACAACGTTGAGTATGCCGACCTCAAGAATGAATATCAGGATTTCAAGGGAATTCAAGATGAAATTATGACCGGTTTACAAAAAATAGATCCTTTATTGAGCCGTGCCGAAGCATTTATAACCAAGTTTGAGAACTACAAGTCGCAACAAACAGACGGTTTCAAGAATCGTTAGATCTGTATAAGTGATATTCGCCATTTTTACAAAGATAAATATAAAAGGCATTTTTATATTTATTTTACATTAATTGCTTAGCATAGCATAACCACTGCATAAAACCCTTACCGTCCTAAACTTTTTGCGCACATCGAATGGAGCAAACGGTTCTGAAAGTAGATTATGCCGTAGCCAAGTGCAATAGTAACTGCCATAATCCAGTAATCCGAACCCTTCTTCTTAATAAGACCAAGGTAGATAGCGGAGATCACGTAGAGGAAAAACCAGACTAATCCAAGGATTGAGAGGAAGTAGAACCACAAGCAAAAATCAGAGCTCAAGGGACCAAACAAATTATCGACAATGCCTGCCATTATATGTTATCTCTAGAAAAATAATTACGTCTTTACCTAAAGATGAGAGAACCCAAGTTCTCTAACACTCTACAATTTTAACTCAATTTGGCTAAATTTTTAATTCAGTAAAACTATATGTCAAAAGAAAAAGAGATAAAATATAAGCAATTTATATAAAATAGGTGGTAAATGGATAATTCGACTATATGGAAAATCATTGACAAATACTTTGAAGATAATCCACAGTGTTTAGTAAGACACCATATAGGATCCTATAATGACTTCTTTAAAAACGGTATTTTCCAAATATTCAAGGAAAAAAACCCCCTACGTATTCAAACCCAATATGACGAGGAAATTGACGATTATCGTAATCAGTGTATTATGTACTTTGGTGGTAAATCCGGTGATAAAATCTATTTCGGAAAACCGGTCATTTACGATGACAACCAATCCCACTATATGTTTCCGAATGAAGCCCGCTTACGTAATATGACTTACGGTATGACGATTCACTACGACATTGAGATTGAGTTTATTAAGAATTTGAGACCAGGTGAGGGTCCGGTTATGCCGGGTCTCGAACTGATTGAGGGTGGTTTCAATGATCCGCATAAATTCGAGAACTTTAAACATAAAACGATGGCTGATCTTGAAAAGGAACGAGAAGCCGAAAAAGAATTACATCGCGGTGGTCAAAAACAAGTAGAGGATGAAACCGAGGGTGGAGCACCTAAAGGACCTCCTAAACGTCGCAAGCAACGGAAATTAGATACCGAATTGACCGCCGCAGAAACTGCCCTCTTTCGGGAAGCCATTGAAAAATCGATGGTCGCACCCAACGTCCAAAAGGAGACGGTGGTTCTCGAAAAGATATTGTTAGGTAAGTTCCCCATTATGGTCCAGTCCCATTTCTGTGTATTAAACGGACTCCCTCGTGAAATGCGTCACACAATGGGTGAATGCCGTAACGATATTGGAGGGTATTTTATCATTGACGGCAAAGAAAAAACCGTCATTACCCAAGAAAAGTTCGGTTACAATATGGTAAATGTTCGAGAGATTAATGACGATAAACTCTTATATGCTGCGGACATTACATCGGTCTCAGAGAATGTCGCCAAACCCATACGCGGACTCTCGGTGCGAATAATGGCCCCTACTGCCTCCTATACCAATAAAAACATTGTCGTCAAGATTCCGAATGTCCGAGCCCCAGTTCCCCTCTTTATATTATTCCGGGCCTTAGGTGTCATTAGTGACAAACAGATCATCACAATGTGCCTGTTGGATTTAGAAAAGTACGAGACCTTGGTAGACTTGTTTGAACCCTCGGTCCACGATGCCGGAGGTATCCTGACCCAACGTAATGCTCTTAAATATATCGCCAACTTGACCAAATATAAAACCACCGAAAATGTGCTGGAAATTTTGGCCGACTATTTTTTACCCCACGTAGGAGAACTTAATTTTACGCAAAAAGCCTATTTTTTAGGGTATATGGTGAAGGAGCTCTTGTCGGTATATGCCGGCATACAACCCCCCACCGATCGTGATAATTTCAAGTTTAAACGTTTGGAATTGGTAGGTTCTCTAGTCAACGATCTATTTCGCGAATATTATACGATTCAGATGCGACAATTACATTTGGCGTTTGAAGAGAAAATCACCTATAATCGCGGCATTTACGAGGATAATCTGAAAGGGCTTATTTACGAGAATTATAAGGAGGTGTTTAGAGAACGTTCTCTCGAGGCCGGATTCAAAAAGGCGTTCAAGGGGAACTGGGGAGCACAGCCACATACAAAACGTGTCGGTGTAGTGCAGGATCTTAACCGCTTATCGTTTAATTCTATGTTGAGCCATTTACGTAAAACGAATTTACCCCTCGATTCTTCGGTCAAATTGGTGGGTCCTCGGGTTCTCCATAATACTCAATGGGGGTTTTTCGACCCAATTGATACCCCCGACGGGGCGAATATTGGTATTCATAAACATCTTTCTATTTCTGCTCACGTCACTCAGGGATATTCGAGAGAACCGATGATAAAATGGTTACGTGAGAAGGTAGATATGAAACTTATTGAGGATTGTTCTCCAACCATTTTGTCCCGAATGACCCACGTTTTTGTGAATGGCTTATGGACCGGGGCGATCGATAACCCGAACCAAACCGTCGAAAAAATAAAGCTGTTCCGACGCAATGGTCTTATTCCTACTTATACGAGCGTTAATTTCGATATTGGGCGTAATACCGTATTTATTTATACCGATGCGGGTAGATTATCCCGTCCCATTTTCTATAAAGACGGCGAAACTGGCAAGTTCTCATTTGAATCCGAGAACGTTATGAAACGTATAGAAAGCGGTGAGTTTTCTTGGAACGAATTGATTACTGGATTCAACAAAAAGACGGTGAAAGGCCCCAATACTGACAAGATCTACGAGTTACACGAAATATACGAGGGTATTGATAGTGAGACGAACCCTGCTAAGTTGAAACGGTTCCTCGAAGAAAAAGCTATCATAGATTATGTTGATGTCAACGAGTCAGAGGGCGCACTTATTTCGTTCAGTCAACGTCCCCATAGTGACAGTAAAGACGAATCTAAAGATAAAACCCCCGAAAAATACACTCATATGGAGATTCACGAATCGTTCATTTTCGGTATGATGTCGAATTTGATTGATTACCCCGAGAACAACCCCGCGGTTCGTAATTCGTTCTCCTGTGGACAAAGTAAACAAGCCTGTTCACTCTATCACACGAACCATCAACTTCGTATGGACAAGACTGCGGTTGTATTGGTGAATGGGCAAACCCCGCTAGTAAAAACCCGATACCTTGAACATATTAATCACGAGGAGAACCCCTACGGTGAAAATGCCATTGTGGCTATTATGTGTTATACCGGATACAATGTAGAGGACGCAGTGCTCATCAACGAAGGTTCTCTGAAACGCGGACTTTTCCGCACCACATACTACACTACCTACGAGTCGCACGAAGAAAAGAGCAAGACGGGCGGGGCTACTACCGACAAGGTTTTTACGAATATTGAGACAGATGGTAGTGTCATTGGTACCAAGCCTGGTTACGATTACAGTAAGTTAGATAAATATGGTCTTATCCGTGAAAATACTCTGGTAGATGATAAAACTGTCTTGATCGGACTGACCACGTCGAGTTCGGAGAATAAGGAGGTTCGGCTCGATGCCTCAAAAGTTCCGAAAAAGGGACAGCTTGGTATCGTCGACAAGGCGTTTATTACGGACGGTGAAGAGGGGTTCCGTATTGCGAAAATCCGGGTTCGTGAAGAACGTATTCCGAATTTGGGAGATAAAATGGCTTCGAGGGCCGGGCAAAAAGGGACCGTGGGTCTTATCATTCCCGAATGCGATATGCCGTTCGCTAAAAATGGTTTACGTCCGGATATTATTATTAATCCTCACGCTATCCCTACCCGTATGACGATTGGCCAATTGGTCGAATCGATCACAGGTAAAGCCTGCCTTTATTACGGTGGTTTCGGCGATTGTACCGCGTTTAATAACGATGGCTCAAAGATCAAGGTATTTGGCGAACTCTTGACGAACGCCGGGTTCCATTCGAGTGGTAACGATATTCTATATAATGGTATGACGGGTGAACAGATTGAAACCGAGATTTTTATGGGGCCGACCTATTATATGCGTTTGAAGCATATGGTCAAAGACAAAATTAATTATCGCGCATTAGGGCCGAGAACCGCCCTTACGCGTCAACCTGTTTCTGGACGCGCAAACGACGGTGGGTTACGCATTGGTGAAATGGAACGTGATGCGGTCATAGGTCACGGTATTTCCGCATTCTTACGCGAATCGATGATGGAACGTGGGGACAAGTATTATATGGCGGTTTGTAACAATACGGGTATGGTAGCTGTCTATAACCCTGCGAAAAATCTGTTTATGAGTCCGATGGCAGATGGACCGATCAGGTTTGTAGGATCTTTGGAGAGTCAAACAATGCGGGTGGAGAACGTGACTAAATTTGGGCGCGATTTCAGTATTATCTGTGTTCCTTACAGCTTGAAATTGCTGGTACAGGAATTACAGACCATTAATGTCCAGATGCGTTTAATCACCGAAGACAACATTGAACAGTTAGAAAATATGTCTTATTCTAAAAATATCGATAAATTATTGAATAACGAGAACTGGAACGCCAAAGACTATGTGAATAGCATCAATAAAGCGTTGAATCAACCTCTGGCGAACATTGTTGTCACTTCTGAGACCGCGTCAGAAAAGGGTTCTCCAGAATATGTAAACGTGAACCCATCCCCCGAATTTATTCCCGCCTCCCAAACTGCTGCCGAATCACCGATCGTGTTCCCCGAAACCCCGGAAGGGTCCGTTCCCGAACCGACATCACCTGATATTCCCCCACCTCCCACAAATCCCCTCGATATATTGACCGAGAAAGCTCAACAATATAGTAGCGGTGATCAAGTATTTTTAAGGGGAGATTTACTTTCTAGCCGCATATGGACAGTCAGCAAAGTGGGGGATCGTATGTTGACAATTGAGACTGCCAATTTAGAGAACTTGCCCCCGGGTGATAACATTAAGGTGGTTACAGCAGACGACATCATACCCTACGATCCTAATTTGATCAATAATCCGGCCGCGCAGCCAATCGAGCAAGTCGGTGGCTACGCGGATCTGCCAGCACCGGGACCAATGATGTACGGAGGAGGGATGATGCCTGCGATCAACTTTGCCCCTCAATTCAAGATTATGAACGGCGGCAGTGATTTCTCGACTGATCCGACCACTACTAATCCTAGTGAACCGATAGGCGCGGCTACACTACCTGATATAAACAATTTATCATTACCGTCCCCGTCCCCGTCCACCTCACAAAGTGGGGGAGCCCAGGTGGAAGCTAAAGCTGTCGAAGAACCCTCGTCTTTCCTAGATTTTAGCAAATTATTAATACAAAAGTTAGGTTAGAAAATTGATTTAGAAACATTTTCATCTAATAATAATAGAAAAGCGGACTTAATATATACATATGTCGTCATCGAAGAGCAACCGGATATTGAGCATTTATAATTCTAGAAAAAATATTCTGGATATTTTGTTCGAACAGAATTATAATATTTCTGAGTATGAGGGATTCACGACCAACGAGATCGATGCGATGTATAGCAACTCACAGCTTGATATGTTGCTTACCAATGATTCGAATGGCCGTAAGGTATATATTAAGTATTATTTGACTGCCAAACAGATTCGACCACCAAATTTGGATGATATTATTGAAGATTTATTCACAATTGAGAACGTTTTGACCAAAGAGGATACACTTATGATCATCGTTGAGGATGAACCGAACGATACGATTGTTTCAAAAATGAAATATTTGTACGATCACGACGGGATTTTCGTAGTCATCCATAATATTCGCCGGTTGCAATATAATATTCTGAAACATCGTTTGGTACCGCCTTGTTATGTCCTTGATAAGACCGAGAGTGAAGAGATGATGAAACAATACAATATCAAGGATCCGATGCAATTGCCCGAGATTTCTAGATTTGATCCCCAAGCGTTGGCGATGTGTTTGCGACCGGGGGATGTTTGTAAATTTGAGCGCAACAGTTCGACCGCAATGAAGTATAACTATTATCGGATTTGCATTTAGATCGTGGAGGCTTGTTCATATTTATGAAATAACAACAAAAATTAAATCATCATATAATAGAAATGTCGAACGTTTACGTTGGTTACAGTCCTAACGATTTTTTTTATGCGGACAATCCTAATGATCATTATTTTCCGACACCCGAAGAATGTAGTAATCTTTTAGCTGAAAAGTGGAAACACTCTCATTGCACTGCTTGGTTTAGTGATAACAGTATGAATTGTATTAAACGTGAAATCTGTAAGAATCAGCAAAACGTGAATAGTATCAATGCTGTGGATGCTTCGCATAACTCGATTTATGCCAAAAACACCGACAATAGTACAGAGTTTCAAGATACTTTTTTGAATACCATCAATTTAGGTATTGGTATTTTATTTATTATTCTTATGATTTTTAAGATACAAAGTGCCAGTAAAAATAAAAAGATAATATAAGATATGTCTGACAAAACTTATATTGGTTATAGTCCCACGAATTTTTATTATGTGGATGCACTAATGCGCGGGGCCGATTATGCACCAAATGATGCGGCGTGTACCCACTGGTTAGAAGAAAACGTAGATTTAAGTTGTTCTTTTACAGAGAGAAATCCTGCCACCAAAAATATTTGGTTTGTAGATACCAGTTTCAACTGCATACAAAAAGAGCTCTGTATCAATAAGGAACTTGCCCAGTCCTTGGCTTTAGAAAATAGCAATGACGGCGGTCAAGAAAGATATTTTGATAACAACCACGCTTATTATAACTATGTTTTAAAGATTGCTAATTTAGGGGTAGGAATATGTGTTATCTTATACCTGATGTTATTTCGAAAAAAGATGTCAGCTTCAAAACAAATATAATAAAATACTATAGTATTATAATATTTTATTATGGGAAAGGGGCAATCTCGACAAGCGCAACCAGTAAATTCTGTTAAGCCAGCAATTATTGGATGGGGCGGTTGGAGACCAATACCGCCAATGCCACCAATACCACCATATAGTCAAACCCCACCTTATTTTGGCGGCATAACTAACACTGGTAATGATGTCTCTGATATAAACAAAATAAATAATAGAGCAGCAGAATATGTCTCTCAAGTGAATTCGGTACAATCCACGGTTCAAACAAATGATGGTCAAATCAAGCAGTTGTACAGTGATGCAAAAAGTGACCGAGTATCACTCAGTCCATATACAGATGCATATGAATATGTTGAACAGTATATTGATAGTCTAAAAGGCAAAGTCGACGATTCATCTAAGTTACTCTCTGATATTAATCGTGTGCAATATACTGTTCAGAATACGGATTATGGCCAGATTCAAAGCGCTCTGAATGATGCTAACCAGCGATCTATAGATGCGGCAGGTTCCCGAAATACCGGCGAATCGAATGCAGCAACTTCGATCGCTGACTCGGACGATGCAACTGCAAAAACTCTTTTAAATGATATTGTTAACAAAATCAACCAAATTAGTGGATTTGAAGGACAATCGAACCAGTTGTTGAGTGATGCGAAAGTGGCCGCTGCTCAAGTAAAATCCATAGCTTCTACACCTGCCACCTATTCAGATGGCGAAACCCTTACTAAGTGTTATGATAAATACTCTAGATGTACCTTGGGAACCAGCACGATTGATGGTGAGAAATATGTTAAAGAATTTAACTCGAACTGGCCTTCTTCAGGAAATAAATATAACAACGTTGCTAAGGCTTGCGATTATTCGTGTCCCTGTGTGTACGGGACCACTTTTATACCTGACGATACGTGCAGTCGTACGTGTGGTGAACCCGGCCTACTCACTGGCCACTACGCCTTGGTATCTGGCCCCACCGATACTTGTTCAGCGAAATGTGGTACTCCGGGATTCATAGGTGACTGCAAAGATCCTGCGAAACAGACTACGAGAATACCTTGCAATAATAATCCGGTAATGCCCTGTCCCCCTGTTTCAACATTAGGAGGATTATATCCGGGTAATATAATGGAAAGCTTTACTGGTAATGTTGATTTAACGCCTTTTACTGGCAATGTCGATTTAAGAAAACCCCTTTTTTATAATGAAAGAAAACCGGTAAGTGATAATGTGGACGCAATTTTAGACTATAGTGAAGCCAATCTATTACAAGCGTTATACCAATTCAATAATGAGTATTACTATTATGTCAATCAATGTAATAATAAACCCGGCAGCACAGTTCCCACTGGTTCCAACAATCCTGTAAACCCCGCTACTAATTTACCTTTAAACTGTGACGATATGTTGTACCAAATAAAAGAGGACGGTAAGGTTCTCAATGCCTATGTTGGTTCGGTAGCTAATATTCCTAATCCAGCAGATATGGTTAAGAATAGTAAAGCAATCCAAACCAATGACCAATACAATACCATTTACGGTAACGTTATATCAAACTATGGTACACTTGTCCAAGAACGTAGTGATTTGGATTCTAAGTTGAAAGAACTCTACGATTTACCCGGATCATCTATCAGTTTAGATTACCGTTATAATTATGAAGCCACCATATATTCTGGTATTCTATTAACTGTTTTAGCATCCGGTCTTATCTTCTATACTTTTACGAAACTAGATAGTTAAATCCAACATAAAATATAAACATAATATAACTTGATGTCGTCAGTACCTTTACAGGCAGTACCTTTTCCAGATAATACCCAGTTCAATGATGTATCATTGAACATAAAAACGGCTATTTATGATAAAAACGATACTAAACAAGTCTACGATCACAAAGGATCCTATCTTATATCTTCTTCGTCCTATTATGATAACGCCACAATGCCTTTCAATGCTTTCAATGGTTCAAGTAAAACCTATTGGAAATGCAATACCATACAAAACGACTTTCAATTTAGCCCGATTGTAAAACCCTACACCCAAACCCCTTATATTATTTCTTCTTCGTTAATCAGTCCCTCAATTTATCAAGGCGGTGGATCGCAAAGTGCAAACTATTTTACTACTACTGTATCTAGTAGTGCAGAAACGCCACAACAAATAGATGGCGAATGGTTACAGATACAATTACCTGTTCAATTTACCCTGTCCCAGTATACGCTATTGACACCCCCGCCACAAGGCTCTATCAATTATTTTCCGTTGGGTTGGACCGTTGCTGGAAGCCAAGACGGCAATAAGTGGTATTTTATTGATCAAAAAGATTTAAAGAAATCCCCGAATGTCAGTGACGGTAAGGCGGTACCTTTTGCATTGACGTCTAATGCTTCCTATAGTTATTTTCGTTTGATCATTACGAAAATGCCCCCCAGAACCGATATAGTGCGCATCAGTCAATGGAATTTATTCGGTATGCCGGCTAAGACCAAAGAATCCTTTGTAGGAATGCTTAATCCGCAGTTCTCTCCAGCAAATAGCTTATTTCCCTCATTGAATACCTTCTCGAGTTTTTCTATTTCTGAACCAATGACCGGTAGATGTGGAGAGGGGCACCATAATGCTGGAAGTCATAGAAGCTATGTTGGAGGAGAGACGAGTGGTGGAGGATATTACAACTATTTGCCGTTGGTTGGAACCGAAGTTTTATTATATGATGGCATACCTGTTGTGGTTAAAGATGAAGACAATACTTGGGAGACAATATTTGTTACGGCGTTATTTACTATTTTAGTGGGAACCTCGGTTTATATTATGATCAATAAATAATATTTTTATATAATAAAGTAATTATATAAAAATGAATTCACGCAGTAGTAAATTTTCTGACATTCAAAAAGCCATTATAGTTGATGTCAACTTGGGAATCAATGACATCAGTGGAGCAAAACCTATTATGATTATCCCGTTTCAAGGATTGATTTTCAGTAGAAACCAACTCGACAATGACGTGGTAATGTACGATTACACCGACATTAATGAAGAATACGATCATACTGGTAAGTTTATAGCTTCTGCGTCCAGTAATAACGCCGACGCCTATAAAGCTTTTAATTATAGTACATCAGGTTGGAAATCCGGTAGTGGTGGCGGGCAAGTACCGTCCCAGATATATGATGTTACTACAGGACCCAGTGGACAACCTTCCAACTATTTATCGGCCTATGGAAACGTCCATTTTGGACACTCTTTCTATAACAGAAATATTTCTACTCCTGTAAGTACCCACTTGGTTACAAAGGTTGACGGATCCACAATTATTTATAATACCACCACTACCAACGTTTATGGCGAATGGTTACAGATCCAGCTACCATATGAAACACCTATATTTTTATATAGATATAGCATCAAAGTACCTTCTCCTACTAACATTGCTTCACCTACAGACGTAACTGCTATAAACAATTATGCAAATAATACTGATGGTAATGACCCCTATTATTTGGTAAAAGCCAACAATGTATTGCAAACCCCTCCTGTCCGATTAACTTCGAATTTTCCGAAAGTTTTTACAGTAGTGGGGTCTCTCGACGGCAATAACTGGTATTATATTGATCAACAGGCGTTCATAGATCCTCCCGACCTACCTTCTAATACCGCAAAATTAAAGGTCAGTGGACAGGGATTTGAAGTAGATTCCTCTAATAATACTGTCTATTTTGAGGTGAACTCTATCGACCATTATACCTATTTTCGTCTTATCATTACCGAATTGTTCCCCGGTAACACTCAAGCACAAATTGTCCAGTTCAGCCTTTGGGCTTTTATTGATAATGTTACACCTAATAGCAGCTCACTATTGTCAATGAGTTACGGTGGTCCGAATTTAGAATCATTTGCCACACAAGATATACAGGATAATTTAAGAAAAAGAGTTCCTTTTATGAAACAGGAAAATTCTCCGCAATATGTAACTGGAATGGATTCTACCTCTGTTACTTGGGATTATGTTGGTCGAAGTAATGATCCTCGATTGGTCGACGAGTATAATAAACAAAAATCGATGATATCTCAAGCCAAGACAATACCTAATCCACTATCAGGTTTAGAGTCATATACTATTGAGAACTTTGATTCGAACGGGTTTTCCCAAGGTGTCAGCTCCGATCCGAATTTTGTGAACAACAATCAGCTTTTACCTATGGTTTCGGTCTATACAAACTATTTATCAAAACAACAACAAGTGAATCAAAACTATTACGATATGAGCCAAAATGTTCAAACTTTCAAAGACCAATATACAAAAATGGCGAATGACCCTAACGATAAATACGATTTCAAGACCTCTAGTTTTAACAAGGCACCTACGCAATTAGATGGTCTCATTAACGATAATCGAGAGATTATAATGCAACAGAACTCGATGTATATTTTGTCTACGATTACCGTGGCAACGCTTGTTTTAGCATTAATACTAGTTTATAAATAAATCGAGCCGTCACACCATCCATAAAATATCATCATATCATATATTATTTTTTATGTCTAATCCAGTGGCTCTTCCACCTGCTTATATAGATATATCTGGAGTGTTGTATGCACAACAAAGTCTTCTTTTACCTAATCCAAAGGATACAAACGCAGTATCTCAAGAGGTGGTATCAGGCGTTTCTCAAAATTTACAAAAATTGTACAACACCTTCATTACTAGTAATGCTAATGTTCAAGGAGTTCTCGATAACCAGGCAGATATGAACAATATTTTGAACGCGGAATATGATCGTATCAACCGAAAGAAGGAGGACATCGATACTGCTCTTGCCGGTAAACAACGTGCGGTGATTTTAAACGAAAGTCACCGATTACGCTATCGTCAAATTTTCAAAATTATATTGGTGATTATTGTCACGCTCATCTTGTTTATTATGATAACATTTGCTAGCAAAGCCTATCCCTTTATTCCGTCCGCCGTGTTTGAATTGCTCTCGATCATTGTTATTTCCATTGGATTGTTCTCTATTTACTTCTTGACCGTGAGTTTATTAAAACGTAGTCCGGTATACTTTAACGAATTAAATATACCCGGGCCCGGCGTGGTCGGTAATTCTCTGCCGAGTGTCGCGAGTAAGAATCAATCTCTAGAAGATCTATTGGCTCAGTTTAACTTTGGTCAATGCATTGGAAGTTCGTGCTGTTCAGACGGAACATATTACGATTCTGGAAATGCGGTCTGTGTTACAGGTAATGTTGCCGGGTCTGTCAAATCTCCATTTACTACTATTACCGAATCTTACCAAATAGGCGAAATTACTGGGCGTGCGAATGTTCAACCGAGTTCTCCGAACGAGTTTTCGGATTATACGATGATTCATTGATCATCGATCAATATTAAAATATACAAATAATATAACTATTTTATTTGTATAAGAATGGGAGGTGAACCTAGTTGTGCCTACAAAAACCAAGGCGAAAGAATTTGGGAAATGAATCATATGATATATGAAAATCTAGATTTAACACGTGACAATATCAAAGGAATTAAGGCTATTGTTACTCAACACAGAAGTAACAAGAATATTATCGATGGTGATCAAAATGTTAAATATTCAAAAGCTGCATATAGAGCAAAACTTAAAGAATATTTAGATATTGATACCGGTCTTGAAAATAATACAATTAATCAGCTTGCATACATTAACCAGCTATTGGATAAAATTAATGAAAAGTATGGTGGAATTAAAGATAATATCGAAAAAAATGATGTCACCATTAACAAAATTAATGCCAATAAAAAAGAAATCTTACAAAAAAGTAATTCCATTGTTTATTTCGAGAACCTGCTTTTAGCGGCTTATCTTGAGATCTACAACTCAGTGCTTGGCCAAAACAAGGCTATCGTAAACAACCAAAGTTCTCGAATAGATATGTACTCTATCGATAACAGCACCTATGTTTACCAGCAAAAACGTATTCAGTTTTATAAAAATTTGAATACGGGTCTTTTTTTTACCTACTATGCTCTTATTTTGGTTTTGGTTTATGTGATAATAAGGCTCAATAGTGAGAACTCGATCCTAGTCAAGCTAACCCTGTTTCGTCTATTTGTCGTTATTTTGATTGGTTATCCTCTTTTCATACTCCGGTTTCAAAAGTTTATTTATAGTTTGTTTCATTATTTCTATGAGCGGCTAGCACCGAATCAGGGATTATAATAGAGTCTTGTATTCAAACACTGAACCGGATAGAATTGACATCATATAATTCCAAATGTTATAAAGTAACATTTCTATACGGGGGGCCGCAAGCGGAAAGATACCAAGGCCACCAATAATCACTAATTTTACGTAAAATGACCAAGATGAATCGTAAAGTATCAGGTAAAAAACGTAAATAATTAGCAAAATATAGAACGCGAGAACAGCTCGTTTGTAAGTGATATACATTGTATCTTTCTTATCGCCTGTAAATTCGGCTTTTTTATCGTTCTTCAATAAATGGTTTGTCATTTCATCTTGTGTATTCTGCAAAATATCGTTTTGCAAAATAATTCCGCTGTATAAATCTTCGTAGTTTTGAATACTGACATCTTTGGTTACTCCGATTCTAGCATTTAAGTATTTATTGAATTCAGCGTTCAAATCCTCATTGTTTTTGATATTTGCACCATTCTGATACGTTTTCAACATATTGTTGTTTGAAACTGAATCCTGCAGTATCTTTTCCAAAGTAATTATTCTAGCAGATAGGTCTTGTATGATAATATTATATTTTTTGACAATATTTTCTTGTTTCAACTGAAATTTAACGTACCTATTTTTTATAGTTTCCAATAGATCAGCGACATTATTAAAATCTTTTGCAAATACCCCATTAGGATTTAACACATCCTTAAATAAGCTCACCGATTTAGAAACTAATATATCTGTGAAACCTGTATGGTCATTCGCGTCAACATACCGTTTCAACTCATTAACCGTGTCTTGGTCTAAACTACCACCCCGCCGTCCTGGACCACATTTATGTCCGGATTTATCTGCAAGATTTTTAGAGTCGTTTATCCATTTGTCCCAATTACTATTATTTACTTTTTCATCTACTTCTTTAAGGGCCGAACCGGGATCTGTTGCAGTAAGAGTAATATCAAAATTTAAATATTTTTTAATGAAAATATCTGAAGATTCAATACCTCTTGCCTGGCCACTGATATGTGTTCCCATGTCTAAAGCTCCAAAATTACCTTGATTTACTTTATTGTATTCTTCTTGTAACTCCGATAATCCAGTTTGAGTTTGATAGCCCATTATTTAAAAAATAATTAATCTTAAATAATAGTGAGATTTATTTTCATTTTCTTCTTACAGCGTCTACTTACGTTTACCCTCCGATTTTTAGAGGTCATCCTCAGTGACCTCCTCACACTCTTCCTCTACCACATAGTTGTTATAGTCCGCTTCTTCGTAGTTCTCGTACCTGATCTTACAACCCATCCAACACTGATTCTTTTGCCGACCAAACTCCTTGTCCATAAACTCGTGCAAATCCTTCGGACCCGGGGGTCTACCGCCGTAATTCGCCCCGTGCCAAATCGTAAATTCACTGTTGAGCTCGGTCTTCTTAATCTTCCCATTCGGATCCCGAATGACCCGATCGTTGATAAACTCGGAAATATAGTCCTGGCTCTGGCGATACTCGTTCGATTTCGCCATAACAATCGTGCAATCCTTGACTGCTCCGTTCGTGCGGAATGCGCGTTCGACCAACATCGCCCCAAATACCTCCTTCCAAGAATCGAATTTCTCGTCAATATATTCGTCCAACAGAAACTGAAACGGCTTATCTTTGTCCCCCGCGACCGGATTCTTCGTAAACAGCGACTTGAACGGCACCGCCCGAATACGACGCCAAGTACCGTGATCGTTGCTCTTGATCTCCATAAACACATTACAGGTCACCACCAACTTGAACTGCGGCAAGAATGTGATGGTCTGGGGCATATACGGCGCACGACCCTGCAAACGATCCTTACCACTCGTAAGGGCCTTCATAATACCTTCGTTAATCTTGTCCCCCTTGCTCGGCTCCTGCATCACCGCATAACGGATACCCTTCAGTTCGACAATTTCTGGGGTAAGACCACCCACTTTACCACGTTTCTCAGTCACTAGGGTCAGAGGCACATCACCTTTATAATCGCCCAACACCATCTCCATCAAATTGACTAAAACTGATTTACCGTTCTGTCCAATACCGATGTACATATTGAAAGTCTGGTTGGTCGCGGTTCCGATCAAGGTAGAGGCTAAATGGTCCCACATATACTCGCACAACTCCTTCTCCGGAAACAGTTTGTTCATAAAGTCATTGATTTCGTCCATCAGTTTCTGGTGCTTGCTCGGATTCAAAGGAATATAATCAATGTTGGTGCACATCGAGATGTTGTCCTCGGGGTGGCCCTTACGAAAGACCTTCTCCTTGAAATCGATCACCCCATTCTTGAAACACAGCAAATACGGATTGGTATCCATCTTGTTGAGGAAGCTGTCGTCATAGAACAACTCTTTGGCCTCCTTCATAATACGATCCTTACCGTTCGAGTCCGAGAGCCGAGAGGCAATGTTCAAGATCCGCATTGACCGCCGCTTGTTCAAATCGTCCAGGTTCTCCTTGGACTCGCCATTCACAATCATTCCGTCCATCGACCCCGCGCTTTTTTGGTTATAGAGATCGCGCAATTGCTCCGAAATAGCTTTACGGAGGGTTGTACCCGAGTCGACCTTGTGCCAACGATGGTTCTTATACTCAAACCAATCGTTACCTTTGATACCAACACAAACAAACCGATGCTTGTAGACCTCGTAGAGCACTTTCGCGATATCGGTATCACCACACCCCGACCGATCGTCCACCTTACTCGATGTCAGATTGTTGATGCGGATTGTCTGCTCTAAAAAGTAGTCGATGGTCTTGTTTCGGACATTCTCATAAGCCTCGTGGACATCGCTCTTTGTCCAATTAATCAACGACCGCTTCGACAATCCGTTGTGCTTTCGTAGATCAAAGTTGCGCCATCTTTCACAAAGATCCGGAATATCTGACGAATAGTGGAATGAGGGAGATTGAGCACTGAATGCTACCCAAGTAATCAAGAGGCGATTGTCGGTGTTTCTAAGCACCCAGCCGACCCGAATCCATTTATCGTAACTTCCTGAACCGTAATAACTAGGAGGCAGAATCATCGCATACTCGTGGGTTTCTCGCAAATTATAGTCCGAAATTTGAATACTGTCTAGAAACGCATTGACATACTTATCCAACTCTTCTTTCGAGCGGATTCTAGAAATGTTCGTAGGATTCAAGAAGTCATCATTGTAGACGTCCAAGTGGGCATTTCTAGCAATCGTTGTCAACGTCTGGTTGTTTGTTTCTCGAGTGCCCCCCAAGCGATTCAATGCCTTGTATGACTCATACTCTTGAATGAAACTGGTTTTCGTAAAAAGTGATAGATGGTCCTTGTACCTGACCGATAACTTGGAGATATTCTTAACAACATCGAAACTCTGCAACGGTGTTTCGGGATACAAGAAATCACCCTCGTCGGCGTCCCATTTGACATCAAACACGTGGGTCAGCTGATACCGGTCACAACCCGGCTTTCTCGATCCATATAGTTGCCACGGTGTTTTTCCCGTACTAATACCTTTGTCAAACACATCCTCCCAGCTGTTCTGAAGCGGCAAGTCCTTCCAAATCTCCGCAGCCTTTTCCATTACCCGCTCCCGCAACATAAGTTGGATGATATTATCTGCCTGCACACCAATAATCATATGGATTCCGTCTTTAGTCAACTGTTTATTTTTGGCTTTGTCGTCAACACGGTTTACTGTGGGCTTTTCAAACACAAAAATCGGGAATTGCACACTGTCATCAAGCTGAAATATTTTTTTAAATTCGTCTAAATAACCTCCGATGAGTTCTACAATTTCGTCGTAAGTATGCTGTTTTTCGTCAATGTCGTAATTATACCGAAAATCCAGGTCAACCAAGATGGGTCCAATGTTTTCTTGCTGCATCTCCGTCAAATATTCCTTCTTCTTTTTTACGATGACATCCTCTGCGTAGAGCTTCAAGAATGTTTCATATTCTGCGTCATCAATGTGATACGACCCCCCGTGTATGTTCAGTTTTGGATCCCCAATTCGCGTATTTGTTACGCTTTTTGGGTTGGTAGAATTCGGATTTTTTTGGTGGACGTGTTTTGATAAAAAGTCGGTATAGTCACGGTACTTCATCAAGGTGGTTTTAACATTATTATTATTATTTACAGTTGCGGAATGTTGGCTGTCCATTCCTTTGGATATATTGTTCTTATATTTTTATCTACTTTTTGGGATTCAATTTTTCACCATCCAAATGGGAAAATATATTTCAAACAACACCAGATAGATGACGGTTCGTTTGTTGTCACCGTGTCTCCTTCCACAAAGGTAGTATCCGTGCAACAACTAGAACAGCACTCTTTATGATACTTTCGGCAGTACTCCCGTAAACTATAATCATCGTCATAGTTTTGAGCTTTATAGTCTAGGGCGACCCCGTTATAGTAAGCTCGTGGCATTATTAGTTGGATAATTTATTTGAAAAATTTTTTCAAAAACTCAATTTTTTATCGAGATACATCATCAATTACCTGGGGTTCTCTCGTCACCAATACTTCTTTCGCAATGTTTTTAATAATCTTATCGCGAGTAACTGAATCACCCTGTAATGTCTGTAAATATATCTTGTCTCTTAATAGATTATTTGTGGTATTATTTATCTTGGAATCCGGGTTCTCTCCACACCAACTATGTAAGGCAGCAACATTTTTATATTCTAATTTTTCAATAATTTTCTTTAGTTTTGTCTTATCTTTGTCATCCTTGTTCCAGACGTCCTGATCTTTTAAATAAATGGTTTCACGTTTGGAATCCGTGCAATGAATCGGTCGCTTGTTGACCTCCAGATCACGTAATTGTTTCACCAAAATATCCGTGACTCCGCTAACAAATCCAGTATTTCCTATGGCATTAAGATCTTCAAAGGTAATACGTATATTGTCTATAAATTCTTGTATACTCATAGCATCCTTGCAGGTCTCGTTCAAGAAAAAATTCAAATTGAATTTTTGATTGTTGTTGGTTACGGGGTTAGTGATGTTATTGATAGTAGTTGGACACGATATTTGCTGCTGGGTAATCTCTACCATTTTGTTCATCAATTTGTTTTGTTCTACCAACAATGTTTTAAATTCTTGGTTCTCCTTCAAAATATTTAGCACAGTAGACGCAGACAAGGATGCAATATCCGATTCAACAACGGTTACTGGGACGGGGACTTCAGAACAAGCCGAACAAGCTCTATTATGTCTCCATAAACCCATTCTAGACTTATATATTTTACGACATCCACTGCATTTATGCTGCGCGCTGTTTTTTTCATCAGAATTGTAACATTTTGTAACATTTGTAACTTTCATATGTTTTGCAGTCAATAAATGGGAATCGTAGTTACATTTTTTACTCGTAATAAAGTTGCATTTTTTACAAATATATTCGGTGGCTGTTTTTGGGCTGTTTTTTGTAACCATTTGTAACTTATTATGTTACAAGAAAAAAGCCTAAATCCTTTTTCAGGACATTTTTTCAGTTTTTCTTATGCAGTCGCCCATTTTTACCATAACAATTTTACAAAGCACAATGGTAACAATCCACATAAAATACAAAAACCCGGAAAATTGGGTTTCAAGACTTGGACCCCGGACATTTTTTTGGACATTTATTTTTGTCCATTTTCAAAAATCCTCGCCGACTTTTTTTCCCACTTTTTCCAAGATTTTATTATTTTGAGTAAAATTATTTAACACCCCCTTGGAAATAAATAAAAAATTGAAAAACATAAATATATCTATGTTATTACATTATAGAGGAAATGAAGTTTTGTACAAATTGCGACAATATGTACTATATTGGGGTGAGCGTGGATGACCCAAACCAATTATCTTATTATTGCCGCAATTGCCGTCACAAAGATGAGACAATTACCGAGGAGGGGGTCTGTGTCTTGAATGCCCAGTTGAAACGGGGAGAACAAAAATTTAACCATATTATCAATCAGTATACCAAGCTTGATCCGACATTGCCACGGATCTATAATTTGAAATGTCCGAATCCTGAGTGTAAGAACAATAAGGAGGACAAAACCGCGGAGGTTATCTACGTGCGGTATGATGATAACAATCTGAAATACCTGTATATTTGTACCGATTGTGATACGACGTGGAAGAGCTCTTAAAAAATTGAATGAAGGTATAGAGATATAAATATAAGACTATTTTTCTTATTATTATATAAACTTTTGAAATGTTTGAGGAGAAGGATGATATCGAATCTGAGCCGGAGACGATGGTCGAAGAAAAGAAGAAGGAAGACTCTGATTCTGAAATGGATGAAGAGACCATTAAGGATTCAGATGTAGAAGATGAGGATGAGGAAGAGGAAGAGGAAGATGATGACGATATGTCTGTAGAAAATGTACCATTAACCCAGAAACCACCTTCCGCCTTTTTAGAACCCGAGGATGACGAGGATGAGGAAGAGGACGACGAAGATTATTTACAAAAATTCGACGAATCGATCAAACAGAAAATTATCCAGGACTTTCACCCCGATTTGAAGAGTCAGAATTACGACGAGATTGAGGTGTTGTCTCGGGTGGTCCGTAATAGCAGCGGCGCGATTATCGATCCGTTGCACCAAACCTTGCCCTTTTTAACAAAATATGAAAAGGCACGGGTTTTAGGAGAACGTGCGACTCAACTCAATGCCGGGGCCAAGCCGATGATAGAGGTAGAAGCAGATGTCATTGACGGATATGTCATTGCCCTTAAAGAGTTTGAACAAAAGAAAATACCCTTTATTGTGAAGAGGCCATTGCCTAATGGGGCAGTCGAGTATTGGAAGCTGGAGGATTTGGAAATTTTATAAACAAATATAGTAGTATGAGTCCGTATACGTTTCCATTTGATACGTGTGAAAAACCCAGCAAAGATGGACTAGTGGCACAGCCATACTCTGTAGGAATAAATATAATTACGTGTTCTATAGTATTCTATTTTTTGACCTTAACAACTACTTATCACGCGTTTTTCTTATTACTATCCCTGTTGATATTTGAATTATTTCATACGTTATCTCATTTTATTCATATTGAGGGTAAATTTCTTTACACGATAACCCATATCTCAGGGTTTCTGGTGAACCTATCTTTTTTGAATTTTTTGTATAATTATACGGGTGTGTTCCCCAGCAATACTTATTTAATATTCTTGCTTGGAATCATAGTAGCTGATATATTTTGTTTTTTCAATTTATCTTTTATATTTTTCATAGCAACCCAAATATTATTATTTTTGGCAATACTATTTTATTATTACAACCGGTTACCGAGTAATATAAAGAAACGTTTGATACTGCTTGTGTGTTCAACTTTCTTGATTTATTTACTGTTTGTTAACGAGAAGATGAACTGTAAAAAAATGATGAAAATGTTTCCTAGTTTCCCGTTTCATATGATTATAGAAATAGTTAGTATTATACCGATCTATTTTTTGAGTGATACGTTTTATAATCTTTAGGTCTTCCAGTTCTTGCCACAGTCCAGGCAAGTGACAAAGATCGTAGCAGGCTCATCGGCTGAGCGGGTTTGTAATTCGTAATAGGTACATCTCTTTCCACGGCATTTTTTGCAGGTAAACATATCCGTGGAAGCCTGGGTGTTGTTGGTATATTTGTTAGCATCACGTTTGATTTTTTCATCGATCAATTTACGCCATGCCGGTGGGTTCATCTCTTGATGGCTCATAAATGCCAGGGATTGAGAGGTGATTTCCCCACTCTTGACTTGTTGTAATAGTTCGGGATTCTTTAGGTTAATGAAGATGCTGCGAAGACGATCGGTATAAATCTGGGCAAAATGGGGGTTTTCCCATTTCTTAATGATCTTGCGATTACCAGCTTCCTTGATTGCATAATTATAAATTCCCTTTTCTAAGTTCACAGTGTTACGTTCATCACCCAAAATGACGAGGAGCTTGGTAACCACCTTTTGGCGGAAGGCCTCGGGGTTCGAGATTTTATACATCACTGATTATGTTGTATAAAATACAAATGTTTTTATATCAATTTTTCTGGAAAAAGAGCAACCCCTTCGGCCACTCGTCAGTAGTGTTCAGTTTCAAATTGAAAATGTCCGCGTTTTTCAAACAACAACGTAAAAAGATATGTTGATCGTCGTCACACATATTGATACCCCGGAGTTCATCAGCGCATTCGTGGTATAATTCTTGTAACTTAGGCATCAACTTCGTCGGACCTCCCCAAAATGTACCTGTAAAAAGTTCAGGCGAGCATATGAGCATATAGAGCGGATCGGCATCTTGTTCGGTGATTTCTTTTTGGAGGAAAAAGGTGATGTGATCTTGGGAGAACCGAGCTTTGTCCAAGGTTGCAGTAGGAAACGTGGTTTTGTCATTTTTATGTTGAGTACCAAAGTATCCGAAATCGCACCAGCAGGTTATAGAATCTTCAATGTATCCGGACTCAATGGCGTGATTGATAAAGTCAATCTTGGCGTGATTAATTGCGTTGTATTCGGGGCTCTCATTTTCGGGAAAAACCTTTTTCTCGACAGGATTAGAGGGAACGCCGTTCGGGTACATAATATTTATCCGGTGGTCTATGAACTCGCGGTATCGAGGGCTTTGCATAATTACTCGGTCCCTTGGTATCTGTTTCCAGGCGTGAATATTCTTTTCCAACCATTTTTGGTTGATAGGAATAAAAATCTTATTGCTATGCGGACTACGGGTATAATGTTCTAAAATATAGTCGATGCACCGGTCGTCGACATAACACACCATCTTATACGGATAATCTAAATAGTTTAAAAAGGACTGAATATAAAATTTGGTGGTTCGTCGATACTTGTTATTCCAAAATCCACGCCCAATATCGAAAAAGGCAGTTACAATACAAATATCATCCATAGTATATCCTTACGGATGATATTATTATCTTTTTTTATTCTTAAAAGTAGGTTTTATAAAACTAACATAAATAAAAAATAATATATAAGATACAATTCCTAAAACAATAATGAGATTGAATAGTTTCATAATAGAACAATAAATGGATTCGTCAGTTGAACTGCAATTAACAACTGTTCCAAACAATCCAAAAATTCCGCTACCAGCTATTCCGCCGTTACTTACACCCTTCGCCATATATATTTATTATGTTATTTTTTTTGAGTGGACCGGAGGTATATTAGACGTATTCTTCTTCACATAATTCACTCGTACAATCTAAATAGGTGTCTTGATTATCGGTGATTTTCGTGAAAATGTTCTCAGGGTCTTTGCCACCCTTCTTCTTGCTAGGAGCTTTGGCTTTTGCCGGCGCCTTGGCCTTTCCCCGTTTAGGTTTAGGTTTAAAGTCCTCTTCATCGTCTTCATCCTCATCCTCCTCTTCCTCTTCTTCATCATCATAGTCATCGTCGTCGATGTCGTCATCATCTACTACAAAATCGTCTTTGACATATCCCTGTTTCGTACGGGGCAGATCATCATCTTCATCGTCTTCCTCTTCGTCGTCGCTATCCTTGTCCCCCAAATCGTCAAAGCCACCAAAGAGATACTCGTATACAGATTCCCATTCGTCCTCCTTAATCGAAACTGCGTTGCCATTCCGGTCCTTGTTGACAATGATACAGTTGCCGAAGAACAAAACGGTGTCAATCGGTGGCGGAAAATCATACTTGTTCTCTTGATTCGCACGACCAGTTACCTTGCCAAACACAGATATCGAATAGGATTTGCTGTTGACGTCTTCTACGTTCCATTGTGAGCGTAGTTTAAAATCTTCGGGGGTTTTGAACCCGGCCTTTTTATACAATTCGGCCTCATCATAGGTCTTGACCGCGCTCTCCTTGATGGTCCCGGTCTTGTCGACAATGAGAATAGTAACAGGTGCCATATTTCAATTGATGGTATATTATACTGTAATTCTTTTAATTCAATTTTTATAATTATGTCGCGCTATTTTATAAGATGAGTTCAAACCGCGAAATGGAAAAAAAGAAAATGGGAGGTTTTTTAGGGATTCCGAATATGGGTATAAAAAATAGCATTGACAAATTCAGGAACAAGCAACCCGAGGATTCTTCCGAGTTCAAACCCGTGGTCCCTACGCCGGAGAATACTCCACCAAATACTCCCAGTGTTAGTCCTAGTCCTAGCCCTAATGATCAAAAGATGTTAGACGATAACCGGAAAAAGTGTATCGCTAGCGCGGACGAAAAAATCAAACAGGCGACCGAAGAGAAGAAACAATGCGATTCCAAATTCCCCAGAAAGAAGTTTTTGGGAATATTTGGCGGAAAAAGACGTTCTCGTAAGAATAAAAGTGCGAAAAAAATGAAACAATCTAAAAAGGCACGGAAACACCGCAAGACAGCGTCCAAATAAAAAAATACTTATATTTTTTCATATATAATGAATGAATTTAGTTGGATATTAATAAGTATAACTGTTTCGATACTATTAATATACGGAGGGCATTATTTATGGAACCATATTAAAGATACTTATAGTACAAAGAAGACGAAAGATTTAGTTAATACTCAAATACAAAAATATAAAAAGATGATGATAGAACTAGAAAAAAATGCGGTCAAAAACGAGACATTTTTAGACGATTCCGAAAAATACGTTTTAGACCAGAAGCTAACTGATTATATGGAAGAGTTAATTAGTTAGGAAAATTGATTTAAAACTACCGGGGCTTATAATTGTAGAGAAATGGAGGGCCCGCTGAATTCTCACTTGATGAGACGTTTTCCAGAATTCGAACTTTCTTATGAAACTATTTCGCATAATAAAGTTTCTGCTTGTTACGACGTTTGCTTGGCTATACCTATCGGTAAAAAGTATTACGCCTGGTTTACGTTTCATAACAAGGAAAATGTGTGTTACATTTTCGAACTGAATCGCGAAAAAAAGATTTCCAAGGCGAGACTTGTCCCTGTATTATTTGACGGTTCCTTGTCCTTGGGAACAGTAGTCTATGGTACGGTGTGGTCAGATCAAGGTAAGGAGTTCTTTATTATTGAAGATATTCTATATTTTCAGGGGATTGCTATGAAAACGCTTTCGTTCGGCGAACGCCTAGGATTTTTGAACCAATTTTCCGATAAACATACTCAACGATTCTCGAGTCCGTCACATATCGTGTTTAGCCTCTCTGTGATATGGAAAGTAGAATTAGACGAAAAAATGTGGGGATATCCTGACTATATCCCCAGTAACATTAGCTCGACGATTGCTTTCCCAGTGCATCATATTCAGTATCGTTCCACCAAGGAAACTATGCCATACCTGAATGTGAATATTCAGCGTAAAATAAACACGGCTGCGCCGAAACCGGCGCCCTCGGTTCACTCTGAACCTGCACTTGATTATAGTAGACGTATAGATTTGACGAAACCTCAGTATAAGTCTAAAACGTTCTTCCAAGTTTCGGCGGATCCTCAGTACGATATTTATAACCTCTTTGCTTACGGTAACAATAACAAGCCGGTTTATTATAATATTGCCTATATTCCGAGTTATAAAACGAGCGTATTTATGAACAGCCTGTTTCGTAAAATACGGGAGAACAAAAATTTAGATTATATTGAAGAGAGTGATGATGAAGAGGATTTTCAGAATACGAACGAAAATAAGTATGTTGATATCAATAAAAAATTGGTAATGGAATGTGTATTTAGTAATAAGTTTAAAAAATGGATACCCTTGAGGGTAGTGGATAATCGAACCAAAGTGGTGCATATCTACAAACTTATTCGTTAGAGTATTTGTATTTAGAAATAAGAAAATGTAATGTAAATATATAGTTAGCATAATGTCCGCTCTTGGTAATGGTTCTGAAGTTCAAAATTTCTCCGAAGGTAATGCTTTGCCTAGTGCGTCACCTAGCTCTCTCTCCGGATCCGCGGCGACCTACGAGTCTGCTGGGGCGGGTCCCGCTGTGGCGCCGATAAAGGGCGGTAAGCGTTTTAAGAAGGGTTCTAAGAGTGCCAAGTTGTTTATGGCGAAGTTGCGTGCTATGCGCAAGAAGAGCGGTAGCCGTAAGAAGCGCGGTCAGAAGGGTGGCGCTGATGAAGAGGAGGAGGATCCTGTGGAGCCTGTGGAGCCTGTGGAGCCTGTGGAGCCTGTGGAGCCTGCACCTGCTATTGGTGGTGCTGACGATGATGAGGACCAGGAGCAGGAGGAACAGGAAGAGGACGATCAATTCGGTGGTAAGAAGAAGCGCAAGTGCCACGGAAAGAAAAAGGGTGGGGCTAAAGAGGATGATGAGGAGGACGAGGAGCAGGAGAGTGAAGGAGGAAAGAAAAAGAGAAAGTCCGCCAAGAAGGCGAAGAAGTCGAAGAAGTCCAGAAAGTCTGCCAAGAAGGCAAAGAAGTATTGGCTTTTTTAGACCTTCGAAGATTTGAAATGGGGGTACACCGATCAATCATAGTCCCTCAAAGATAGTCGTATCAATCGCACATTTACCTTGAAACGAAGTCGCAATCGAGTTCGTTTCATCAGGATCTTTTTCTAAGTTGGGTTCTTTAGGTTCAAAGGTTTTTTTCCATAAAGGGTTTTTGCTAGTCCAGTCCATACGCATATTTGTGTATTTATTCGAATCAATCTCCCAAATACGGTAATTACATTTTTTATAGAATCGACGGCGCTGAATCCACTGATTCTTGAACACATCGTGAGAATCAATGATATCCACAATAATCGGGTTCTCGTGTTTCATACGTAAAATGCGTCCCACCGATTGGGTGATGTCTGTTTTGGGGGTGATCATTATCAACGTAGACAATGTTTTGATATCTAGAGCCTCGGCAGCCATAGCATATGTCGCCAAAACAATTTGTTTGCTCTCAGTTTCTTGTAATTTTTCTTGTTTCATTCCACCGACATAGTAACCAATAGTGGCAAATTTACGGTAAGTAATCCCTTCGTATAAATAGGTCAAGAGAGATCGGTTATGGCAAAGCACCATAATTTGTTTCTCGGGTTCTTCCTCGAGCAAGTCTTTGATGACCCGGATAATAAAGTCGCTTCTTGGGCCATATTCGCATAGTTTAGTGATCATTGTGCTATACTTGGGCATTCCTCGAAAATCGGTTTCGGTTTCATTGAAAGCCGGATCATTCGATATATATTGAATGCCCCGGACATTGACCGAATCTTCCCCGCTACGTTTTATACTGTAAATTACTTCTCCAATGAACATATACAAAATTTTTGTTAATTTATCTTTACGCTCCACGGTTGCAGAAATACCGAGCATATATGGCGTCACCGTCTTGAAAAGGGTTTTCGAAAACTGCTCGCTACCGATGCGGTGCACCTCATCAATGATGGTAAGACCGAAGGATGAGAAGGCTTCAGGACCAAAGTCTTTATCATAAAGAGTTTGAACCATACCAATCACAATATCCTTTCCTTCGATATCAAATGTGGGACCCTGTATCTTACCGACGGTGGCGCCTGGTAAATATTCGTCGATACGCTCGATCCATTGATTCATCAGAAACTCTTTATGGACGATAATCAGAGTTTTTTTCTTTAACAGCGAGATGATCTTTATTGCCATGACCGTTTTACCTGCACCAGTATACACGTCTAAAATTCCTCCGCTACCTTTCGCATCAGATTCGCTGCAAATATTTTTATCGACATATTTCATATATTCACCCACAATTGTCTCCTGATAATCACGTAAAGGTTTACTAAATGTTACGTTAATATCGTCACCGGTTTGGAGTTCAGAGCGAGAAGGTACACCATAACGCTGAATTCCGTAAAATCGGGGAAGATAGATTTTGTTAGTGTTTTCGCGGAATACGGGGAAAGGTGTGGTCTCGCCGACCCCGCCAAAATTTGCACCGTGGACCTCGGGTTTAACGAAAAGGTCTTTACGGAGAAACTCTTCGTCAGCCGGTTCTAAGGCGGACTTGGGGATCGTGTAACCTTTCTTACCCAAATAAGCGACTTGACAAATGGTTTGTTTGTATTCTTCAGATGGTATATAAATTGGGTCATCCCGATTCTTGGGCGACGGTTTCTTGGCAGCCTTCTTAAAAAAGAACTTTCGACGGTTCATCATTGGACTATTATTATATTATTTAGGATTTATTCAATTTTTATCAGGTACAATAATAATACTATAATATAATATAATGGATATTAGCAAGGTGTTTAAGTCTCTTACAAAAATAGAAATAGCGTTGTTGATTGTTTTTGTGTTATACATTGTGTTACCTATTCAAACTCCGGATTTTATGGCTGGATGGGTAGATTCCTCTTTAGGTATGTTGACCATTTTCGCGGTGACGGTTTTCTTATTTTTGAATGTGAGCCCTGTGGTAGCAGTGGTTTATATCTTGGTCGGCTACGAGTTGTTGCGTCGTAGTTCGAAGAAAACCGGGCGCGTTACCTTGATGAAATATACCCCGACTCAAGCCAAGAAGGATATGGAAATGAAGGCGATGAACCCTGTTCAGGAGAAGACGTTGGAAGAGGAGATTGTAGGGTCGATGGCTCCGATTGGACGCAGTGATCCGAATGTCTATGTGGATACCACCTTTAAACCGGTGGCTGATAAGATAAAGGAGGGGTCGTTGTACGAGTAAATATCGTAACAATACATAATTATGATAACTAATGAGCTATCATAATTTTCCTACCTCGGTTTATTTTTCGAAAATTTAGCTTGTTCTTGTTATCTGAACCATTAATCCGACCATTGTTGGTATGGCGACTAAACCTACCCATAACATTATATCTCGGAATTGGGTATTGGTGATCACTGGCTTACCATCATCTTTTTTAGCCACATAAGCCAATATAACCAGAATAATCGCGAGGATTGTCCAGAGCACAAATATGCCAGCTAAGCAATTTTCAAAGATAAATCCAACCACTCCCCCAACAAACGAAATGAAGTCGATCATATTAAAATTCTCGAAACTGCGGTTGGCCGCAAGTTCCTCGTTCGATATAAGTATATAGGTTATAATCGTTAAGAAAATGATAAAAAAACCGGCAAGCATTTCTTTCATATTTCCGTTCTGATTCCCATTGGCAAATAGCGCGAGGGAAACGATCATTAAATAAAGTATTATAAACGATTTCGCATACATAACATCGTTACCTTGCATTCTTTCACAAACTGCCAGGTTGTATAGCTTGGGAACACCAATATATGCAGCCAATAACAATATTCCAAAAAGGGCGAAATTGGTGCAAAGTTGGGCAAAAGAGGAGTGTTGAATGTCTGACATTAAGTCGCTATTGATGGGTAAATTATAAGTAGTGATGCTGGATTCACTAGCACCTGTTGGACTGCAGTCAATGTAAATTTGACTGTTTTCGTTATAAAGAGAGTTGTTGGATATGTCGACGATACCTGTGCCGGTGGTCTTCGCATTTAATATATGTTCTGTTTTTGACGGATAGTTACTAATTACCGGAGACACGTGGTTGTTCATACTGAATAAGAACTGTATCTCGGAAGCTACCGCAACTGTGATGGGATTTAAATAAACTACTACGGTAGCATTATGACCACTATCAAAATAAATAATTGCCCGATCTTGCTTCGGAATGGTACCATCTACGCTAGGACTTATGGTTGTCGTCCCTTTTCCAGAACTACCATAAACAATGTTCCCGTTACCATCACTGATAATATTATTGAACAACTTACCGATGGATCCTGTACCGGCTCCGTTTAAATCATCGGTAGCTTTGCTTGGACCAATGCCGTTGCCACCGTTAGCATTTTGTATTAAGAAGCATAAAAATAATTTACTATTTCTGCTCTGTGCTGTTCCGCCACTAAAATTCGTGGTTTCGATAACGAGTTCTCCAATAATATTTAAAACGGAACCAGGTTCTTGGCTCCCGTCGGTCACTCCAAGAATATTACCATGAATCAAATTATAGAAATAAACGTCCGTAACAATATAGTTTTCATTTTCCGAGGTAAGGTTGTTGTAATAAACCACGTTGAAGTTGTTGGAATTGGCAGTTGGTCTATTATATTTAATATGATAGTTCCCGTCTGTGGCGGTAGTGGTTTGAATATCAGATTGATAGAAATTCATATTAACTAAATAATAATTAATGATGCTGGATGGATTTGAAATAATATCGGTTTGTGAAAATTTTGTCATACTATTTATATAATACTAAGGTATATATTGCAAGAGACCTACGGTTTAAAAAGGTATATATTGTAATAAATTGTTCTCATAAATAGTGGCCTTGAAAGTTTCATTGTAGCCCTTAACATAAACTGTATCGCCACTACTTATGTTATCACAACCATTCTCGCCGGTACAGCTCCGCCCCAAAAACGTAACAGGTAGTTTCGTGTTTAATGTCCCTGTATTGGAAATAGTATAGTACTGCCATTTATCTCTACCAACCATAGATCGACGACCCATTAGAGGAAGTATCAGATCTTTGCCGTTCTCTAATATTCCGATCTGTTGATACTGTGTAGCTAAACCCTGGGTTTCTATATTGACCGGAATACCCCGCATATCCGCAAAATCGCGGGGATAAATGATTCCGTCGGTATTCTGTAACGGCGGGGCGTAGGGGTCATTGAAAGGATCACGACGGGCGGATATCGGGGCTAAAGAGCCCATTGCTGGCGGGCGATTGACCATAATAATTTGTTGTTGTTGATGGTCGCCTCGAGCCTTTTTAATAAAATGTATGTAATAAAAATATACCATCAAGATGAGAACAACAAATAAGAAGAACAATGTCATATTCTCAATACATATTACACCAGGTATGCATTTTTTCCCCATTTTGTTATAGAATACTGGTTGATATTATTTTGGCCAAGGCGCAAAAGCGGCCTTCATCTCTTCGCCGCCCTGTATTAATCGATGTATCTTTTCTTTGAATACTGTTAACATATTGGCGTCTTGACCGTCGTGTGCAACAAAGTCGTTATGAACAGTGTTACCTTGATCTTTGATTACCCGTTGCTTCAAACGCTTGCATACGTAACATTTATTACGTACTTGACGGGGGTAATGAATGATATGGAATTTGGCCACTCCATACACTTTTTGGTCTATCTTTTCCATAAAGGCCCATAGCTTATCCAACATTGGTTGGAGATTCAGTTTGAAGAATGTTTTAAAAATCCATACAAAGATGCGAACAGGTAAATATAGTATTTGCCCTAACGCCTCGATCAAATAGTAGAAAATACACCCTTTTAGGTTGGTTAAAAAATAAACAGTACATCCGATGTAAGAACCTATGAATACAAATATATATTCTAAAAGTGTTCCTATATCACCAAAACCAAGTTTTAAACTTGCACCCACACCTTCAAACGTATCACCTATACCTAAAAAAATATCTCTGATTCCATCTCCAAAATTTTTAAATCTGTTTGTTAATTCTTTAAAAAATGAACCTACTTTACCAGGATCTACTGCCATTATACTATTTCATTAGATTTATATAAAGGTTTCTACGCTGATTGATTCGGAAAAGATACCCATATAACCTATCTTTTTTATATATATTTCTTACAACTGTGATGGACATTCTTTACTACAGTAATTATTGTAAACATTGCCAACGACTAGTGCAAACTTTAGTAAAAGCGAGTCTCAATAACAAGATAAGTTTTATTTGTATCGATAAACGCGAGACTAATGCGAAAACCGGACAAATGCTCATTGTTTTAGAAAACGGTACCAAAGTGGTTTTGCCCCCAAATGTTCATAGTGTACCGTCCTTGTTACTGGTAAATAAAAATTATAAAGTATTGATGGGTGACGAAATATTACAACATTACCACAAAGATATAAAAGATCTGAACAATGAAGCTGTGCGAGGTAACGGAGAACCTATGGGGTTCCCTTTAGGGATGTCTTCGGGTGGTACCAATATCATTTCTGAACAGTATACCAACTATAATATGAGTCCGGACGAATTAAGCGGAAAGGGAGGAGGCCCGAATCGTCCACTTTATAACTATGTTTCGGCCAACGATGATATACAGATTATTCCCACTCCTCCTAATACCTATAAATCCGATAAACTGTCGAATAGTATAACAATTGATAGTTTACAACAACAACGTATGGACGAAGTGGCGAAAATGGTTCCCAAACAACCTTTTATCTAGTTAAGAAAAAATATAAAAAATATAATACTTATATTATAATCTATGACCGACAAGTCCACTGTTTTAAAGGGTTTTAACACACACTTTTTCGATTTTTTAGATGATATTGCTAGTATTATCGATAATAATGAGGATATTTTGGCATCCAAGGTGTTTTTTGAGACAGTTAAGAAAGCCAATCCCACAATGATTATTAAATGTTGGTTCTTGTACGTTTATACCCCTTATAAAGAGGTTATTGATAATGGTGAGGTAAGTTACTTTTTAGAGAAGGACTACAATAACGATGTATCGCTTCTATCTAATTCTGAAGAAATTGTGAAGGGAATCAATAAGATTAGAGAACCAATTAAAAGTATGAGTGATGTAAATCAGAAACACGCAATGAAATATATTCAGAATTTGTCTAAGCTGTCAATGATGTATCAAGGGTAGGTTTCTCCGATATTTAGACCTATATATTATATATAATAAGTGTAATATATAAGATGGAATCAATAATCAGTATATTCAATGATGAAGATTTAAACAAAAATAAGGGGGATGTTGTCGAAGAAGTTTTTCCAATGACAAATGAAACGGATGATCGAGAGAACTTACCTACTGAAAAAGAAAATATGATGGAATCTATGGAACAACGTAGTCCTGATACGGAGAACTTTTCCTCTTCAGTCACCTTAGAATTAGGAGATATCATTGAATTTTGGGCCCCCACCAATCCGGATATTAACGAGATGGTAGCACTTATTACTTATATTGATAATGAAAAAATTAAAATGGTCAACGTAACCAATTATCAAGAGTATAAGTTATCTATCACTGTTGACGGGACATTTACGGACGAATCTATTACCCAGATCAATATTTTAAGTCGAAGTAAGGAAAAGGGGTATGCGCATCAGAATAATTTGTTACCACGCACATGGATTGATATACATTTTGGCGGAGATGTTCCGACGATTGTTACCGGTGAAATTACCAATTTAGAAGCGGATATGATCGAAATTACCACATTTCCCGAATTACGCACCATCTATCTGAATTTTGGTTATAAGGGTTTACCTGAAAACATACCTATCGATAGTATCAAAATACGCAATAAACCTGCTTCGGTTACCGTTGCAACATTGGCACTCTTGCGCGGAGTTCCGAATGCCGAAGAAGTTGCGGTCGAAGAGATCGGACCAGAAGCATCTATAGAGTATACTGAATCTGGCGAGTCTATCATAACTGTTCCGGAGAACGTTACCGCAGAACGTAATATTCGGGACGAATTACACGATCTTTATATGGAATCCGGGGATATCATTTTCGGTGAGAACTTGGGAGAAATTTATCAACTGGTAGAGATTCCGGAAGAGAACCAGCGCTTCGGAATCGACGTTCAATCCAACGATATTATGGACGAGATGTTATCGACTATTCCTAACAGCCAACGCACTAAGACGGTGCTCGATAATATTCATTTGCTCATTGAACGTTATAAACAGTTACGCCAAACATTTTCGAAATTCGATAAAAATGGTAACGCATATGATGCGAAGATGTTAGGTGCGGCCTATAAGCCCCTGGTCGAGCACTTGGAACGTATGGACAAAAAACTTCGGTGGTTGGTGCCGGTGGTGACGAATCGTCGTAAGTTGTACGACATTGGGGTTTCATTGGACTCTGACGAATCGATAATGGAGAACATTTCTTCTTCGCTACGTGAACTAGAACGCGATCAACTAGCTTATTATAAAGAAAATTCTAAGGACCCGCTGTTGCAGTATACGTCTATATGTAATAAAGTTCAAGAGACACTAACACCCTTCTCTGAACCCATCCAACCTAGTGTTTATCTGAAAACTTTACAGGTGATGGAGAACTTGGAAACCGTGGTTTCTAATACCGAAGAATTTTATAGTTCGGTAGTGGGTCAGGGTAATATCCAGAAACAACAGTATGTGATACAACGTTATAATCTGGGGTTCTCGGCATTAGAAGACCAGACAATGAAAACTGGTAAAACGGTTTATATTCTTAAAAATGTCACACCTAACGACACATTGACAATGAAATCTCTGTTGATGTTACCTGAACCATTGATACGTTATTCCGCGATTGATCTTCCGGGTTCGAATATAATAGATAGAACCAATCTGTCCCACCACTCTTTTGAATGGTTTCGCTATTTTAAACGTAGTTTGGCGGTGGATAGTCATATGATTTCGGATTTGACTAGAGAGATAAATTATGAGAAAATGGAAAAGGATACTAAAAAAGATGTGTTTGCCAGTATTCACGAGTTTTTCTTGAGTAATGATGCAGTAGATGAAGACAAATTTCATCAATTCTTAGAAGTTATTATTCCGAAAACCCGGTTTTTAGTACGTATTATTCGTAAATATCTGAATAACCGTCTTTCGTTTTTGGACGTGGTAAAATGCCTGGAACCTTTCTTGGTCTATCCCTCGGATATCACATACAAACAGTACTTGGAAATTCGCTACTTAATGAAAGAACGCATCGAAGAACTCAAGATTGAAATTGAACAGCGGTCGAATCAGTTCTCCGCACTCAGAAATGCGAAGTATCCTGTTTCACCTGTGTCCGATCCCTTGTTGCGACTGGTTTCTGAGAAGAACGAGTACGCCGACACGTTTTTCAAGGCCTACGAATTCTTAACACCCTACATCAATAAAGGATTTAAATCCTCCCTTTCCCCTGGAGAGATATTACAATCGATGAACGATATAGATAACGGAGAACTCTATGTTATCATTTTGAAGAGCATTTTGATACCTTTAATGACCCCGAACCAACTGTTGGATGTTCTGGCCGAGCCGAAGATTGACGAAATGAAGGATGAAGAAAAGATAAAACCGTCGGACTGTGCGCGCAAGTACTTGGCGAAGCGGTACACGTCCATAAAGGATATGCAAAAAGATAACTCGTTGGATGAAATATATTTCGATAAGGACTTGGATGAAACTCCCTATTCTATCATAAAGAAATATGAAAAGGAGAAGAAAGAAATGTTGCCCGAGTTATTCAGTGAGTTTTTACAACAAGTATTGGTAGATAAACACGATTGTCCCCCTAGTATGGCCGCAGAAATGGCCCAAACCCTCATCGCAGGTAAAAAACAAGTATTGGACGGTCATTACGCTATGTTAGAATTAAAACCCGGACTTCCTAGTGACATAGATGCGGACGAATTATCTGAGAAAGAACGTGCGGCAGTGGAATTAGAAGCCGAGGTGCGTAAACAAATCCAGTATTATCGCCGTATGAAAGGTAATTGGATAAAAGATAGCGATATTGCCGAAGAGTCGTTTTTAGATACTAATGCGCTCTTCTGTAACATTAGCGAAAAATGTGTCAAGAATGTATCGACGTCGGTATGTGAAACTTTTGACGAGGCAGCAGAACGTATGAAGATGATTGCGCGCAAAAAGGTGTTGGGTGAATTTGATAAACGCTATACCGTGAATGTCGACGAATTAAGGAAAGAGCTTGAGACTTCTATTAACAGTCATTTAAAACAGCTGAAAAAGCAGTACGATTTACGTGATATTCAAACATTGAAACAGTCGAGACTGGCTTATACTTTAGGTAGCGCAGCCAATAATGTTGATGGCGTTCAGTCGCCTCACCTCAAATTACGCGATCTCATTTTAGGACAAGACGATTTTACAAAAAAACAGTCGGACATCTCACGATTTGTTCTTCAGTACTGCCGTGATCCGTTGGTAGAACAACAGGATGAAGATCCCCACTGGAAATATTGTAAAGATACCAACACCAAACTGTTCCCCTTTTCTCTCTACGAGTTGGCCAGAGCTTTTGTAATCGGTATGGATTACCCTAAGAAACTCGATCAAGTCTGTGCCAAATATGGTATCATCAGTGACGACGGTGATTCAATCGTCGACAAGTATAGCGGTTTTGTCTTACGTAAAATCGATTTCAGCTCGGAGGAGGGGTTCGACGAAGCCGGATACCGTATTACTTCTAATGATGTAATTGAACAAGATTTGGGCGCGGCACTCTTGGAGACCAATAAACAGGTCATAGAAAAACGCGTCTTTGAGAATGAGACTGCTGAAACCGTTTTCAATGTGGTGGCGACAATTTGCCGTAATATTGATATTCCTCTAGCTAGCGTGGAGGATTTTGTAATGAGAACCTCAATGGAAATGTTTGATAAAATTATTTATAGTGAAGCCGCCTATCAGAAAAAATCCGATAAACAGATGAAAGACAAGGGGAAGGCGCTGCAGCCTTATAAAAACTACCGTGATGAAACCCGGCTTACCGTTATAGCCTGTAATATATTGATCGCAGTGCAAGTAGCAATGCCGTCTATTAAGACTGGTCGGACCTTTCCAGGTTGTGTTCGGTCTTTCAGTGGTTTCCCTTTGTCTGCTGGAGTAGAAGATATGACCGGATTACAATATTTGGCGTGTGTTCTCCATAAGACGACAAGCTCGATCGCCATTTGGGAATCCATCAAGAAATATAAGCCGGATGTTCTGGTCAAGCGTATGAAGGATATTTTTGATAACTTTATTATGAAACGTAGTGATATTATGGAACTTTACATCAAAAAACGCGAATATATGATACTTTACCCTGAAATGGTGGCTCCCCAGGAACATAATATTACAAAATGGCGGCATTTTATGCCTCCGGTGGTGCCTATCCGTTTAACTAAGAATTTACAGACGGTTGCTAGCGACTTTGAAGAAGATTTGCGAACCCTTATGCGTAAGGGTAGCAGTAAACAGTTTGACTCAATTAATGTACTTAAGAGTAAAATATTGTTTTTTGGTTACGGGGTGATTGATGCAATCCAACATATTGTAGAAAAGAAGGATATGTTACTGAAGAGTTCGGGAAATGTCCCCTTCTTAGAGAATGCGTGTTGTAATGAGTCGTTAGAGATGACCCATCCTATCAAATATTTTAATAGCGAAAATGACCATATTTCACACTATATACGTAATGTGGTGTCCTTGTCGAAAACATTGGAAATGTCTAAAAAGGCAGCTACGGCACCCTTACTCTTCCATAACGAGTTTACCGGATTACGCCATTCGAGTATATTTTCTAACAACTTGGACGATGTAAACTTGATCTATTCCACGATACTCCACTATTGTAACTTTGATAAGTCGCTACCTATTCCGGAAAAATTCAAGGATATTTGCAGCGAGAAACCCGAGGGTTATCGATCAGACTGGACACTACCAGAAAAAATAGAATTTTTGAAGAAGAATGCGGTGCAATATAAGGTCGATAACCTGTTACAATTGATGAATATAGTGAACCGTGATAATATTGTGGATGCTTCGCAACCTCCTGTGTTCACCCAAATTGATACGATAAAGGAAGTGATCGAACAATTGGATGCCGAAAATTCTACGGTGGTGGACGATCCTCTCAGACAATTAATGTTTCGCCTCTTGGAAGCTCATAAACCTAAAACAATGAACTATGATATTTCGAAAGAACTCAATGATTTACAGAACTATTTGTTAAAGGCTAACAAAGATATGTACCGTGAAATTATGGATTTCTTCGGTAGATACGGTAATCTGTCGGACACAAAATACTCAAAATTAAACGATTTCCTGGTCAACATCTGTCAATGGAAGTTGGATAAACCGATGAAACAGACCGGCCTCCATTACGATACCGGGCTATATACAGTGACGCAGTTTATACAGAACGCGGTACAATCAATGTCGAAAACGTATCCTAACATACTGATCAATGATGTAGGGTTTTACAAAAAAGTTCATAACCACTGGGGGTTCTCGGATCGTCATAATGCGGTATTGTCCCAGTTCATCACCAAGTATTATGAGAAGTTAGAGACATTCAAAGAGGATCGTATTATTTATCGTCTATTGATGGAAGTTGGTAAACGTTTAGGTTCTCTCAACCTCTTCTTACAAAATATTCCTATTCATACAGATATTGTTAAAGATTTTGGGGATAACGTCGAGGGTGAACGCATACGCAATTTCTACTATTTATTAGATAAACCTACTATCTATATGCTCTATACTTACTGTATTTACTCCGTATTATACGAATATATCAACTGTTCGGATGATTTAGATCTATTACGTGCCGACATTGAACAAGTAAAGAAATCTAAACGCACACAATTACGTAATATGACAGATATATTGAATCAGATTGGCGGGCAAGACGTAGACGTCACCGAAGACTTGGAGGAACGTAACAGAGATATTAACGAAGTAGAGGTTCAGGTGGGAAATACTGAGGAACTCAAAATACGTGTGGCGGCCTTGCTATTATGTTTCCTGGATGTGGAAGAAGAAAACAAAAAATCGATTGATTTGTCTTACGAGGATATTCGCCAAAAGGTGCAGCGTAATAAGGATGTTGAGCGTCGTAGTGTCATTGACCGCCTTACTCGTATGAGTATTGAACAACGTAAGGTAGAAGATTCTCTCAAGAAATACCGTTTAGAACATTGGAATGTAGGACAACAAAAGGGGCTCTACGAATATGATGCGAATGCTTACGACCGCGAACTGGATCAGCTTTTGTTTGGCACGGACAATGAGGTGGATATGGCCGGACCCATTGATATTGCGGAACTGGATGCGGTCGAACGGGCCGAACAAGAGAATTTAGAGAAGATTGATTATGGACGTAACGCTATCAATGCGGGTATTGTCAATTTGGACGACGGAGAGATTGACGGCGACTATTATTATAATGATGGGGAAGAAGGAGATTTCTCTGAAGATTGATAGCCAATAAAAAATAATCATTATATTATAAGTTAAATAATATAATGAATTTGAGAACTTTGGTAAGACATTATCGTTTGAATCTCTCAATATTGTTGTTTATCGTCTTGTTTTCGATTATAAATTTTATTAAACCCGGGCTTATTTATAACAAAGATGGTAGCTATCGTACCTTTGGTGTAGGTTCTCGAGACAAGACCATCATAAGTATATGGGTAGTGGCAATTGTTTTAGCCATATTATGTTATGTAGGAGTGAGTTCAATTTGTATGGTATAGATTTATTCACGCTTCTTACTACGAATCTTTTTTTTAGGTATAGAATCCTCAGGAAAGGGGTTGTTGGCGAGCGGAATACAGTCTCTTACTTTTTCCACGACTACGATTCCAGCTAAAATACCTATTAACCCCACCATAATGTCTATCATTATTAGAGAAACCGAGGCTGTTATTGGTTCCATATAAAAATAATCATTGTCTTATCTTTATATATTTTTCTATTAAGTATGGACCAACCACGTTTAATCGAGGGTTCTGTCAAGACCTATTTGTTCCAAACACTGCAAAAATGCCATTATAATCGCACAACCATCTACTATTACGCCTTAAATATAGGTATTTTAGTAGCCTTTTTAGGGATTGTAGGATTGGTTCTCTACAACTCTTATAAGAATAAACTGACACCCTACGAACAACATCAAAAGATGATGGATGATCAACGATACATATTATCAAAAATAAAATGGTACCAAGAGGATCGTAAGAATATGCATCAATCTCAGGTTTCTTCTATTACTAATTTGCCCTATTTACAGGGTTAGGTTAGGGTTTAAATTTATCCAAACACCGATTCCTACTCGAATACTTTTCACCGGATATATCATAATGGAATTAATAAAAGAAAAAAGGGATGAAGTAATTCAAAATAATAATACTGCCCAAGATCGTTTATTGAGCATATTAGAGAACCTACCCAAGAGTTTGGAAGTTCTCGAAATCACCGAAGAACTTCACGGTGATTTAGATTTTTCGGTGATTTCAACCTTGGAAATGGGGAACCTGACCTCTATTGTCCTTGCAAAAGGTGAAGTCACCTCTATTCGGGGATTACCCAATAATCTTTTAAATTTGAATTGTGCTGACAATTATTTGACGGGATTGGAGAACCTGCCTACTACTTTAAAAACCCTGAATATTGCCCATAATTATTTAGAAAAAATAGAGATAGGTGCCTTGGAAGTTCTCGAAACCCTTAATATTTCTTATAATCGCATCACAAAATTAGAAAAGTTACCGGGGTCCTTGACCGAACTCTTATGTGACAACAATCAGTTGGAATCCTTGGATCTTAAGGGGCTAGAAAAATTAAAAATATTAAATATTTCTAACAATCCAATTACGTTGATAGAGAACCTGCCTCAGGGAGTGGCCCAATTTACGATGGAAAATACCCCCAATATAGAGTTTAGAAACTCGGATCTAGGTTCTCTACGTAGTGAAGAAGAAATTGCCTCGCAGAAAAATAAAGAGGATGAAGAAAAGCAAAAGAAGGGGTATGACGAAACCCTGGCCGATTTTTTCCGGTTGAAACAGGAATACGAAACCAAGGTGCGTAAAATGAAGCGTGATGCTTACCATAAAGCGCCGACCCGCAAATTAGGTAAGTTGGCGGCGGTTTCTGTCAAGCCTCCTTGTATCAATTGTAAACGACCCGTGGGAACACTTTTTAGTAACCGAGCGGACAACAAATATACTATTTTATGTGGAGACAGTGATAACCCGTGTAAGTTGAATGTACAAATATTTAACGGGGGAAACAGTTATTTCGAGGATTTGTTGTATACGTTTCGAGAACATTTGGAGGAGATAAAAGAGAGCATTATTCGACAGAAGTTAGACACTATTTTTAGCTATGTCTCGGAGGATAAATCGATTGAACTCTTTAAAAAAGACTTGGAAACCTACAACTCCGACAGCAATATCTATAAAGAGTTACTGGACGTTTATACAGATTATTATCACAACAAACAGAATGCAGAACTGGTGGAGAAAAAGACCCGGGTCATCTTCGAATTGAATGAGAAAGTACAGGCACTGTTAGAAGAATATCAGAAAACCGAGAACCCCGAATTACTACGTTTGGCGGTGCGAATACAAATAAACGAGATTTATCCTGAGGTTCGTAATCGTCGTATGTTACAAAATCAGGTAGTTGAACTAGAGAGCAAATTAGTTTCAAATAAGGAAATATTTTCCATATTTAAATATCCGATTAACGTATCCAAACTAGACTATAATGCAGGTGAACTGCCTCGGGTAATGAAATACGAGATGTAGCATTTGTATTAAGAACAGGCGTTGTAGTTAGAAACGCCGTCCCAAGTAATATTGTTGGTTTTGCACCAGGACTTTACGCCACAGATTGTAGAACCACCGTTAGTTGCCCACTCGGTTTTTTGAAAATTTACACTGTTGCTCCCAGCATCATATCCAGTCACTTTATCATACTTATTAATGGTTCCTGAATTTCTAGTACCTTGGGAAGGTACCATACAGTAACCGTTGGTGGGGTTGACTTGCCAATAATCGGGACAAGTTGACTTTTGAGGCGGGTATGCGTTGCTTGCGGTTGCTACACGATTGTTGGCCATTTTAATTCCAATATAGGTAAGTATCAAAATCAAGATGACAATCGCGATGGTAGGAACAATAATATAAAAGATATCCATTTGCTGTATTCTATATTATAATACAATACAATAAATCTATGTTTCGGCTAAAAGCTGCTTTAGTAATTCAATGTTTCTGGTGAGAAACCGCAGATTTTCTGGAGACGGTGTAGCCTTAGTAGGAGAATTTTTTATCTGTATTTTTATATACTAAAAGGTTATACAGATAAATGGCAAACAGAATTATACCTGTGGATATAAATTATAATCAATCTATCTTAGATATGGGACGGTTCAATGGACGGGTGAATATCGTTGAACCTGAAAGTCCTGATGCGGTATTTAAAATGCAAGAACGTTTAGCTGTGAAGAATAAGGCCACCGAGTATCGCGATGCTCTCAGCGGTGTCTGGGAAGATAATTTGTTGGCCCACGCGTTTTTTTCTGCAGAAAATATTCAGATTTTACAGAACGGTCTGAGAGCCGGAGTGTACGAGATGTCGGAGAAAAAATTTGTTATCGCTCCTCAAAATATCGATACGCTTAAAATTGTGATGCGCAGCATTTATTTACAGTATGCCGAACACCGCACCGACGGAATAACTGCACAAATCGAGAGGTTGAACCGTTTGGTCCTAAACTACTGCATCCCCACAGTGTATGGTGAGGCGGTGGGATACCAAAAATACCGGTTGGACCAGTCGACCTTGGTGATGCCGCTCTCGATTCCGGAACACCACGACCGTCAGTATAAGCAATTAGAATTGAAGCCCTGGTTTTAAGATTTCATTTTAGTTGGTTCTCGCATATAGAAATAAAATTATATCAAATAGTATGATCGAAAATATTTTGAAATATATTCCAGAAAACCACGATGATCCGTATATTATTTTCGACGTAGGTTCTCGAGATTGCCAACAATCTATTGAATTTTATAACCTTTTTCCTCATTCGAAAATATATGCATTTGAATGTAACCCTAACACACTTCCATTATGTAGACAAAACATCGAGAAATATAGAGATCGCATCACATTGATTGAGGGCGCAGTTACAAATTATGATGGCAACATATTGTTTTATCCTATTGATAAAGAAAAAACTGTGACTACTTGGAAAGATGGAAATCCAGGCGCTTCATCTATTTATAAATCAAATGGGACATATGATGCGGAGAACTATATTCAGTACGAGATCAGTACAAATTGTCATCGTTTAGACACAATAATGGAAATATATGGTATTGAAAAGGTTGACATACTATGGATGGATCTACAGGGTGCCGAACTGTTAGCTCTTGAATCACTAGGCAATAATATAGATGAAGTCAAATTAGTGTACACCGAGGTTTCTTATAAACCTATCTACGAGGGACAAGTCTTGTTTACTCAACTAAATGATTTTATGATAAAAAATCGGTTTAAATTACAAAATAATTTGTCATTCCGCGGTTGGCAAGAAGACGCTATCTATTCTAAACTTTCTTCTTCATAATCTTCTTTTTCTCGCCCCCAACATTGGATTGACCCGCCTGAATCGTCTCGCGCTTTTTCTTATAGATATCATACTCCTTCTCCAAGTTATCCAACTCGGACAACCACATCGTCTCCAATGTGGTTGCCTTCAATATCGCCAACTCGGCTTCTGTATCAGCCTTCTCCTTCATAATACTCGCTACATTCTCTTCAGTGACGGAGTCCATCGGCATCTTGACCAGATACTTGAAGTCCCCGTCGATCGTCACAAAATTCATTGCGGTCAAGAGATCCACAACGTTTTGCGCGGTCTTCTTACGGAGATCAATCGTACCCTTCAACGTTTCTTGAATGTATCTGGCCCGGTTCGACAACTTGACCAACTTTTGGGACATTGCCCCCACCAAATAATCCTTGCGCTTTTGATAAAGGCCCATACGTACCCCATAAAAGTCGTCAATGATTTCTTCGACCGACCCATACTTATGAAGTTTGCAATCCGAGTTGAACATATGCATATTGGTCGTACTGACTGTAGTGAACAGCTTCAATGTCTTCATCACTCCATTGCAGCCGTGGGCGTCTACTGACGCCTCCAACTCCTCCAACTTATCCTTCGGGAAAACCACCGTGAAATCGACTGTGACTTCAGTAGAAATCGAGGTGAAGTCCTTGATCGTCGGAGGAATCTTCTTACCCGACTTGTCTACCGTGGTTCCGTCCATCAACGTTTCCAAGAAAGTCGTATACGGCATTGTCCAAGTTCCGACTGGGAGTTCGGTAATCCGAATCTTGTCGTCGCCCAACTTCTCATACTTACCCTTGATCAAGTATTTGTTCTCTGCCGTCTTGATCACTTCCCCTCGGAACCCTTCGTAGTAAGGGACAAACTCCATCGCATTCAACTGGTTCCGCAGCTTGTTCCGCAGATATTGAATAAGCTGCTTCGGATTATACGGCTCGATGTTACACGAGAAACCTGTGCCAATACCGGAAATACCATTGACCAGGGCAAACGGCAGGATCGGAACATAGAACTCGGGTTCCACCATCGTACCGTCATCGTTCAAATAATTCAGGACCGCATCGTCTGCCTCCGGAAACAGATGCCGGGTAAGAGGATTGAGTAAGGTGAAGATGTATCTCTCGGATGCACTGTCTTGGCCACCCTGAAGACGCGTACCAAACTGACCATTGGGTTCCAACAGATTGATGTTGTTCGACCCAACGAAATTTTGGGCCATATTGACAATCGCCCCGTTCAAACTGGCCTCACCGTGGTGATAGGCCGAGTGCTCCGAGACATACCCGGAGAATTGGGCGACCTTGATCTCGCTCGTAAGCCGGCGCTTGAACGCACTAAACAGGATCTTACGCAACGAGATTTTAAGACCGTCGACCATATTCGGAATCGATCTGGCACAGTCGTAAGTGCTGAAATGAATCATCTCGCGATCAATGAATTGTTCGTAACGGACTTGAGGATGACTGGTATCGAGATAGGCCGTCTTGTCATAATTCTCGAGCCAGGTCTTCCGGTCATCGGGACGCTTCTTGTTGAAAACCTTGTCAATCGTGTCGTCGCTGACTTGGCCCGCATAGACGAAATCCACGATCTTTTTATGGGCAAAATACTCTTTGAACTCGGCCGCGGTCGAGGTACCCAACCCCTTGAAATACTTGATGTTCCACCCCTGCACGTTGTTGCTCTCCTTCCACTTCAAGTACTCTCCGTCGTTATAGAACAGTTGGGTCTGGGCGCCCTTCTTGGCGCGCAAAATTGGCGTATTCATAAACGAGAGGAAACCCGGGATCTTGATGAGCGAGGCCCACTCGCTGTGAAACAGATTGATGCAGAGACCCTTGATGTGGGACCCGTCCAAATCCTGATCGGTCATAAACATCACCTTACCATACCGGAGATGCTTGTAGACATCGTCGATGGTTGCATACGTCTTACCGCTTTCTAGACCCAGGATTTTCTTCAAATCGCTGATTTCCTTGTTCTCGGCAATCTTCTTTGTCACCTCCCCGCGAACATTCAAGAGCTTACCCTTGAGAGGATAGATACCAATAATGTTACGGTCCGAAGACGAGAGCCCCGAGACAATACCGGAAAGAGCGCTCAATCCCTCACACAGAATCAGGATACAATCCTTGGAATGCACGGTCCCGCTGTTGTTAGCATCAATGAAGTTGGCAATACCACGGACCGATTTGGTCTTGGACCCGTCGGTCTTCTTCGCGAGCTTGGATTCCTTGGCCTCGGTCAAGGAACACGCCAGGTCCATCACCCCCATCTTGGCGACCTTCTCGATGAATGCATCTGAAACCGTGCACGAGGATCCGAACTTGGCCGACGGAGTATTCATAAAATCCTTGGTCTGGCTGTCAAACGACGGATTCTCTACATCACAGCGCAAGAACAGAATGAGTTGTTCCTTGATGGCTGAGGCATTCACCTTGATCTTCTTCTTTTTCTCAATGTAGTCACATAGCTTACGCACGATTTGTCCGACCACATAGTCGACGTGCTTGCCCCCCTTGAACGTGGCAATGCCGTTCACAAACGAGATTTGCACGAATTCGTGGGTGGGAGACATTGCAACTGCATATTCCCAACGATCGTCGCTCTGCTCGTAGACCCGCTTACAATCGTCCTTGGAACCGATATACAAGTCAATATACTGTTGAAAGTTCTTGACCTGTATCGTCTCACTCGCCCCCTGACCGGTGGCCAGTCCAACCTTGATCTTTTTGATCGAGTGGTCCGTGACTGCCCCGATATCGTAGACTCTCTTCTTCAAGAGTGACAACATATCGGGGGTTAGGCCCTGTACGCCCAATCGCGCGTAGTCCGGCTTGAAGGTTACCTTGGTATACGGCTTCACAGCACCAGTCACTTTAGTAATCGTGGGAGGGCAGATCTCGTCCAGATTCTTCTTGAATTCCTGAACATACTTGAGACCTCTCACGTGGTCCACCGTTTCCACTTTGCCATACTCGGACCAAATCAGTACGAGCTTGAAACCAAAACCGTTCTTACCACCGACAATCTTTTTCTCATCCTTGTTGTAATTGGTAGAGGTGCGAAGATGACCAAAAATCATTTCCGGAATCCAGAGGTCGTATTCCGGATGCTTCGCCACATCAATCCCGTTACCGTCATTGGCCATTGTGATCGTCCCATCCTCACCGATCGTGGTGTCGATGTAGGTCACGAATTTTTTGTCCATCAGGTTCGACTGAATCATACGAATCACGTGGTCACGGCAGTTAACAATCCCCTCGTCAAACAACTTGTAGAGACCAGGAATGTATTCGATTTCCTTTAGAACGATTTTTTTAGATTCTTCGTCGAACACCCACATTTCTGCGTCAACATTCTCTACGGAACCGATGTAGGTATCCGGATTATCCAGGATATGCTGTTTATCGGTTTTGCGTTGATACTGTTGAGAGAGATCTTGGTTGGCCGACTCCTTAATCACCATCTTAATTGTGTTCGACGACATAATCAATACTATAACTGGTATGGATTATATTAGATTATTGTTTTTATTCAATTTTTTATCAGTATATATTAAATGACATCTTCTCCCGTAATAAGTATGAATGGTATTATGAAGAACTGTAACAAGTGCCCGATTGGATACAATAAGTTGACTACGGCAGGCAACGACCCCAAAATTAACCAAGCATTACGGTCGTCACAGTACTTACAAACTGTTAAACCTAGCAAGCATTATGCGGACACGTACGGATACTTAGACCAACGAGGATTAGTCTTTCAACCAATTTTCAAACAAACCGTGATTCCACCTTCTTCGTTTATTGTTACCGACATTGTATTTCCTCGAAACCAGATTTATATTACGGCGATTCAACGGAATATTGCGTAGGCTCTTCAGTCTTAGGCTCTTCTACACTGTCAGTGGTTTGTTCGGTGTCATCGGCTTCTCCGCCTTTTTGGGCCTTGCGCATCTTTTTTGTAGCGCGTTTAACCCCCTTTTTAACATAGCCGAATTTCCCTTTTTTGGCGAAATAACCGTACTTTTCTAAACGCCTCTCTTTTTTGGCAGTATAGAACTTTTTCTTAGACACGATACGACCGTGTTTATTCATAATAAGATCATCGACCGTAAGACCACCAGGAGTTTTATAAGCGGTACCGTTCATTACTTGTTCGCGAGAACCAAACAACTCTTTGAATTTTTTACCTTTTCCAGCTTTTACGTCACCTAATGATTTAATATAGTAAAATCCGTCGGGGGCTCTGTCGGGGCGTTTCATACTTCAAATATTTTATATATATTTCCTTATAAAATATTTCTAATGTTTGCGGGCAGTGCGACGCTTCTTGGTCTTCTCCTTCTTGACCACCCCGAATTTGCCCTTCTCGGCAAAGAACCCAGCCTTCTCTAAACGGCGCTCCTTCTTCGCGGTCTTGTGCTTCAAACGGGACACAATACGTCCCCACTTGTTCATCATTAAATCGTTAGCACAAAGGCCACCGGTAGTCTTGTACGCGGTCTTGTTCATCACTTGGACGCGAGAACCGATCAAATTAGGGAATTTCTTTCCGTCGATGTGGAACATATGGTCTTTTTCAGAACGAGTATGGCGGTGAGGCATTCTATATATATGCCTCGAGAAAAAACATTTACAACTCGAATATGGACGCATTTTGGCTAAATCAATCGACCCGCAAGTTGGATTTAATTCGGGTAATGCAAAATTATTTGATTTTGTATATAATTCAGGGGCGTTTCATCTTCTATATTCGACGTATTTTTGTTAAATTCTTCGATCGTAATCTCCCCTTTTTCTAATCTGGCAAATTCTGAAATGATCAATTTGGCATATGCGTCAATATTGGGGTTCGAATGATTTAGTTCTTTGGTCACCCACCACATATATCTAAGTGCGATACCTGTTCCATCATAAGGCAGCGGATCCAGATTTTCAATGGAAGACATTCTTATATAGATTTACAATAAAAAAACGCTGATTCATTAGACAGTTAAGCTATTGGATGCTGCGGACGCCAAAGATGTTCCCGAGGAACTACTAGCTTTAACAGTAAAGGTGTATGTACCTGCCGAAACTCCGGTAATAGTAATCGGACTACTCGTAGACGAACCTGAGAAACCACCAGTGCTACTAAACGCTGTATAATAAGCCGCGCCAGTTACACCTGTAAACGTAATTGTTACTGTTGAACCCGATTTACTGGCAGTACCTATAGTTGGCGCAGAGGGGGCACTCGAACTGTCACGAATATAAACCTCTACTCTTGCAGAGCGATTGAATCCCGTACGATTTTGACAACAACCGATAACATCACCTGCCGAATAACTAGTAGTTTCTGTTCCTATACCACCCGTAACATCATCAGAACCCATATTACCATATGGAAATAAATCTCCCCCATTTTCATTCCAACCAAACCCCCAACGTGATTTTCTATTACTCGTATAATTAAACCCATAAAACCGGACATCTGTTTGGCTACTAAAAATTATAGTACCTGCATTTCCCCATCCTGGCCACGTTATAGCATCCTGTATAAAATATCTTACTGATGATATTTTAGTGAACCAATCAATAATTGTCATTGCTGCCGTTATACCACTTACTGTAGTCGTAACGGGACCATTGCCGGCATTAGTGTAAAAGGTTCCTGCGGACGTAAATCTATTTTGTAACCACGCCCAGCAACTATAACCTGTTAAATTGAGACTACCGCCCACGGTGGTAACGTCGGGCCATAATGCCATTATATCACTTGCAGGACTGTAGTTCATCGTATTGAATTTTGCATCACCATCGTTTCTATTCGCATTGGCAGGATTCAATGTGTTATTGGTCGTCCAATAGTTTGCAGAATATTGGAACGTAGTACCACGTGTGGCTTTCATTGCCATCATCCATCCACCGCCGTCCACAGCCCGATCCAATATGCAATAGATTTGGGTCGCTCCCACCGTAGGTAAATTGATCCAGTATACCCCGTTGGTAGTATTACCATAGGCAGCCAAGAACGCCGCAGAAGGTGCAGCAGTTGCAGAAGATAACCCGTCGTATGGGTTAGAAACAATACTTGTTGCGCTATTTGATGATGTATAACCATTTGCATTAACCGGGTAACAAACGTAGGTATAAGGCGTAGTGAGAGACATACCGGTGTAAGTCTGGCTGATAGAGTTTGTTCCTGTAACAGTTGTCCCACTTGTCGGAGTTGCCGAACCTCCTGAAAATGTAATATAAATACCGCTGAATGTACCTGTACAAGCCAATGTGGTGCCTGTGGTAGTCGTACCCGAAAACGTGGGCGCAGTGCAAGTACCCCAAGTACACGCAACGACGGTTGCTTGACAAGTAGGATTCGAGACATAATAACCGTCTCCGTTCTGGGTAGTAAACGTATAAGTATACTGAGTATTGACATTAAGACTTAAATCACTGCTACCATTCGTAGTACTGTTGTAAAATATGCCGCTCGCCGTATACCTAGCACCTGATTTTGTAGTATTTGCCAGGTAGAGTGTTGTGTAACCATTGTTGGTCCAAGTAATATAAACAGAGTTTACACTTGAGGTTGCACCCGAATAGGTGAGGTTGAGGCCGGTCACAGTTGCCAAGGTATAGATAGATCCCGGGGTAGAACCGTTGTTCGGGTTCGTGATTGCTGTGAAAGTAGTGCTATTGACACCGTTCGCGACCGGAGTAATCGTATAAGTGTACTGAGTATTGTTTGTGAGGACTGTAGGATCTGTATAAGAGGTCCCGGTTTGTCCTATAGCAGCAAATGTACCCTGTGTGCCTCCTGTACGTGTAATATTAAACGATGTGTATGTTCCCGAAATAGATCCAATCGAAATTTGTCCACCGGTCGTGGGAGTAATAAACGATGCGCTTGTTATAATACTACTGTTGGTAGGATTGATGGTAATTGGAGAGGTTGCGCTGGACGCGGTCGATGTACCCTGACTATTCGTAGCTGTAACAGTAAAAGTATATGCCGTACCCGCCACTAGACCACCTATTCCGACAGAGTTTGTTGTTCCTGTAGAAGTTATACCACCTGGACTGCTGGTAACTGTATACGCAGTAATTGTGCCGTTTCCGCTAGATGCAGTGAAGGTGATGAGTGCCACAGTATTACTAGCAACATAGGCAGCAAGATTTGTTGGTGGAGTAGGCAAGGTAGTGACAGCTACGCTCGTCGATGCAACCGAGACCGCATTATTCACATTCGTAGATGTAATTGTAAACGAATAGATGGAATTCGGTGAAAGACCAGTAGCACTAATTGCGGTTACAGGATAACTAGATGTTCCGTAAGCAACACCACCTGATCTTATTGTATAAATAGTGCCACTAGCTGCGCCAGTGGGAGGGGTGAACGAAACAATCGCACTATCAATAGTTATGGAGCTAGCAGAAAGGCTAGTGGGTGGTGGCAACGGTGTGTAAATAGTGACTGGCGCAGAACTCGCCGACCCGGCCGAGTTCGTCGCAATAATCGAGAATGTATAACTCGAATTGGCAATCAGATTAGGTATTGTGAACCCCGCTGGAGTCCCGTAACCAATTCCGGTTGTTAAGCTATAACCAACTATCGAATTTCCGGATGGTGGAGTGAAACTAACAACAATTGTTGAAACAGTGGCACTAATCACGGTTATATTGCTTGGCGCTGTGGGTAGGGTGGTGACATATAAAACCGAACTAGGTATTGAGCTACCTGCGCTATTACTTGAAACAATCGTCATTGGATAAGTAGTATTGGTAGTTAAACCAGAAAGCGGGAACGACGTAATAGGGTATTTGACAGAACCAATAAATGAATTAGAAATAAATAGAGAAAAACTCGCATCTGAAGTTACCTGAATGGGAGCTGTAAAATAAACCGTGGCGGCGGTTGCGGTGACCGCACTCGCATAGAGTCCTGTGGGGGGTGGTAATGCGGTACTAGCAGTGATGCTCGTATTCGTCGATCCAGCCGAGTTAGTTGTAACAATATTAAACGTATAACTTGTTGCTGGGTTAAGCCCGCTCACCACATAAGCCGCGGGAGTTCCAGAACCTGTACCAATAGACGAAGAATATGACACCGTATTTTGACCTGACGCGGGGGTAAAACTTAAATTCAGTAGATACGTCGACGAACTGACGAGCGTTAAATTGGCTAAAGTGCCAGGTAGTGTTGTAAAAACGAGACCCGACGAGGCAGGCGAGGTTCCGTAGACATTTGTGGTAGTGACCGTGAATATTAACGTGGTATTTGCAGGTAAGTTCTCTAACAGAATAGTGGTGGCAGGATAACTTGCAGTACCATAAATAATCGAATTCGCGGTTGCCGTGTAAATCGTTCCTGTACTCGCCCCGATTGGGGGAGTAAAAGAAATAATCGCACTAGACATCGATACTGAACTTACCGAAAGATTGGTAGGAGCGAATAATATTGAATTATATATAGAAATGTTCCACCGTGTGGATAAGAAATATTCGGTCTGTCGAATTTCACTTTCTTGTAAATTACGATTATAAATGACGATTTGACTGATACCACCATTGATAGTTCTTCCTCCTTGTGACCAACCACCAAAGTCAAGAGTAGTTGTATTTATGTTCATTGCGTAAGGGTTATGTACAAATATTGAACTTTGAATGCCGTTCAGACGCAAATAAGAAGTCATTAATCCGCCAAGGTTACCGAGATTTACCATCAATATAAACGGCGTGTTAAGCGGGACTTGCGTAGTTGTAACAAAATCGTTGATCGTAGAATTGAACGATATCTGGAAATATCCGGTCGGATTTAAGATAAGATGCAGAGATCCAGGCGCCCAAGGTCCGGTGGAAGAGAAAAAGTTTTCCATACTGTTGAACGATGGCACTTTCATAACAAAAAATATAGTTATGCTGCTTATATTCGCAAGTGCAGTGGATGAGAGAGAACTCGTCGTTAATACCTGGTTTGTACCTTGACTGAAAACAATCGAATTATACGTGTTGACATAATTAGTGGTTAGCACCGGCCTATTTCCCGGGGCAGTGGCCAAGATTGCATTGTTTGTGTCCCCCCAAGATATAACATTACTACCACTAGTAATAACATTATAATTGACGTCGTAAGTGAAACTAGGTGTAGGATACGATCCATTCAAATTTGATAATGAAATTGTTGTTATAGAAAATGGTACCTGGGGAGCCGAAGTTCCGTACGCGTCAACGGTTCTCATTGTTACCGTATAAGTGGTACTAGGACTCAGTCCAGATACAACAATTGGAGTAGTTGTCGAATATGTATTAATACCGGTATTTGTAGTAGCTATATAGTAAGATACTGTCCCTAGACAGGGTATAAAACCAATAGTAACTGAGTTAGGTGTTACTCCAATAACCTGCAAGTTTGTCGGGGGGACCGGTAACGATTTTGTGGTAATATATCCCGTAGGATTAGTACGAGCAGAAGTGCCTTGGGAATTCGTGGCGGTCATTGTAAAACTATAAGACGTGTTAGGCAATAGTCCGGTGACTATGAGTGGACTAGTAGTTCCTGTAACAGTCATATTGCCGGGACTAGAATAGCCAATGTAACCTGTGATCGTAGCATTACCTGTCGGTGGATTAAAATTTAAAAAAGCTACTGTGTCCGAATAAAGTGAAGCAACTAACGATTGTGGACTACCTGGTAAGGTGGTGAATGATATAGTATTCGATGGCGCGGACGTGCCGGCACTGGTTGTTGCGGTCATAGTGAGTGAACAGTTCGTGTTGGAAGATAATCCAGTTACTGTGATGGTAGTTGCCGGATAAGCAGCCGTACCATAAGTTATTCCTCCCGCAATAGCAGAATAGGTTGTTCCGGTCGCAGAACGCGCAGGCGCCGTAAAGGTTATTACCGCGGTGGTGGCAGTTATAGAAGCTACTGACACTATGGTGGGTGCACCAATATAGGTTGTAACAGCTAATGCCGAGCTAGGAACCGATGTTCCAGTAATGTTTACAACAGTAGGAGAAGATGGCGATGCACTATAGTAAGGATGAGTCGTAGGTAAATTAGCTTGTAATCCCCATTTCCAAGACAAATATCCTTCTATTTTTTGCCTATCTGTTGTAGAGAGCGCATTTTTGTACACCATCATTTCTGAAAAGTAACCCACTGTATTATCGTTTCTTGTGGGGGCAGAACCAATCGAGTAAAGATTGTACCCCAAGTTTGAACTGTAAGCTACAGATTTAATTGATGTGCCATTGCCTATAAAAACGACTGTATTTGCATTCGTTCCGTCGTACCATGCTTCCCAAAGATAAGGATTACCGTAAGTTACTGCATTATTGACCAAATCGGTGTTTGGTCGGGTCAAATTGAAAGTCGTGCCCCCTTCTCTGCAAAATGCCAATGGGTCACTCACACCAATGGTGCCATTTCCCATTCCGATCAATCTACCATAGGTTTGCGAAGTTGAACTTAACGACGCTATACCGAAAATATGGAGCTGGTTGGTCATACCCGAAAAATTACCATAATAACGGCAATTGCCGTAAAGAAACACTGATGGTAAACTATTCAAACCGTTACTGACCCATTGGTTTGTACTCGGGGTTGCTCCAGTATTCGAACCACCCGTATCATACGTTGCATTATTACCACTACCCGAACGATCATACCAAGTAGATAATGCCGCGTTGCTAGCAGGCGGAGTTCCGGTGTTATAAGGGTCAGTAGCATCTAACCATAGTATCATACCTGTAAGAGATGTGGGATTAAATGTGCTAGTAACACTCGTTGATATCGAATTGGTCGCGGTTACTGTAAAACTATAGTTAGTAGCAGAAGTTAGACCATTCACCGTGATAGGACTAGTAGTATTCGTCCCTATGTAGGTTCCACTTGCGTCCGTAGCCGTATAATTGGATACGACTGCATTTCCAGAAACCGCACTAAACCCAATAGTGACCGAACTAGACGTCTCGCTTACCAACGATATATTGGTCGGCGCTAACGGCTTAGTTGCGACATTCAGTACGGACGATAACGCCGAAAATCCATAGATATTACTGGCCTGCATCGTGAATGCATAGGCAGTGTTTGGAGTAAGACCATAGATAGTCACGCTTGTATCTGGATACAGTGCCGAAACATACACTGTGGCTCCGACATATACAACATAAGTGGTGCCACTTGCTGCACCACTTGGTGCCGTGAAATTAAGTACACAACTTGTAGTAGTAATTGATGTCGCTGAAGTAATCGTTGGCGCGGTCAACGCGGTTCCGGTCGAGACTCCGGTAGTGCTGGCAGTTATACTACTTGACGCAACAGATGTTCCGTAAATATCCACCGTTTTTATGGTGATGGTATAAGCAGTTCCGGGAGACAACCCCGAAATAGTTATTGGTGACAATGTCCCGTATGATGTAATACCGGTACTTGTGCTCACCTGGTAATAAGAAACTGCTCCAAGGGGAGGTGTGAAACTGACACTAATATAAGTGGGCGCGGTAGTTGAAGCAGTAAGTCCAGTGGGTGGACTCGGCAACGAGTTAGTTGTGACTGCACTCGACTGCGACGAGGGCGCGGATGTGCCCTGACTATTCGTAGCCGTGACCCTATAAGTGTAAGACGTGTTGGGACTTAGCCCAGTAACGGTGATCGGCGATGACACACCTGTTCCGATTAAACCACCTGGACTGCTCGTCACTACGTAGCCAGTAATGGTTGCACTACCTGTGGGTACAGTAAATGTAACGTTATGGGCGGTGTTAGTAGAGATCGATACGGAGACATTCGATGGCGGTCCAGGAACCGTGGTTACTGCAAGCGTCGAAGACGCAGCTGAAGCCCCGACACTATTGGTAGCGGTTATTGTAAACGAATAGGTCGTGTTCGACGTCAAATTGTTAAGCACAAACGAGGTGGTTGGGTAAGACACTGTGCCGTAGGAAACCGAACTCGAACTGATCGTATAAGTTGTTCCTGTCGATGCGCCAGCCGGTGCAGTAAAACCGATGGTCGCCCCGGTAGTTGTAATGGATGTGGCAGCGCCAATGGTCGGAGCAGCTAATAATGTTGTTACCGCGAGAGACGAGCTTGGCACTGAGGTCCCAGTAACGTTTGCTAGAGACGGTAACGTTGGCGATGATGCATAATAAGGACTTGAACTAGGTAAATTAGTTTGTAATCCCCATTTCCAAGATAAGTACCCCTCCATTTTTTGACGATCGGAAGTGCTTAGTGCAGTATTAAACATTATTATTTCGGAAATATACCCCGAAAATGTAGCATTAGTGTCGGTCCCGTTCGTGTTTTGCCCGACACAATAATAACTTATGTTAAAGTTACCAGAATAAGATGTGCTAGTAATGGTTGTGTTATTACCGACTTGAGCTGTTGTATACATATTAACGTTGTCACACCAAGTTTCAAAGACATACGGGTTCGAATAACTAGTATAGGTGTTATTTTGTAAAACAGTATTATTTCTATTTGGACCGATACCGGTTCCGAGATACTTACTAAAAGCTAGATAACTAGAGTTATTATAATCATTAACACCATTACCACTACTTAGCGACAGCACGCGCCCTGAACCACCTGCACTTGAACTAAGTGATACCACCGCAAGTATGGTAATATACGGGGTAGTGTTGGAGACATTTCCACAAAAATAATAGGCATTGGTTGTACGGTTACCACTAAAACTAAAGGCTGGTTTATTATTTAATCCATTAGTGGTATAGGTAACACCACTTGTTGCTGTGCCATTACGACCTCCACCCGACTTATCATACCAAGTTGTTACATTCGCATTGTTAGCCGGTTGTGTTCCATTATTGTAAGGATCGGATGCGTCCAACCAAAGTACCATTCCAGCAACTGTTGCTGGATTGAATGTGCTTGGCACATAGGTTGAAACCGTAGTGGTTGTTGTAATCGAAAAATTATAATTGGTAGAAGGATTGAGACCAGTTACTGTCACTGGACTCACTGTATTCGTAGCTATGTAAATACCACTGGCATCAGTAGCTGTATATGAAGATATTGTGGAATTACCCGAAGGAGGTGTAAATCCAATAGTCACCGACCCACTAGTTACTGTTACCAAGGATAGGTCTGTAGGAGGTAACGGTAAGGTGGCCAAGTTCAATACTAGCGATGCTCCCGAATAACCATACTGATTACTTGCTTTTATTGTAAAACCATAGGTGGTGTTAGGTGTTAGTCCGTAAACATTAATAGTTGTGGATGGGTACAACGCTCCATTGTAAACTGTAGAACCAACATAAGCAGTATAACTTGTTCCTGTAGATGCACCAGAGGGAGCTAAGAAATTTAATGCACCGCTCGTTTTAGTAACAGATGAGACCGACGTAACTACTGGCGCGGTCAGCACGGATCCAGTCGAAAGCGCTGTCGTACTCGTAGTTATACTACTTGATGCTACCGATGTACCTGTAGTGTCTACCGACTGAATAGTTATCGTATAAGATGTGCTCGCGGACAAACCGGATATAGTGACCGGTGAAGACGTACTATACGAAACAATACCTGTGCTCGTACTGGCTTTATAATAAGAAACTGTTCCGAGCGGAGGTGTGAATGTTACTGTGATGTATGTGGGTGTGACGGTCGAAGCCGATAGGTCTATAGGAGGACTCGGTATTGCATTCGTAGTAAACGCACCCGATGCTATTGAGGGGGTCGATGTACCTTGACTATTCGTAGCTGTCACCCTATAAGTATACGACGTACTCGGAATCAGTCCAGTGACCGTAATAGGCGACGATGACCCTGTTGTTATTATATTGCCAGGACTGCTCGTCACTGTATAAGTCGAGACGGTCGCATTACCAGTGGATGCAGTGAATGTCACGATCTGGCTGTTGTCACTCGAACTCGATACAGATACATTCGAGGGCGGTCCAGGCACAGTGGTTATGGCGAGTGCCGAAGATGCGGCTGAAGTCCCCACATTATTGGTAGCTGTTATTGTGAACGAATAAGACGTATTCGATGCCAAGTTATTCAGAACAAATGAGGTGGCTGGATAAGACACCGTGCCGTAGGTGACCGAATTCGAACTAATTGTATAAGTTGTTCCTGTCGACGCACCCGTCGGTGGAGTGAAACCGATGGTCGCCCCGGTAGTTGTAATGGATGTGGCGGTACCAATGGTCGGAGCAGCTAACAATGTGGTTACCGCAAGAGACGAACTAGGGACCGAGGTTCCAGTTAAAGTCGTTGTGGTTGGCGAGTTAGGAGAAATAGAATAGTAAGGGTGGTTTGTAGGCAAACTGGTCTGGACACCCCATTTCCAAGCCAAATAACCCTCAATTTGTTGATACTGTGTGGTTGTCAACGAATTTTGATAAAAAAGTACTTCGCCATAAGTATAATTGCCTGTCTCAGCATTAGAATAGGAGTTGACACACAATGAATATTTCGTAAAATTAAAGTTTCCGTCGTTCGATGCGTTTGACACATAGGTTCCGTTGATACCTAAGTATTTGTTGGTACCGTCAAATCTTGCGGTTACTAAATAAGGAGTACCTGTAGAGAGGTTCGACGAATAATTCAAAAATGCGCTTGTGCTATAATTTCTGAATAAAGTTGGGAAACTACCCTTTTCGGTGGAAATCATAAACTTTGAAACAGTTAAAGCATCATTGTTACCTGTACTGTTACCTAAACCCACTAAACGACCAAAAGAATTAAACGCGTTAAATTTTACTATCATAGCAACGAAATAGGTAGTTCCGGTATAGTTACTCGCAAAATTACCCAATACGCCACCATTAGCCATTACATATACAGGTAAACCATTGATGTTGTTAAGAGAGTAGGTTGGAGTTGTTCCGTAGATACTTGCCGTGTTATTTCCTGAACCAGACTTGTCGTACCAAGTTGTAAGATTTGAACCATTGGTAGGTCTCGTCCCATTATTAAGAGGATCAGATGCGTCCAACCATAAGACAATATTCGCTATACCGGTTGGTATAAACGTTCTAGGAACACTTGTTGATATCGTATTGGTTGCGGTTACTCTAAACAGATAATTACTATAAGGACTTAGACCCGTCACGGTGACAGGACTTGTCGTGCTTGTCCCGGTGTATATCCCACTTGCGTCGACCGCTGTATAGGTACTTATGGTGGCATTTCCTGATGGCGCTGTGAACCCAAGTGTTACCGATCCACTGGTCTCGCTTACTAAAGACAAACTGGTGGGTGCCAGGGGTACTGTCGCTACATTGAATGTATTCGATGCAGCCGAATAACCGTATTGATTGCTCGCCTTGATCGTAAAAGCATAGGCTGTGTTCGGACTAAGACCGTTGATAGTAATTGATGTGGCAGGATATAACGACCCATTGTATACGGTACTACCCACATACGCAGTATAGCTCGTGCCCGCTGCCGCGCCCGACGGTGCTGTAAAATTCAAAACACAACTTGTGGTGGTTATAGAAGTGGCCGAGGTGATGGTGGGCGCAGTCAATGCGGTTCCGGTCGATGATGCACTCGTACTTTCAGTTACACTGCTTGACGCAACCGATGTACCATTAGCATCTACTGATTGTACAGTTATCGTATAAGAGGTGCTTGCGGACAACCCGGAAACGGTGATGGGCGAAGCCGTACTATATGAGACAATACCTGTGCTTGTAGTCGCTACATAATACAGAACTGTTCCGATTGCTGGTGTAAAACTAACAGTAATATATGTTGGGGCTGTCGTAGAAACCGCTGGATTAGTCGGTGGGTTCGGGACAGAATTGGTGGTCGTCGAATTGGATGCAGCCGACGAACTCGATGTTCCTGCAATATTGGTTGCCGTAGCCGTAAAAGTATAGGTTGTGTTGGCATTAAGACCTCCAATTGTAATCGGCGATGCTGTATTGATAGCAACAATCCTCCCAGGATTGCTCGTAATCGTATAAGAGATTACTGTACCGTTACCACTTGGCGTTGTGAATGCGATCGAAGCAATTGTGTCAGAGACCGTGCTCGCTGTTAGGTCGGTCGGGGGGCCAGGCGCAGTAGTGAATGATACCGTGCTTGATGCGGCAGATGTGCCGTTACTATTAGTAGCTGTGAGTGCAAACGAATAGATTGTGTTTGATGATAGTCCTGTAATACTGACAGAGGTTGCCGGATAATTGGCACTTCCATAGCTAACGCCCCCAGATATCGCGCTATAACTTGTGCCGACACCTGCGCCGGCAGGTGCAGTGAAACTTATAGTCGCACTCGAAGCCGTGATTGTACTAGCACTTCCGATAGTGGGCGCGGCGGGCCCAGTAGTATCACTAATTACCACGGTAGGTATCGATGTTCCAAACGCATTTGTTGCGGTTAAGAAGAGCGAGTACGTCGTATTTGGAGAGAGTCCGGTAGCGGTAATGGTGGTATCTGGATAAGATGCCGTGCCATATGTGGTAGACCCATAAAATAAAGTGTAGGTAGATCCACTTGAAACATTGCTCGGCGGCAAAAATGTAACAGTGTTCGTAGTACCAACAGATGCGATCGAGGTGACGACCGGTTGAACCGGAACCCCCACATTGGTAGGAGTTGTGTTTGGACCTCCGCCCGAATAAGCCAATATCAGTATACCCGACCCACCATAACTGCCGTAACCACCATAGCCCGACCAACCACCACCGCCACCACCGCCTGTATTATTGGCACCATTTCCTCCGTTAGCATATAGTGCATTTCCGCCTAAGTTGATACCACTTAGATCGCCGAGCCCTCCTGGGTAATTCGTGATACTGTAATTACCTACTCCACCTCCACCCCCGCCTCCAGCCCCACCGTTTCCTCCGTTACCCACGTCTTGGCTACCATCAGCAGTGATACCACCTCCACCTCCGCCCCAGTAGTAATTGCCATATACGGTTCCTGCAGGCGAAAAGGTAGAAATACCGGGTAAGTTACATTGTATACCTGAGCCGCCGTTTTGACCAACGGCCGAAGACCCCGCCCCGCCACCACCTCCCGAGATTCCGGTCGTATCATCAATATAGGTAGACGCAGCACCGTCGGAAGCATAGTTGTTGTCCGCAGTGTTTCCGCTCGCACCCAATGTATTATTGATAAAATCGCCTCCCCCTCCTGAACCCCCAGTTGATGCAGGAATAGACGATGAACCGGTCGCACCACCTCCTCCTCCGTGAGCCACAATATTCGCGGAAGGTATGGCGGAAAACGATAAAGTCGTGTCTCCCCCATTGCTACCTGGGCCATTGATACTGACAGGTCCGGATCCACCATAACCCACGTTCGCATAGATGGAACTGGTCCCCGGAGGAACCGTCAATGTCTGCATAACTACTCCACCACCTCCTCCACCTCCACCTTCCCCTCCTCCTCCACCCCCACCTACGGCTAACACGTACATTGTCACATTGTTACCGAATGTGTAGTTAATGTTATAGAATAGACCGGTAGATTTAAACACATAGACATTATAGAGAACATTGTTGTTGACCACAATTCCACTGATGTCCGTCGATTGGAAATTCGAAATAGATAACAAAATGTCGGTGGTCGTGGCCGTGATTGTCGACGACGGAGAAGACACGCCATTCAAATCGACAGAAACAATACTGATGGTATAAATGGTGCCCGAGGTTAATCCGGATATGGTGATGGGAGAACTTGTGCTCGACCCCTGATAGCCATTCAAATCGGTAGCTACGAATCCTGTCACCGTTCCTACCGGGGGCGTAAAATTAATAGTTATTGACGAGCTTGTCACACTGGCCAACGATAGGTTGGTGGGTGGAAGAGGAACGCTGCCGGTAGTGATTGTCGATGTCGGTGTCGATGCAGGTGTGGTTCCTCGAGCGTTGGTTGCGGTCATCGTAAACGTATAGTTCGTATTCGGTGATAGTCCGACGATTTTGATGGGGGAGGCCGAACTTGTCGCGGTGATTGCCCCCGGACTACTCGTTATCGTATATGTAATGGCCGACACTGTCCCCGAGGATGGTGTAAATGAAAAACTCGCACCCGTGTCGCTGACACTTAACAATGTTACGTTTGACGGGGTAGATGCGAGTGTAGTGATACTGACCGTTCCTGTCGATGTCGTAGTGCTCACTCCTGTACTTGCAATCACTGTGAACGTATAACTGGTATTAGGTGATAATCCAGTAACATTTACCGAAGTTGCCGTATAAGGCGCGGTTCCGTAAGTAACACCTCCTGCTATTGCATTAAACACCGTAGTAGCTGGCGCACCCACTGGACCAGTAAAGGATATAGTTGCGCCTGTGGACGTAATAGCAGTCGCGGTACCAATATTGAAACCAGCGAGCGGTGTTATTGCTGTAATTAATGTGCTAGGTATAGACGTTCCAAACGAATTGGTTGCAGTTAAATTAAGTAAATATTTCGTATTTTGACTTAAACCACTAGCAGTTATAGTTGTGGCCGGGTAGTTTGCAACACCATAGGTTGTACCCCCATAAACTAGACTATATGTTGATCCGGCAGCGACATTGTTCGGTTGTGTAAAATTAACAGTTATACTATTAAGTGTTGTAGTAACTGTACCGACTATAGGTTGATTTGGAACACCAATGTTAGTAGGGGTAGATGACCCACCACCTCCAGTTGGAGCTATGATAAGGTTATCATAATAGCTCAATCCACCACCACCGTCACCTTGAAGGCCAAAATAATTACCATTGTTAGCGATTGTATAACTTTGTGATTGTAGCACATTGTTTTGGTACCAAGTAGCAACCCCGCTGCTACTAATAATAATTTTAACACTGTACCACCTATTAGTAGTAAATGCGGTTCCACCAGGCGGTCCATTCCAACCTGTCCAAGAAGATGTACTTGCAAATCCACTACCACTTCCTCTACCTTCCGCTCTAAACATTTGTCCATTGCCACTACTATTGCACGCAAAATAAATGTTACAAAGAGATCCAACATACACATCGAAAGTTATTGTTGTATTTAAAAACGAATATCCCAAATTATAGTAACCGTAAGATGCATTGTTACCGCTCGCCACTATTGAAGGCGCTGGATTTCCTATCGTGTTTGAAATATAAATGGCGTTTGTGCCCAGTGTCCATCCAGATAATGTCGAACCGTCAGTTGAAAAATAATTACCAGCGCTTGTGGTTGCAAAAACAGTTGATGATGCGTTTGAGCTACCATTATAATTAACAGCAACAATCGTTATTGTATAAATGGTGCTTGCGCCTAATCCTGTAATGGTTATGGGTGAAGTTGTCCCTGTAGCTTGATAACCGTTGCTTGTAGATAATATATATCCGTTGACCGATCCAATTGGAGGCGTAAAGCTAACTGTCGCAGTAGAACTAGTTGTGCCTGTTACTGAAAGATTGGTAGGAGGATTTGGCGCCGTACTTGTCGTAATACTAGCAGAAGATGACGATGCAACAGATGTTCCCCCAGAATTAGTAGCTGTAGCCGTAAACGTATAAGACGTATTAGCCGACAGACCATTGACCGTTATAGTGGATGATGAGCTTGTCGCAGTAATATTTCCCGGACTGCTCGTGACGGTATACTGAGTAATAGTAGCGGTTCCGGTCGGAGGGGTTAGTGTCACAGTCGCAGTAGCATCACTGACGGCGGTCGCCACAAGTTGTGTCGGAGGTAAGGGGACAGTTGCTGCCGAAACCGTTGCTGCGACCGATGAACCGGCAGCATTATTGGTTGTTACATTGAACGTATAATTCGTGTTCGAAGTTAGTCCGGTTATCACATAAGCAGTCTTAGGTCCAGAACCAATACCACCACTCGGACTCGTGGTCAATGTATATCCACTATTGATAGTGGATCCAGACACGTCCGTAATGGCGATCGTAGCACTGGAGGTAGTTACACTTACTAAGGCGAGCGATGGACTTGCGGGCACTGTTAAAAATGTAACCGTTGACGAAGCTACCGAAGATCCGGCGGGACTGTACCCTAATCCGTAATAGTTTGCGGCATAGTTTGCGACCAGGGACACAATGTACGTCGTGTTAGCACTGAGACCTGTGATTGTATAGGCAGACGGTGTTCCAGAACCACTACCTACCGAGGAGGTATAGCTGGCGGCGGCTACGCCACCAGTAGTTGCAGCCGTGAAGCTAATTATTGCACTGGTCGCACTCGCACTAGTCAGGGCCAAATTAGTGGCAGGAAGATACGTCGCAGTAAATCCAATACTTGTTAACGCAATACTCGCACTGACCGCAGTATTCAAATAGGCATTCGGTGTAGAGAAATAAAAAATCAAACTATAGCTTCCCGGAGTAGTAATCGTGACCGGCATTGTGACATAATTCCACGCACCAGTACTAGTCGTCAGTGTGTTACTGGTCGAATTATTCCCTAGAATCGCGGTCAAATTGATATAGGTAGGACTGGTAGACGAACCTGGTATCGTACAGAAATTCAGTGTATAGGAACCTGCCGCATTGAAGTATAGTCTTTGATACAAAATACAGTAGGGTGGGGTTTTATAGGTTCCATTGACCTGTAGAACAAAGGCTTGAGTCGTCGCAGGTGGCATTGACGCCGTAAAAAATGTATTCGAACCGTTGGCGACCGCAATCGCTACATTCGAATAACTAATTTGCCATCCGGGTATAGATACCCCGTAATTATAACCGGCAGAAGTAGAGAACCCGCTATTAATATAATACGCATAACTGTTTGTAGTTACTACGGGAGCACCAAAACTGGCATCTACAATTGGAAACGGGTTTCCAGGAGCTGTAGATACAACAATACTATTGGTACTAATATATACTCCCGAACCACTCGTTATTCCTAAGATGGTGCTGTTGCTGTTGATCGAAATACGTGTGGACGAGGTTGGAAACACGGTGGTGTTGAAGGTCGCGCCATAATTCGTAGAATAATAGAGTGTCGTGGTATTATTTTGAACATAGACATACTGACCAGTTGTGTCACATAATATTGTCTGATAATTCGATGAAGGCAGATAAATAATGGGCACAGACGTGAATGATGATCCGCCGTTGGTCGACGTATAACATAACCCTCCGTAAGTGCATATATAGACATATTGTCCATTGGCCGAAACCGCGATTCCTGAAACATTGGCCACTCCACCTGGGCTATACACAGTTGTACTATTGGTCAATAAATTATAAGCATAAGCGTTTCCAGTACTGGTTGATGTAAAATAAGCAATGTACCCAGAAAAATTAGAACTCAAATTACTAAGGTTTGCTGCGACAGTAACAATCGACGACCACGTCGTACCATAATTGATACTGTAATAGATACCGCCATTAGTATAATCTATAGCATAAACATTCGCACCACTCGTGGAACAGGCAACACCACTGATATTTGCACCAATGGTTACCAGAGTGAATGAGGCACCATAGTTGGAAGAGTAGTACAATTGTCCGACACTGCTACAACCCACAAACATAAACTGACCTGAATCACTAATCGCTGTGCTATAGACATTAGTGTTACTGACAACACTATTATAGGTAACACCATAGTTTGTAGAAACATAAATACCAGTCCCATTACACGCCGCACAAACATATTGACCGTAATAACTGAAAGCGACGGTACTTGCTCCCGTAGCAATCGTAATCAATGGGCCTGTATTCGTAAGTTGTCCCAAAGCATAGTTGCTTGCTCCAGAAGGGTTTGATGCAATACTTTTAAGAAGATAGCTGGTATTATTGGACATTCCAGTTATGTTGAAAAGATATCCGGTATTGGTATATTGATAGGAGCCCGCTGGTAAAAGTGATACTATATTTGAAACCGACAAACTAGCACCAATATTCACAATATTCACTAGAATAGAACTCGAAGTATCACTTATGACTTCGTAAATGGGAAACATTGGTGAGGTTAGTGTGGTAATTGTTAAATAAACTATTGATGTGCCGTAAGCATTGGTAGCAGTCAAATAGAGAATATATGTTGTGTTAGGAGCCAAATTGGTTGCAGTTATAGAGGTAGCCGGATAAGTAGCTGTCCCATAAACCGTGCTTCCGTAAAATAGAGAATAGGTTGAACCGGTAGTTACATTGGTCGGTTGATTGAAATTAACAATGGCTGAGGTAGAGCCTGGTGTGATCGAAGCAACTGTGGGTTGAGACGGAATACCGGTATTCGTGGTTACGAGCGAATAGTTTCCTCCGCCACCCAATGTAAAATAATAACCAGTGCCGTTATAAATATTTGTTGAGCTTCCGGGTAAATTAAACCATACCCAAATATCGTCTCCACCACCGTTTTCGGCAAACAATATTCTTATCGGATAATAGGTATTCGCACTTAACGATATAGTGCCACTTCTTGTTGCCATACCGTGTAATCCGGCGTTATTCACCACACTGTTAGCAGCGGTATAACCAGATAGGGCAGCGGGACCTATCCACAAATAACTCATATCGTCACTATTCGTATAAAACGTAAACGTACCCGAATTATTTCCCGTGAAAAAATACCCTAACCATAAAACAGTATAATAATCCGCAGCATTAGGGGGCTGATTCTGTTGGGTGGCCGTGCCAATGTTTGTAAAATCGACCGATCCTGACCCGGTAGAATTTTTTCCTGACATAGCCTGCAACGTAGCTGTATCTGTATAAGTAACCACGTCATTGGCATATCCAGCGTATCTCCACCATTTTAACCCGGCGGTATAAGGAATAACAGTTGTAAACGATACTGATGTGGATGCTGTCGAATAGTTCAACAAAGCATACGATACTACAGTAACTGTATAAGTTGTATTATTTGCTAATCCGTTTATTGTTATGGGACTAGTCGTCCCAGAACCTTGGGCTCCATCATTGGTCGTGGCAATATAACCTGTAATTGCTCCAGAAGCCGGTGTAAAGTTTATTGTTACACTAGAAGCTGTAACATTGGTCGCGGTAATATTTGTAGGTGGTAGAATGATTATATTACCGGTGTTCTTATTAAAAGCCGAACTAAAACTACCTAATGTTGTTAACATTCTCCAACCTATATAATTATCTTATTTATAAAAAAATCATTTTATACTATATATCCCATAATATCATTCAATGTCATTTAGTTCAAAAAATATATTATATTATGTTGTTGGTGCGGCTACAATCATCGTAGCCAGCTACCTTGTTACTAATTACAAAAAAACACTGGAACCTGACGACGAATATGATATCATTAAAAAATACTTGTTAAATGATTCACCACTTTACGGTTATAACCGTCCCAAACTCTGGATTCATACTAAATATGAAATCAATTCGAGAAAATGGAAAGATTTTTATTCTCGTAATACCTATGATTTAAACCAGCCCTACATCCACCTTACCATTAAAACCATTATTGATCATTGTGGGGATGATTTCAACATCTGCTTGATAGATGATGAAACATTTAGTAAATTGATACCTTCTTGGGATGTCGACTTGAAAACTGTTACTGAACCTATGAAATCCCATTTTCGCCAATTAGGAATGGCACAATTGCTCTACTTTTACGGCGGTATGATCGTGCCTAATTCATTTATCTGTACAAAGAATTTGAAATGCTTATACGATGAGGAAACTAGCGGTGACCGCCCTTTTGTGACCGAAGCCGTCAACCACACTATGAATGTTAGGGATCAAAAACGTCGTTTAATGTTTTTGCCCGATATGTACTTTATGGGGGCTAAGCGCAATGATCCCACCATTAAGGAACTTGTGGAATATTTAAAAGGTTTGAATCGCGACCCCCATTTTTCTAGTGAAGCCGATTTTGTTGGATTTGTACAAGAATGGCTCTTGGAGTCTGTGAATGCCGGAAATATGAATTTATTAGGCGGTGAAGTTGTCGGCGTTAAAACCGACGATCGCAAAACCATCTTGCTCGATAACTTGATGGAAGAGGATTTCTTGAAAATCAGCTCATCGAGTGTCGGGGTCTATATTCCGGGAGACGAAATACTCCGCCGAACAAAATTCCAGTGGTTCGCGGTATTGCCTTGTGAAGACCTTTTGAAGACGAATATGATTGTTACGAAATACCTCAAGGCTTCTATCGTCGATTCTACCGACGAATATTACCGTAAAAATCAGATACGTAGTGTGGCGTCGATCTAGAGAATCTTCTTAATCGTTTCACGCTGTTCATCGGTAATATTGTCAGGAAACAATACATCAAATTCCACGACCAAATTTCCTACCCCATTGTCCTTGACCATACCCAGCCCATTGATGACCTTTTTCGTATTCGGCTTTATCACATTATTACCAGTAGCATTGTTCATACAAATGCGTTTACCATTGAAATGGTCAAACTCAAAGTTGAAACCACATAAAGCGTCCTTCAACGATACCTTTTTATGCAAATAAAGATCCATACCCTTTCTAATAAATTCGCTGCTGTTCTGGATACGTATGGTCACACGCACATCCCCTCGCACCTGGTTGTTGATACTATTTCCCTGATCTTGCAATAAGAGCGCTTCACCGTCATCTACACCCTTGGGAAGATTGATTTGTAACGATCTGGTTTCATTGGATCGAACGTTATTGACAACATTCCAACAGTCGTATCTAAGAGGTACTGTGCATCCATGGTAGCTCTGTTCAATTGTGATATTTATGTCAACATTGATTGGTTCAGGCTTAGAGAAGGAATGGAACACCTGGGTCTGGATGTTGATACCGGGTCCACCTCCGCCGTGAAAAATCCTCACACCAGGCATCCCAGGCATCCCAGGCATCCC